GATTAGAACAGCTAAGGCAGCGTGTTCGTCACCAACGTAAGTAGCTGTACCAGATACAGTAGCTTGGTTGTATGTATACTCTGTAGATGCTAGAGTACGTAGAGATAACAAGATTTCTTGGTCGATCTCAGCAGTAATTTCTTGTGCTAGAGCGGCCATGATTTCTGCTTCAACGTCAATACCATGTTGGCTTTGAGCGTCTTGAGCCGCTTCAAATGTCCAACGTGCTTGCAACTTACGTGACTTAGCTTCAACAGCTTGACGCAAGATTTGTACGCTGATTTGCTTACCACCGTTACCTTCAAGAGCCGCTGTATTATTAGCAGTGTAGCTTGAAGAAGATGAGTCAGCTTGTGGTGTACGTGAATATGCCTGTGCAATTAAGAACGGGCTTAACGCTTCTTGACCAGCTGAAACAGAAGTTGCGGCTGCTGAAGTGTCAGTCAATGACTGAGCATAACGTACACGTAATGTGTGGATTTGACCAACTGGACCGGTCATTGGCTGAACGCCTACCAATTCGTTAGCGATAACGGTTGGCATAACACGACGGATAACTGGAAGAATCACACGGTTTAATGTAGCGATGTTACCAGCAGTTGTAGTACCAGCTGAAGATTCAGCCAATAATTGCTTTTTGGTGTTTTCTAAAATAACACCCATTGTTGAACGGCGAGTTCCTTTTAAGCCTTCTAACAGAGCTTCTTTGGTCTCGTCCCAACGGCTTTCTAAGAGTACTTTTGACATTTTATATTTCTCCTAAATCTATGTCTTTATTTTAAAGCCCTGCCAGACGTTTGATATCAATTACGTTATCACGTGCTTCGACTTCAACTTCTTTTTTGGCAGTTTTATTACCAGTTGCTTCTACGATACGTTCCTTGACAGCCTTTGCAGACTTATCAGCTCCGGTATTCAACACTGCTGGTAAATACTTATCGAAAGTGGCTTGCAACTTACTTGTTTGCACACTCTCTAGTAAGTTCTGCATTACAGCAGCCTTTTCTTCGTTTAGAGTAGACAATAGTTGACCCATTGCTTTCTCACGTTGAACAGACTCTTTAATAATGCGAACTTCACGTTCCTTACTTTCAACTAACTTTGCAGTTTGGTTTACTTGTTGTTTAGCTTCAGCTAGTTGAGATTCTTTCTCAGCTAACTTCGCTACTAATTTGCGAGTTTCAGATTTCTCATTTAAGTGAGTAACACTGAATTCACCTGCAAATGCTTCGAACAGACGACGGCCAAAATTGTTCTCACGAGCAACTTTAATGTCTTCTTTCAATTGGCCCATTTCACCCTTTAGATGAGATGTTACTACGGTGTTCAATCTCTTAGCACTTTCAGACACAAAACGTGCCTTCAATGTTTCTAATTGTTTACGACCTTCAGCAACTAACTTGACCTTAGCTTCAACAACTGCCTGCTTGTCTTGAGCGAACTCTTTGATTTCACGGGCTAAAGCATGAACAATAAATTGCTCTAACTTTTGTTGACTTTCTTTTTGAATCTTACGATCACTGCGTAGTTCTTTGATTTCTTCAGCTAGTTTAGTAACCATGAAATCATTGAATTTTGTTGCGGATTCACGTAATTTAGATTGTGCTTTCACACGGTCTTCGTTCATTGCTTGCTTTTCAGAGCGAAATTCTTCAATTTCTTCTGATAAGCTTTCTGTAACCATCTTATCAAGGGCTTCAACCATTACGACTCTATCGTGCTCGTAACGTTGTGCGAATTCTTCACGTAATTCAGCACGTACTTGTTCGCGGGCTTCGTTCAATTTTGTTTCCCAAGCTTCATTCAAAGCTTGACCAACGTCTTGATTGATTAATCCACTTTCAAGTAATGGTTTGATAGCATCAAACATGCTTATTCCCCTTTATTTGATTTTCAAGTCTTTGATGAGGCGCATTACTTCCTCTTTCAAATACTTTTCTACTTTTTTGTCACCCTGTGCGTCTTTAGCAATATCCAACATTCTATGACCATGACGCATATTCATCATACCTTCATAGATTGCTTTAGGATAAGCGTTTGGAGCGCTCGGTTGAGCGACAATATCCACAGTGACGATTTCAAAGTCACTGACATGGCCATTCATATCGTTCACGTTACCGCTACCACGACTAGATACGCCTAGTTTGACACCACTCTCCAACATAGTAGACACTAACTGTCCCATTGGAGTTGGTAAAATCTTTAATTTGCCGAAGCCATTAGCTCCGTCCATCCACATAGATGTAATCATATGTGAAACACGGTCTAAGTTAATTTTAAGATCATCAGGGTGATCTACTTCGCCTAAGACGCTGTAGCCACCAGTAATTTGGTCATTGAGAGTATTGACGGCAGATTCAATCTCGGAAACGGGGTAAACTCGCTCATTAGCGTTCTTTACCCCGCCCTGGATGAAAATACCCTTCATGTAAAGGGATTTTTCTTTGCCTTCACCTGACGATTCAACAACCATGCTAGCACGGTCAAACGTCAGATGTTCTTTGAGATACAAAGCCATTTCTCTCAGATTCCTTACTTAGCTAAAGGGCTCTTTGTGTTCACGCCACTAGCTTGTGATGTAGTTGGCTTAGGAGCTGACTCACCATCTTGCTTTGACTGACCAGGAGCGTTCTTGAAAGAACCTGCACCTTTAACTGATGTTTCGCCTTTTGCGTATGCATTGCTTGGGCCCTTTGGACTTGATGGAACTGATTCCGATTGTCCAGAGAACTTAACAGGCTTGCTGTCCATACCAGCTTGACCACTGTTTTGTAGACCTGGGCTCTTTGTTTGAGCACCATTGTCACCCATTTGACCATACTTGTTATATGTTGCGCCACCGATTTGCTTTAATTGAACTGCTTCCATCATAGCTTCTTCACCGGCTTCTTCACCAGCACCAAATTCTTCACCAGCGTCAAACTCATCAGCGCCTTCTTCATCGCCCATGTCTTCTTCGCCTTCGCCGCCCATGATGTCTTCAAACTCAGCCATCAACTGGTCTAGTTTGTCTTCTAAATCAACAACGCGGTCTTCTAGATTCTCACCTGCATCACCTTCAGCATCAGCTTCTAGGTCATGTGTGAAATCGTCACCAGCTTCTTCAGCTTCGTCATCGAATTCAATATCAGCTTCGTCATCTTCTGTCATGCCGCCAGCTTCTTCAGCATTGATCTCGTCTAGTAGATCACCTACTTGGCCGCCCATGCCTTCTTGCATTTCATCGTCCATCATTCCTTCATAGATTTCGCGGCTTTTTTCAACTACGATATCATGGAACAATGCACGAGCTTGTTCTTCATCCTCATTAATAATCAAATTAATAAGTTGTTCAAATTTTTTGTTATCCATTGTTTGTTTCTCCTAAGTAGAATGGCTTTGTAGAATTATTTAGTGCGTATCATGGAAAACAGCACAATAAGTGCTGTTTTTTTACGTTTTTGTTCAGAATATGTATTTTACCATTAAACCGTCGGTTGTTCAGCACCTGCGGCTGCGGCGGCTGCACCATATTGCTCATGGACTTTTTTCATATATTTTTGTTTTTCGTAATTGCGAACATCTAACATCTTACGTAATTTACGAATCTGCTTTAATGTTAGTTTTGTTTTACGAGATTCACGCCATTTAGGTTTGCTATTATCAGCTTCTAAATCCTGATAACCTTGTACAGCGGCGTCAAACATTTCAAATAATTTCATAGTATTATTTATCTTTTTACATACCGTTTCCAGCGGGAGCAGGTGTTCCGCCTGCCATGCCGCCAGTAGCCGCATCGCCTACTGGACCTGCAACACCACCTTCTAATCCAGCATCTTCTGGTGGAGGAGCTTCCATATCTGCCGCTGTTTGTTCGTCAGTTTCTAAATCACCAACTGATACACCCACACTACGCAAATCTGATCCTGCAGGATCATTATCAGATTCTTTGTTGTTTTCTTCACGCCACATTGTTTCGTTCTTACTAATTTCTTCTTCAGTTAAGCCTAAGAAACGTTCTAATGCAAAACGCTTAGAGATGTATGGGTACTGTTCGATTGCAGTGAATGAGCTAATACGTGCAGTATCTAATTCACTTTGACGATAAGCCGCAAAGTTCTGCGGTGGATTAAATGTTAATTGGAATAAACCACTATCAATATTAAAGCCTCTCCAACGTAAGAATAACTTGAATTCTTCGTCAAGCTTCATTGACAAATAGCTTTGTAAGCGTTCGCAGTATTGGTTGAAGCGGAACTCTTGAATCATTGCTGTACCAACACGTCCATCACTCAATGGAGTTGTGTTGTCATCTGGGCCTGTTGGAAGATAGCTACTTGGTACACGTAAACCACGTGCCAATCTATTATTAAAGTAGCGCAAGTCATCAATCTCGCCCAAGTTTTGACCACCGGGAAGGACTTCAACACTTGATCCTCTTCCGTCAGCAGTGACAGGGAAGAAATAATCTTCGTTCATTGATAATGGATTATATGACGCATCTACAACAGATGAGCCACCATAAACTGATGGGATTCTACGTTGGTGAATCTCGTTTTTAATACGTTCTACGAATGCCATAGCCATGTGACTTGGCATATTACCAACGTCAATCTTGAACATTCTACGTTCAGGAGCACGTTGTACACGATAGATAAGAACAGCGTCTTCAAGCAATTCTTTTTGCTTATAGACTTTGAAAATGTTTTCTAACACAGACTGTCCGAAAGGCCAAAAACGATCTAGACCTTCTGTTAGACTCAAGTGAACTACGTGTTTAGCGTCAATAGCTGATTCACTTTGACCCAATGTAAAACGTGATCCAGTTGTATTATAAGGCATTGCTGGTACAGTGTATCCACCACCAGAGCCACCTCCTCCTGTACCGCCTAAGCCAGTAGCAGGATTGGCTGCAAAGTCTGTGTTAGTCTTTTGAGCCGCTGTTAAATTCTGCAAGTTAATGTTAATATCTTTAATAACATATTGTTCTGGCTTCTTGCCTTCACTTTCATTAACGATAACTTTAATGACCTTAGTCATGTCAATCCAGTATAACTTAAAGTTTTCTGGATCACGAATAAACACTTGATCTCCAAATTTGATAGTGTTTCTGAAAATCTTGAATACACGTGTATCAAATTCGTTTAGTTTACACCATTGTTGTAACTGAGTTTTTAATAGTTCGACTTCATGCTGTGTTGGTTCTTCTTTGAACTCAAAAGCAAAAGGCGTCTTGTTATGTTCGTTTTTCTGAGTACTAAACTCAGAAATAATGTCTAGACATGCATTGATTTCAGCATCAACGTCCATCATTTCGTACTGGTTATATCTTTCAATACGGTTTGGGTGACCTGTATAGACTTCAGGAAGTCTAGAGCCATAGTTCTTATATCCAAATTGGTCATTATTCCAACCACCTGTCTCTGAGCCATTTTGCCCCGGACTGCCATTCCATGCTCCTGGGTTGCTATTGCCGCCTGAGATAGGACTGGAAATACCACTTTTGTTTAAAAAACGTTTTTTATATGTCATAGCTTAGTATTTAGCGTTAGGCTTTAGAATACTTTAATAATTGCTCTTGGGTGCTATGACTATCACTTAATTTGTCTATCATATCATCCATTTTTTCTTCCATCATTTCCATTAATTTAGCTAACATTTCAACAGTAGCACTGTCATCCATTTGTGTTGTAGTACTGTTTTGTTGATTGAAAACTGATGATAATTCTTGTTTTTCTACATTATCTTTGTCGCCAAAAACTTTAGACACGTCTGGAGCCGGTATAACCATTTCTCGACCATGAAGTTCTACGTCATATCCACTAGTAGGTCCGTCAAACAGTCCACCATTTTTAGCTTTTAACAGTGAGCCACCTTCTGATTGTGCCGCACTAAAGTGCATCGCATCTTTGCGTGACTTCCAGTTACCGCCCCATCCTAAACCCAATCCTGCAGCCACTGAGCTTATGTCCCCAGGCATATCTGTAACAAGCGTAGTACCTAATGGATTTGTGCTAGGGTTAATATCAATCGCACCACCATGTGCGTGAACACTCTTTACACCTGGTTTGCCACGAACGTCACGGTCAACAAAGCCACCCAAACTATTAATTTCATATCCCGATTTATCCAAATAATCAATCAGTCCCTGAAATGCAGGGGCGAACTTTTCATTTACTGATGTTGACTTACCCGACTTAGATGAAATTCTAGTAAGTTTAGGTGCACTACCCGGGCCAGCGCCACTCGACTCTGCCGCATGTCCGCCTGCAGGTCCGCCTGCATTAGAATCTCTAGGTGCAGAAGATCCTCCTTCTTTATTTCCGCCGGCTCCAGTTCCACCAGTGCCTCCAGGTGCGCCACCTGTACTACCACCTGCAGGAGAAGCTCCGGGGCCGGCTGCGCTACCGCTACTTAGTCTAGCATAAATTTGTTCTAGACGTTTTGCTTTATCTTCTGCTGATCCAGGTTGATCTTTAACAGTAGCAATATTCGATAAGTCATTGATAGCTTGTGTCAAATCTTCCATTGCTTTCTTATTTGACAAATAAGTTTTGTTTAATGTGTCAGTTGATTTTGTAGAATCTTTTCTAGCGTCCACTTCTTTATCAGACATTGCTTTTCTAGCTTCAGTTTCTTTTTCAACCATCGCTTTCTTTTCAGAAGGCGTTCCGGTTTCTTTCAATGCTTCACCGGTTACTTTACCAACTTTCTCACCAACAACTTCTCCGCCTTTGCTACCCAACCAACCACCAACTGCGGCTCCTAGCAAACCACCGATCGCTGTACCAATAACAGGTACAACAGAACCCATAGCGGCTCCTGCGGCTGCTCCGGCCCATGCTCCAGCGGCTCCACCTGCTGCCTGTCCTACTCCTGATCCAACTGCTTCAGATTTCTTAACAGTGCCTTCTGCTTTTGTTAATTCTCCTGATTTAACTTTTTCATCTACTTCTTTAGAACCTTGATATGCACTGTGTAATCCCATACCAACTGATACTACTGCCGCGGCCGGGCCTGCTACTCTACCTAATGCAGATGCACCTTTAGCTAATGACCCTGCCATGCCTGCGCCTTTGGTTGCTGTAGCGCCTGCCTTGATAAATCTACCATCGGGGCCTCGGGGTTTTGGTGCTTTACCACCTTTACCTTTGCCTTTATCACCACCTAACAAGTCACCAACTTTACCCATTGCCGCTTTGCCTGCCATAGCAGTCAATGCTAATGCGGCTATGCCGGCTGCTGTAGCTAATGCTGTTGCGGCAATAGTAGTAGCATCAAATCCTTTTAGTAACGGGTTCATAGATGCAATAAGTTCATCTACTTTTAATTTGGCCGCACGTTCTGCTTCAGTTAAATTGTTTCTAGCAATTTGTGCAGGATCTTCTGCCGCGGCCCCTTTACCTTTCTTATTGTCTTCAACTGCTTGTCTACCACCAGCGGCAATTTCAGCTTGTGATTTGTCATTAGTTGAACGCTTAGTAACTCCGGCGACAGTTTCACCTGACAATCCAGTTGCTTTACGCAAATCTTCTGAGAATGCAAGTGCTGTACGATTGTTTTCCAACATCGTCTTAGCTTTCTTGTCATACTCGTCAATAAACTCGCCTTGCTTATATTGACCTTTCTTGGCTGAATCAATCTGCTTCTGTACATCTACACCCAAGACAGCCATGTTAGCTGATTCTTTAGTGATGGCACCAGTCAAGTATTGCATCTGAACTGCGGCTGTCTTAGCCGGGTCACCTAGTGCACCAACGTCATCAATAAGTTTGTTAGCGGCTGCTCGTTCAGCATCAATACGTTTAACTTTATCAGTGTCTCCGGCAGCTTCGGCGGCTTTGCGATCCATTGCCCACTTGTTTTCCATCAACTTCCACTCATATGTGGCTCTGTTGACTTCTTGCTGTTTCTTCATTTCCTCAACGTTCTTACCTGACATTTCGGCAAGAACAACGAGGTTCTCAGCATAAGCTAATGACTGTTTACGTAATGATTCACCTGTCTTTTCTGATTTAGATAGGCCAGCACCTGACTTCTCTAACAATGAAACATAGTCGGCTTGTGCTTTAATTCTAGCTTCATCGTCAAAACCCAAACGTTGAAACGCCATACGCTGTTCTTTTGTAACAGCGGTCATTTCAGTAAATGCTTTTACACCATCAGATGAACTGTTACCTAATACAGTTAATCCACCACTCAAGCTCGTCATTGGCTTGATTAGTTTGTCCATTTGATCTGATGCTAGACCGGCTTTTGCGCCCATCTGTCTAACTTGTTCAGCAGTGAACTTGTTAGCGGCACCTGTTTGACTAATCTTATCTGTGGCTTTTAGTAAGTCATCAGCTTGTTTGGTTGCCATTTCGCCAACCATAGTAAAGCCTTTGATGACACCACCTAAGATAGTACCCAGTATACCAAAGTTTTTACCTAAACTAAGGGCCGCATCACCTGCATTCTTCAGTGTATTATTGTATTTTTCAAAACCCTCTTTACCAGATAAGGCTGCACCAGCCATTGATGTGAGTGCAGTTTGTGTAGAAGACAATGCTTTAGAGAAATTAGCCATAGCATCGGCATGTTTTCTAGCCATTTCTGCATTGATCTTTTCAGCTTCTGTTGTTTCGTCTAGGCCTTTTTGAAAACTCTTAAGCGATTTTGCGGCTTCAGTAGCAGATATAGTCGAGTCTTTCATAGACTTGCCTGTACCTGTCATATTGCCCATCATAGCCAACATGGCTGCGGCCATCTGCTCGTTTCGCTCAGCCATTTGACGCATTGAATCGTCTAGTTTGCGAACCGTTTCGTTCAGATTGTCCATATTTTCATTATTTTCAGCCATGTATTTTACCCACTAAATATGTTTTATAATGTATTTAGTATTGGGCTAACTACGACTTTTTAACACAAGGACACTAAATGGCAATTTCAAACAATCCCTTAAAACAGTATTTCCGCAGACCTGCAATCTATCTTAAACTACCTAGTGGTGGCGAGGGATATCCTATGGGAACAATCAACATGCCGGATACAGGTGACTTACCCGTATATCCTATGACTGCAATTGACGAGATTACTGCTAGAACACCTGACGCATTGTTTAATGGAACAGCTATGGCTGAGTTAATTAAAAGCTGTATTCCTGATATCCGAGATCCATGGGCGATCAATAGCAACGACTTTGACGCTATCTTAGTTGCTATCAAAGCGGCTGCAAATGGAAATAGCATGGATATCACATCAATCTGCCCATCGTGTACAGAAGTTGCTGACTATGGCGTAAATCTTGCCGGCTTATTAACTTCTATGCAAGCAAGTGACTATAGCAAACCGTTAATGATTAATGAATTAGAAATCATGTTCAGACCATTGACTTATAAAGAAATGAACCAAGCGGCTATTGGTCAGTTTGAAGCTCAGAGAGTGTTTGACCAGTTAGAGAACGAAACTAGTGAAGAAGAAAGAAACAGAAAGACACAGGAAGCAGTGAAACACATCACTGAACTCACTATGAAAATTCTGTCACAGACTATTAAATCAATAAAAACACCCACTGCAGTGGTTACAGAGTATGAATATTTGTTGGATTTCTTAACTCATTGTGATAAAAATATGTATATTGCTATACGTGATTACAATGCAAACCTAAGAGAAACTACACAAATTAAGCCATTAAAATTAAAGTGTATTCATTGTCAACATGAATATGAGCAAACTTTCACACTGAATACATCCGATTTTTTCGCATGAAGCTTCTACGCCTTGACCCTCAGGGCGTACAGAAGCTACTAGATGACATGGAAAAAGAGTGCATTGATATAAAGAAAAATGCACTCAGTCTAGCGTGGTACATGAGGGGAGGGATATCCTATGAGGATGCACTTAACATGTCCATAGATGAACGAATCCATATCAATGAGTTGATTGAGAGTAACTTGGAAATTACTAAGAAATCACAGCTACCATTCTTCTAATCAAACCCGTAACTATTCATTTATTAGTTTACGGGTTTTTCTTTTGTTCTTTAAAGATGAACTTCGTTCATCTACTCATTCGTACTTCGTACTCATTCGTAATTTCTTACGGTTAATCAGATTAACTTCATACGGGATATGATTGCCGCTTAGAAGCCATGGTAGTGCTATTAAGCACTACCAATGGTTAAGGGAATTTGCCATGCCCGTCATCCTTTGTTATCTTTTCCCCGTCTCGTCGCCTATTTAATGACACGATACGCTACCGGTTACACTGTAAAGTTTATGGGACTGTAGTGAAGCTGTCAAGTTTTAATGTTGATTCTTCTGTAACGCACATTCTATATCGCAAAGATAAAGTAGATATAGACTTGTTGGAGGTTCGCTTTTCCGATTGCCTCCTCGGTATTCCATAGTTATCGCTAACTATGCTTACTCCAGATCCGTCAGCACAGCACTATCTGTACAAACTCAAGGAGGTCCTGCAGCCAGGACAACGAATTGTTATTTTAAATTAATTGATTTGTGGGATTAATATTGGGGTTGTTGTAATTGTATAAGTTGACATGGTGTCTGTTGGGCCCGAATATAGTTTGAGAAGGTCTCTGTTGTGTTTAAAAAAATCATCAAACTCAATGATTAGCCAATCACCGAATTTACTAGAAGAATAATACATAAAATTATCAGTCTTCCATGTAGCACCGCATTGCACAGCGACATAACGACCCTTACGGTTAAACTTCATGAACAACAAGTTGACATCACCTTCTTCGGCAACGTCTAATAATTGTCCAATCCAAGTATTTAACTGTTTACACTCACCTGTAAGTACTAAGTGAAAAGGAAAGTCAGCATAGAATTTGCATTCAATGTTCATTTTACTGAAACTTTGACCAGGAACAATATCACCCTTAAAAGAGCGAATCTGTCCCTCATGCAAGAATTCTGTACGTGACTGATTCTTTCCACCCACATAAGCACCGGATCCGGGCGCACGAATGAAACTCTCTCCGTAAATATCAGAGAGAAACTTAGCGACTTCTCGCTCAAAACCGGAACCTTTTTGTTTTTGTGGACTTGGCATAGTAATACTTATCGTCTATCGCAGAGTCTAAAATTATTCTATTTCAGTGCTAGTAGCGTAGCTTGTAAAGCCGTTCTCTTTGATAACCTTCAGTACGTTAGGTACACGTCCTGCAAGTTCTTCACGGTGTGACACTAGCCAAATAGATTTGTGTCTACGACGGCTCATGTCTTTAAGAATTGCTAAACTGTTCTCAACACCCATCGTGTCAAGACCACTGTCAATCAATTCATCAATGAATAGTGTGTTGACTGGAGCATATAAGTTCTCCCATACATCACGGAAAGCAAACGATAGACCAAGAATCAAACGATTACGTTCACCACGACTCAAGTTATCAAAGTCAAGCTCACGACCTAACTCAGTGATTTCAACTGTCAAGTCGTTCTTAAACACAACATTATGTGGTAGACCAATCTTATCTAAGTAATGTGTTAGTCGTGCGTTTAGATAACTCAAGTTCTGGTCAATGATCTTCTTACGAACAAAACTGTCTTTACTAGTCAACAAGTCTAGTAAGAACTTCTGATGTTCCATAGCTTTAGTAATGTTATTAATCGTATCAAATTTTATTTCTTGTAGAGCTTGTGCTTCCATTTCTGAAATTTGTTCTTGATACGGATCAGTTTCCTGCGCTTTGTTCTCAATTTGTGATAGCAAACTTGATACCTTCGTTCTATGCTCAACTGCTTGGGCTTCGGTATCATAATGAGTAGATGGCTTACTGCCCAAAGTGACGCTAGGCGTGTCAAAAAGTTGTTCACTAAAGGGGTTATTCTCGCTGGATTTCTCGTTAATCTGCTTTTTGATGTTATCAATTTCCGTTGACTGGCGAACTGCTTCTGCTTCTGTTTTGTAATGTGTGACAGGTTTATCTCCTACAACAATAGGATTTGCAACTAGCTCATCAAGTTGGAACTTCACATCGTCTAAATGACTCTTGCTAGTATTCCACAACTCAATCTTACTATTCAATACGCTAGTATGTTGGTCATCATGAAAGTCTTGACCACAGGCATAACACTTGTGTTCTTTAAGAGTTTCGATTTCTTGTGTTAGCTTATCGTAGTTCTTACTTTCTTTAGTAATTTCTTTACGTAAACTTTCAATTTTTGAATCATATGCTGTCTTTAACTGCACTTGATTATTATAAGTAACTACATCAGCATGTGCTTGCAATTCTGCAACAAAGTCAATGTGACTGAGTTCATCCATCTTGACTTTAAGAGCGGCAATATCTTTGTCTTGCTTTTGCATCCAAGATGTTTGTCTAGCAATCAGTGCATCGTATGCTTCTTGCTGTTGTTTCTGTGCATTCCAAACAACCAAGTCCTTATGTGCTTGAAGTTCAGAATCAATATCAATTTTGCTTAACTCATCATATTCTATGGCTAAGGTAGATAAATCTTCATCATGCTTTCGTTGCCATAACGTTTGGCGTCGTTTAACGCTGTCAATCTGTTCTTTGACCCTCTTGTTAGCTTCTTCAACTGCTTTGATTCTAAATTCTTCTTGTTGAATATCATCTTTGGCTTGTTTTATCAGTTCTTTAACTGCGTCGGCTTTTTCACTTAGTAAAGTGATGCCCAATAGTTGTTCAATGATATCTTTTTGATCGTTGTTCTTTAACGCAAGAAATGGTTCACTGTAAGTGTTCAGTACAACGATGTGTTTGAACATCTCAGGGGACATATTCAACACACGTTCGATAGCCGCTTGTGTTTCTTTGTTCTCACCTTGCTGATCTTCCGAAGCCTTTTGTTGAACATCATTTACGTAAAACTTTAGAACGTTTGGCTTACGACCACGTTCAATCTTATAGTCAGTGCCGTTCACGTTAAACTCTAACGTGACCATCATGCCCTTGCCATTTGTACGATTAACTAAATTATCTTTACGAATATTGTTAATGGGCTGACCAAACAGTGCGTATGCTAGACCTTGAATCAACGTAGTCTTACCCGTACCGTTTCTAGCACCGTCACCACCTAAGTCTAAGTTCTCACCTAGGATAAGTGTAATATCTTTCTTATCAAAGTCAACCGCTTGTGTCACGTTGCCGATAGATAGGAAGTTTCGTAATGTAATGTTTTTAATGGTTATCATTTATTTTAATTTTCTAAAAAAACTGTCTTTGGCTAGTTGTTCTGCCTTTGTTGTTTTTTCTATAATACTTTCTACTTTTAGTTTGACTCTAATCAATCTACGTTGTTCTCTTAAACTACCGATATAAGAATGATTTTTAGACAACTCAGCTAATGCAATACCCAAATGTTTATTAACCTTAGTGAGTGATTCTAAATCTCTAACCTCTTTTGGCTTCATTATTATATCTTACCGCATTCAAGTGCATAGCTCAATGAACCTATCCAAGATTCTACTTCATCGTAGTTTGTAAAAACTTGTTTTTTGTAATCCGGTAGCTTTTCTGTATAATCTTCAATCTTTAAATTATACAGATTTAGTTCAGGTATATCAATAGGATCGGTCATGTCTTCGTAGTATATAGTATAGTTGTCATATTCAAGTGCATATCTGTTCCATAGTATAGACTCTGCATGTTTGCTCTTTAGAAATTCAAGAACACTTGCGAACGGTACAGTTATTGTTTTTAACGTAAATTCATTAAAAGATTCTATATCTGGTGTAGGCACATGCTTCTCAATGTTTCTAAACTGTGTACCTATCTCTGTAATGGCTAACTCGCTCAAAAACTGTCCTACCCTATCTTTACGAACACATCTGAAAATGAAAGGATTGTTATACAGATGTAAGTCTGCTAATCTAAAAAATTGATGAGTGTTTAAGAAAAAATGGTTGCTAGGTTTATCATTCCATAGTACCTGAGCATCTTTAATATGATACTCGTTGTCATCAATAAACAAAAATTCTTTGTCTAAAGCTTTTGCTAAAGATTTAGTTACGTTAGTACTACCAGAGCGAGGCTCTCTAAACATCCAAGTATCTCTGGTACTCATCATAAGTTATTATAGATATCCAAAAGAATCTTCTTATCAAAGTTTTTGCTTTCAATAGCATTGATTTGGTCAATAACAATTTGGTCAACTGACTCAAACTTCAAGCCGTCGCTGTTCTGACCTTGTTCAATGCCCTCACTCTTGATAGGAATTAATGTCATTTCACGTAATTTGTGTTCTGGGATTAATGTTTCACGCAAGAAGTTAGCTTCTTCATATGAAATATCAATGTCAAGATGTACCCTAACATGACTGTCAATAAGTAGATAACCCTCAGGATTCTCTAAAATTTCACTCAGTTTATGTACACGATAAATTGGTTGACGAGGCCATGACTTAAACTCGGGCTCACTGCCCCACTCTAGTATCATCATGCCACGTGCATCATCACCTGCATCAGCATAGTTATGTGGGAACGCATTGCCTACGTACCAAATGTTCTTTCTACTTTGACGTTTGTGAAAATGCCCACTAAACACTTTCTCAAAACCAGTCATGTGTTCTTCACTGATTTCACCGTGATCGGGCATCTCTACCATAGCGTTCATGTAGAAGCGAGGCAACTCAAGATGCCCGAACAAGTATTTGCCCTTCATCTTTTGAAGTTTCTTGTAGTCTTCTGCGACTAACCAAGGGGCGATGACGACCTCGCCTTCTTGAAAAAAATCATTAATAATTTTAACATTCGGGAGATGCTTCCCCCATTCCACACTATGTATATCGCGGCGGTCACGATAGTACAAATCGTGATTGCCAGGGATAAAGTAGACAGTATCAAATGAAGCACTTAATTTCTCCAATGCTTGTAGACCAAATTGTAGGGTGTGAATGTTGATACTTGCTCGGTGATGATTCCAATCGCCTAAGAAGAAACAAGTTTCACACCCTTCTTTCTTTGCAGTTTCAATAAACCAATCTACGAAATTGGCACAGTCTTGATTGTGTTGTAAGCTGTTAGACTTTAATCCAAAGTGAATATCAGTGAATACAGCGGCTTTTTTAAAAAGATTACTCATAAAGTGATTATAAAGGAATAGGGGTTGCAATGCAACCCCCTTGGTTAAATTGATTATTCTTCGTAAGTCATAGATGCACCTGCACCCATACCTTGACGACTCCAACTTGGATTCAATCCGTTTAGTTCTAAGATATCATCACGAATATTTTGATTACGTTTTTCAGTATTTAATACACGACAGAAGCTGTTAGTGATAGCGGCAGTGTAATAAGCGAATGGGTTTGCCGATTTAGCTTCATTGAATCGTAAACCAACGTATGTTAGTTGTAAAATTGCTGAATTACGCATCTCGTCATTGTATGTGTACCCACGCCAATTGTATTTCATTGCATATTTTTCGCACATCATAATGTACATACGGGCTAATTTGTTAGTGACTTGTCCGTGATCTTTATTGAATGTTCCGGTCTCTAAATCACCATCCCAATGACTTTTCCCGACACAATAAAATGTGTTGTTTTCGTCAATTTTATAATGTTGGAATGGTGGAAAGTTAACTTTGACATGAACCATATCGTCAACTTCACCCTTAGTTGTGTTGTCTTCTAAGTCTGCAAAGATGGCATCTGGGTCTTCTTCTTCAAACTCAAAGATATCTTTTGCTGTCTTTTTCTTAACTGTCTTACGTGGTTGTTTTGGTGCGACCGGAACATGATCCCAAGTCATTACACGAAAAATTAAATCAGTGAGTGGAATAGATAATGGGTCAGTTGTCCCTTTAGTTAATCCTTGTTCCAAATCCATTCTAAGTGCTTGTGCTTCACGTGCTTGCTGTATAGATTCTGGTTTGAATGCATAATCAAGACTTTCCTCTATCGGTGATTGAGGCATATCTACAATGAAGTCGTAGCGATGATATTCTGGTTTTGTGAAGTAACAGTATGTAGTTTTGCTTTCGTGAATTTCTTTTAAAATGTCTTTATTGTTCAAATAGTTGACAGGTTTCTTCGGTGTTGGTAGTAGGGACATGATTCTCCGTTATTATGTTGTAGTAATTGTAGCACGACTGTTGCAGAATAGCAACTATTTTGTGAAAGAAAGGGTAAAAACAGCACTTTTATTTAGCGATAAATATAAGTAAGGATAACAAGATATTATGCCAACCGGATCATCAACATCAACTCAGTGGACACAAGCCGCGGCTGCCGCTGAAAACTCTGCCCTAGAAGCAGATAAAGCCGCATTTAATGCTGAACAAGCGGTGTTAGACGCTAAAGCAAATGTATATAAAGCCCAGTTAGCAATCGAAACAGCCACATCACAGGGCAACCCAACAGCTATAGCGACTGCAAAGCAACAATTAGCTTCGGCTCAAAACTTAGTAACGACTTCACAGGCTACTGCTACTCAAATTAGACAACAAGCAGATAATGCTAGCGCCGCATATGAAGCGGCCCTAGCAAAAGCACAAGCTAACGCCTCAAGCCCTCAATCTGAAGTAACACCTCCTCCAGCGGCTGCAACACCTGGAAATCCAACATCATATCAATATGTACCTTCAACAGTTACACCAGTAACATCACCTGCACCTGATACATTTTCTGCATCGTCTGTTACTACTAGTACATATACCAATACAACTACCACAGTAGTAGAAAATACTACAGGTGGCGGGTCAGTCACTACTGTCTCTGTCCCTGCAATATCTACACCTAAAAGTACAGCACTAGACGCACAAGCCGAAGCGGCACAGAAGCAAGCGGACTTGTTAAGTTTAAATCCAAACACCTCATTCGGTCAACGTGCATTAGATAGAAAATTAGCAGAAGGCACTATTACTCAAGAACAATATAATTATGTTAAAGGATTGAGTAATGAAGAACGAGTTGCTGCCAGAATTGCAGAGTCAGACAAAGCGATGGAACTACGTTCTCAAGCAAGTGCAGCCGAATATCAGCCTCCTCCATCTGTAACTGTAGTACCAAATCAAAATACAACTGATGTTTCTGTAACAAATATCAAAACAAGTTCAGTTTCACAGGCAACTACAATTAACGGAAATGCAACAGGATATAACGTAACTACAGAAACAATTGACGGTGTTCAGTATCAAGTAACTAAAGATGCCAATGGTGCAACAATTTCGTATACTGCACCTGATGGCACTTCAATAAACTTAGGAACACCTGTGTATTCTACAAGTTCACAACCTGTACCAAATACACCATCGACAGGAACACCATATGATGATAACGGTAACTTAAATCCAGGATGGGGTATCGGTGACAACGGAGACCCTGTTTGGGTTGAAGCAGGATACGTAGATGCAACTGGTGAAGTTATAGGTAAACAACAAACAGTACCAAATACACCTTCGACAGGTACACCGTATGACGACAATGGCAATTTAAACCCCGGTTGGGGTATTAACGAGAATGGAGATCCTGTATGGGTTGAAGCCGGATACATAGATTCAACCGGCGAAGTTATAGGTAAACAACAAACAGTACCGAATACGCCGTCTACAGGAACACCATATGATGATGAAGGTAATTTAAACCCTGGTTGGGGTCTTAACGAGAATGGAGACCCTGTTTGGGTTGAAGCAGGATACATAGATGCAACTGGTGAAGTTATAGGTAAACAAAAAACAATTCCGACTGGTAGTATACAAGGTCCTCCGTATGACGATGAGGGCAACTTAATGCCCGGATGGTCGTTAGATGAAAATAATAACCCTGTATGGGTTGGTAATAATGCTGACGGTAGTATATTTGTTGAACCAGCGACACAAGCAAGTGCAGATGCATCAAGAGCAGCCGCAAAAGGCTTGACAGCAAAAAAACTTGATACTAATTCTCAAGCTACACAACAAGACGTTTCTAACTTTAAGCAAAAAGAAGACTGGAGAGTACGATTAAGTTTAGCTCCGAGTGCAGATTATTTGTACAAAGTACCAAAAGGGTCTGCGGGTATATTAGAGCCTTTACAAGCAACTGATGGGGTTATCTTCCCATATACTCCTCAAATACAAGTAAATTATCAGGCTAACTACGACCCTACAGATTTAACACACAGTAACTATAAGATTTTTCAATATCGAAATAGTGGCGTAGATTCTGTTTCTATCACTTGTGACTTTACTGCACAGGATACATATGAAGCAAATTATCTGCTAGCAGTTATTCATTTCTTCAGAAGCGTTACTAAGATGTTTTATGGTCAAGATCAAAATCCAAAACCAGGCACACCCCCACCATTGTGTTACCTTTCTGGTTTGGGTGCATTCCAATTTGATGCACACCCATTAGCAATTACAAGTTTTAATTATAGCCTACCATCTGATGTGGACTATATACGTGCGGGTGCAGTAACTGCGGGAGCCGGCGTAAATAGATCACCTTCAAACACAGTGAACAATTCACAAAATATATCATCTACTAGACTTGGCCCAGGCATCGGCGCCGGCGGCACAGGTACAGGTCCGATATTTACTACACCACCAGGAACAGTAGATCCTACATATGTACCTACAAAGATTCAATTGTCAATTGGTGCAATACCTATTATAACTCGTAATGATATTAGTAATAAATTTAGTCTCAAAGAATATGCAACAGGTGCCCTATTACGTGGCACAAGACGCCAAGGCGGAGGAATTTGGTAATGGCAAATAACAGTTTATACCCGGCAACAAGCCCATATTATAATACAGATGTGGTTGGTGGTAAGTTCTTAGATATAATGAACTATCGTCCTATCCCTATGTTACCTTCTGACATTTATTATGAAATCAAATCAGTGTACGAATACAGACCTGATATGTTAGCGTATGACTTATACGGAAATAGTAAATTGTGGTGGGTATTTGCAGAACGAAATCCCAATAGATTAAAAGATCCTTACTTTGACTTTGTTACCGGTTTGGGAATATATATTCCTAAAGCAGAAATGTTAAATCAAGTTCTAGGCCTATAAATGACAACACAAGCAGACATACAATTAGCAATTGATACTTATCAAGCACTAGTAGATGAGGCAACCCCCAGAGTTGAGGAGTTTAAAGCTAGAGCACAAGCTATTCTAGATAACCCCACTGATCCAGAGGCAGAGTCTAAATTAGCCGCAATGACGGCGGAGTATAAAGAACTTCAAAGCTTGGTTAACCCTACTTCAACATTGAATAATACTGCATTGGTTAATGCATTCAATGATGCATCCTCAGAAGATAGGGTAGCCACTCGTGCCGCTGTTACAGCAGTGCAAAATAATTGGAAAGCCACGGTAAATATAGCGATAGCTTATAAAGCTATAAAGAAACAAGCTGAAGAAGCAGTTGCTTCTGCAAAAAATCCTGAAAAAGATACAAACCCGGCGCCAGTCGATCCGGGAGCACCGGGAAGTACAAACACCGATCAACAAAATAAAGCATATGTTAAATCTGGTTCAGCAGATGATGACTCAGGTAATATTCAGCGATTTGATGATGGGTCAAGCATACAGACATTTGACGATGGATCTACCTTAGTCACTGATAGTGATGGTAATATTACATCTACACCTGCTGTAAATTCAGGTACTACTGTCGCAGGTAAGTCTAGCACACCAGCCGCAAAAGCTAGTAAGCCTAAACCAGGAAGACGATTACAGAACCCTTTGGGTGAATTTTCTAGCTACACTTACCAGTTAACTTTGTACATGATTACGCCAGATGCGTATGATGCTTTCATTGCTTCAGGTAGAAAAACGATTGATGTATTAACGGGTGAGAATGCAACTGGTGAATCAGGTGGAGCATACATTATTGCTCAAAGTGGTGGTGTAAACAATACTGCAAGTAAACGAGCACCCGGATTTGAATTAGATTATTACATTGATGATTTAAAAATAACATCAAACACAAACGGTAAAGAAACACAAACTGCATCAAACGTTAGTGAGATGAGTTTTAACATATATGAACCATACGGTTTTTCTTTTATCTCTAAATTAAAATTTGCAGGTGAAGCACTACAGAAAAAGAGTAAAACTAAAAACTTCGAGGGATTACAAAACCCATCTAAACAGTTCTTTATCTTAGGAGTACGATTTCAAGGATATGACAAGAACGGTAAAATTGTTAACGGATCAGAAAAATTTGGTGGCAATGGCGATGTATTAGATCCTAATGCAGGTAAGAACGGTGGAGTTTTCCAAACGTTCTATGACATAATGTTAACAGGTATTAAGTTCAAGATTGATGGTAGAGCTACTACTTACAGTATCACTGCGGCATCATTACCACCTGCAACAGCAATGGGTATCAAGCGCAGTAGAATTGATAAAGGTGCTACTATTGTTGCCAACACTGTTAGAGAAGCAATTGATGGTGAAGGTGAAGGTGTTGAAGGTTTGTTAACTAAGATGAACAAGACACAAGAAGATTATAAGAAGAATGGTTCTATTGAAATCCCAAACGTGTACAAAGTGCGATTCATTGGCAACAAAGAAGAACTTGGTTTTAAAGAATTAGAAACAGCAAGTATCGTCAGTAAAGCTGACTTAGATAAGTCTAAGTGGCGAATGAGTAACATTAAAAATAAAACTGGCGTTAATGATAGTACTTCAGCGGCAGTTAAACCTGATAGTACTAAGCGTCAAGTAGTGTTTCCAAGCGACACTCCAATATTACAGGCTATCAGTCAAATTATTGCACAGAGTTCATTCTTGGAAGAAGCAATGAAGGTTGTATATACTGATAATCTTGAACCAGAATCCGGTTCTAACTCAGACGATGAAATAAAACCTGGCACTGAAAAAACTATTCGTTGGTATAATTTAAGTTCTGAAGTAAGATGTTTGGGTTGGGATAACAAAGTAGGTGACTTTGCATTTGAAATAACTTATGTTATCCAACCGTATGATACTCCTGTAGTAATGAGCGCATATACTAATGCGGCGGCAAAATATTACGGCCCGCACAAACGATATGAATATTGGTATACTGGTAAAAACTCAGAAATTCTTAACTACGAACAAACACTTAACAACGCATATTTCAACGTAGCACTAGCTCCGTCGGGCGATGGTGCATCACAAGGTGGTGCAACTGATACAGCAACAGCACCCGGTAAGAGACAAAATCAATCAAGAGTTGGTAAACTAGATGTTGGTATGGAAGCACAAAACTCATACATGACTAGCTTATTTGATCCAGGATCATATGCAGAAGCTAGAGTGACTATTATGGGCGACCCTGACTTCTTAGTACAAGAATCACCCGGTAGCGTTAATGATGTATACAATCAATTTTATGGTACTGATGGGTATCGTATCAATGCCAATGGTGGACAAGTTTTCATTGAGATTAATTTTAAAGAAGCACAAGACTATAGTAACACAACTGGTTTGTTAAGTATAAACGAGTCAATCTTATTTTGGAAATATCCTAGTGCAATCCTTAAAGATATTGCGTCACGTGGCGGCGGAATAAGCTACATGGTTATTAAAGTTGTTAGTACATTTAAAGGTGGTAAGTTCACGCAAGATTTAAGTTGTAGTGTTAACACATTTGGTGGTGAATCTGATGAAGTTGCGGCAGATACTGCGGGCGGCAGAGAACCAGCAACACAAGCTTCAGTGCGAGCAGTAGATAATGCAATTGATGCACAGTCAGCAACTAACGCTTCTGGTTCAACTAATGCGGGCAACGGTTTAGTACCAAACCCAACTACAACTGATGCAAAAGTTAACGGAGCAAGTACGACAACTGATTCATCAGGAATGTCTCCTGAAGCATCCACTAGTTCACAGGTTACAAGCCCTACAGGCGGCTCATCTGCTACGAATGGAATAGCACCTGTCGCAACAAACGTTAGCGGAGTGAGTGGAACTGCAGAGGGTACAGGTGCTGAGGGAGCAAAATGGACCTCTATATATAATCAATATCTGAGAACAGGAAATAAGAATGCATTTGTTATCATAGATACTCCTGCAGGAAATACCACAGTCGATGGTACCCCAGCTGAAGTTATAGCAAAACTAAATGCATCTATACAAAAATATGCCGCTTATCCAAATTTTGTTGCATTGTATACTGCGGCACGTGATGCAGTAATACAACAAGAACAAACATATACAGTTGAGTTTAATAAACTGTTAACTGCTTCAGGGAAAACCGGAGGCGGTTCTGCTAATAAGGCAGTTGTTGACGATGATGCAGGTTAATAATAAACCTTTAAGGTAAAGAGAACATGGCAGAAGACTATTTTAAGCCGAGAGGCAGAACTAAAGCAAGTGAACCAGATGCAGGTGGCGCAGTAACACGTGAAGTACCGGTATTTGGTATTGTGAAAGACAATATTGATCCTACACGATCAGGTAGATTACGTGTGTATATATCTGACTTGGGTGGTGATGATCCTGATGATTCAGATAGCTGGTCAACTGTATCATATATGACTCCGTTTTATGGTCGCACTGAACCTTCAGGTGGCGATACTGGTTACGGAGAGTTTACTACTAACCCTAGTTCATATGGTATGTGGTCTAGTCCACCTGATATTGGTAGTAAAGTTATTTGTTTGTTTGTTAACGGTGATCCTAACTATGGCTTTTGGATTGGTTGTGTACCAGAACCCGAAGCATTGTTTATGGTTCCTGCCATAGGTTCTAGCGACAAAGTTATTACTAACGAAGGTGAAGCGCAAAGTTACGGTGGGGCAACAAGACTCCCTGTAACAAACATGAATTCTAATAACACTGACATATCAGATAGCCCTACATTTTTAAATGAACCTAAACCAGTTCACAGTTATGTTGCTTCGATTCTAAGTCAACAGGGTTTAATTCGTGATCCTATACGCGGTACTATTAGTACAAGCGCACAACGAGAAAGCCCATCACGTGTGGGCTGGGGTGTAAGCTCTCCTGGTAGACCAATATATGAAGGTGGGTTTACCGATGAGTCAGTCGCAGATGCGGCTGGTAATAGCAGTACTGGTGGAGAAGGATTAAAAGTTATTGCTCGTAGAGGTGGTCATTCTATTGTAATGGATGACGGTGACTTAACGGGTTCGGATCAATTAGTAAGAATTAGAACAGCATTGGGTCATCAGATATTAATGAGTGATGATGGACAATGTTTGTTTATTATTCACAGTAACGGACAGAGTTGGATTGAGTTAGGTAAAGAAGGTACAATTGATATGTACGCTACTAACTCAGTTAACATTAGAACACAAGGTGATTTGAACCTACATGCTGATAATAATATTAACATGCATGCCGCAAAGCAGTTGAATGTACAAGCAGAATCAATTAACATCAATTCTGAAAAAGATACTAATCATAAAGTAGGTACTGATTATAGCGTTTATACAAAGGGTAAAGAAACTCACAAAGTTGATGCTCAAATGAGTTTTGAATCAGGTAGTGATGCATCATTTGCTAGTAAGAATTTAACATATATCAATGGTAGTAAAGTAAACTTGAATACAGGATCGACTGGTACTGCCCCTAAAGTAGTCCCACCAATACCTATTCAAGCTCACACTGACACACTGTTTGATGCAATTAAAGGATATGCGGCAGCACCCGGAAAACTACTATCTATCGTAAGTAGAGCACCTGCTCACGCACCGTGGGCAAACTGGGGTCAAGGAGTTGACGTTAAGACTAGCACAAACGCTAGTTCAGAATTGCCGGCGCCACCAGCACCTGCAGTAGCAAAAACAAATGCAGCCGTTAATGGAGCAACTCCGGCAACAGTGACTGCGGCAACAGCCGCAACAGTACCACCGGTAAATGCAGTAAGCGCGGCTCTAGATAAAAATACAACAGCCGCTATGGTAGGCGCTGTAGCAAAATCAGCCGCAGAAGGCCCAGCAGCCGCAGCCGTCAAAGCCGGCGCAGGTATAGTACAAACAGCACAAGGTGCAGTAGCCGCAGTTGGTAATCTAGCACAGACTCCTAAACAATTAGAAGAAGCGGGTATATTAAAACCTGGCGCCGCAACATTAGTCAACTCGTTAGTTCAAGGTGGTGCAAACATTGCCGCCTCAATGACAAACAACTTGTTTACTGGTAAACCCGGAGCAGAAACATTAACTAAATTTGTTCAAAACACCGGTGCTCAAGTACAAGCACAAGTAGAGTTATTCCAAAAGTCTCAAACATCATTAACTTCTGCTGGTGTTATGACCGGTAAAGAAGCCCCTGGAGCAGTAGCAGGTCTAGTAATGTCTGGAGCACAAGTGGGAATTAATGCTACATTAGATGTTGTGAAGAATGTAGCATCTTCAGCGACCGCTGCCGTTACAGGAGTTACTAATGCTATCAACGGAGCAGTAGGTGGCGCGGCAAGTGCATTAAATGGTGCATTGGCAGGTGCGACTAACGCAGTTAACGGAGCAGTTAATAGCTTGACTGGCGCAGTTGCAGGAGCAATGTCTAGTGGTAATTTTGCCGCATCATTAGCAACAACTACTACAGGTGGATTGGGATCTATTGCAGGGGCATTGACTAGTGCAGCCAAAAAAGCAGGCGACGGCATAAGTGGACTGTTAGATACTGCAAAAGGAGTTGCAGGCTCAGCATTTGCAGCCGTAACAAGCGCATTCAAACCCTTTAAAGCAGGTGTTCCTCAAAACTTAACTGCAATTGCAGAAGCAAACGCAAAAGAGTTGGCTGATAAGGCTGCGGGAATTGCTTCGGCAGCAGCCTCAGTACCTGGTTCAGTTGCAGGAGCATTAGGTCAAGCAACTAATGCACTTGGTCAAGCAACTAATGCATTAGGTGGGGCATTAACTGCCGCAGTAGGAAGTGCTACCGGCGGACTTCAAGGAGCACTATCAGGTGCATCTAGTTTAACAGGTGCATTAACAAGCGCAGTCACAGCAGTGGGCAACACTGTTTCTAGTGTAGCAAATGGCGTATCATCTGCTATAGCAGGCGTGACTAAAGGTGTAACTACGGCAATGCAAGGTGTAAGTAGCGGATTGTCTGCTATACCCGGTGGACAAAATGCAATATCATCAGTCGTAAACAATGCTAAAGGCATTTTAAATGCTGTTCCTGGAACAGGGGCAATTACAGGATTGATTAACAACGTATCTACCGCAGTTACTAATGGCATATCAGGCGCCGCAAGTTTAGCTAGTGGTGCAGCCTCATTGACTGGAGTAACTAGTAGTTTAACTGCCGCAGCCGGTAGCCTAACAGGTGCATTGAATAGCGCAACTGGATCTCTAAGTGCAGCCTTAACGGGTGGAATTGATGCATTAAAGAAAGGTGCAACCTCACTATCATCTTTAGCATTGAATAGCTTACCTCCCGGATTAGGAGCACAGTTATCTGCGGCAATGAACTCATTGTCAGCGGGTGGATCATTGCCAATCAAGTTACCAACTGTTGCAACTAACACATTAGACAGAAGTGAACTCAATGCACAATTATCTAGTGTATTGGGTAATGCAAAGATTCCTGTGCCAAACTTCTCCGGTGGACAAGCAGAGGCTAGCCTGCAATTATCAAAGAAACAGACAGAATCATACGCACAATATGATACTATCAAGAAAGACCTTGAAAAAGCACAAGACGACATATTTGATCTCAAGAAGGCGTATTATACTGCTAAGAAAGACTTACCTGCAGGTGATCCAGGGGTTGAATCTGCAAGAGATGCATTGTATGCTAAAGAAACGGAAATAGTAGCAATACGCAAAGAGCTACAACGTCTAGCTACAACAGCATAAATAAATTAAAGGATACGTATGCCATCATACATTGGATTTAGTACAATTAACGCTAACAAACCGCAGTCAACTGACTTGTCTACCGGTTCGTCAGGTGGTGTCGGTGGCATACTGCAACCTGTTGTTTATGGAAAAAAGTTTAGATCCGTTGATGAACAATTAGTAATTCAAGATTTCATTAACGCATTGAACATCCCCCAAGGTCAAAAAGTTGGTAATCCTGCATATGGTACAACACTGTGGTCTTTCGTGTTTGAACCTAATACAGCAGACGTTCAATTTCAGTTAGAAAATGAAATCAGACGAGTTGCAAGCTTGGATCCCAGAATGATATTAAATTCTGTAAAGGCATATCCACAAGAAAATGGCATTTTGATTGAAGTAGAGCTAGCTATTTCTCCCTTCAACAATGCACAATTCTTAAACGTATTCTTTAGCAATCAAACAAATACTGCTAGCGCACAATAACCCTTAAAAACCGGTGTTTTCAGGTATGATAAATACTTAAAAGAGAACACTATCCATGGCTACAAGTTCAAGACAATCAGCACTATTCGGCGCAAACGATTGGAAAGCGATTTATCAGACTTTCCGTGAAGCCGATTTCAGAAGTTATGACTATGAAACACTACGTAAGAGTTTCATTGATTATCTACGTGTATACTACCCCGAAACCTTTAATGACTACATTGAATCCTCAGAATTCATTGCGTTATTAGACGTTATGGCATTTATGGGTCAGGGCCTTGCATTCCGCAATGACTTGAATACCCGTGAAAACTTCATTGATACTGCGGAACGTAGAGATAGTGTTGTTAAACTAGCAAACTTAGTAAGCTACACACCTAAACGTAACTTAGCTGGTCAAGGATACTTAAAAGTTGTTAGTTTGAGTACTAGTCAAAACGTCATTGACGTTAACGGATTGAACTTAAGCAATGTTACTGTATTGTGGAATGACCCTGCTAACCCTAATTGGTTGGAGCAGTTTAATACTATTATCAATGCCGCATTAATTGACTCACAACGCATCGGTCGCCCAGGAAACAGTGCTCAATTATTGGGTGTAAAGACTGATGAGTATGCATTGAATATCCCACAGAATAGCTTACCCATTATCCCATTGACTTCATCAGTTGATGGAATCAATATGAATTTTGAACTAGTGTCTGTAACGTCAGTGGATGAAGATTACATATACGAAATTCCTCCTGCACCTAGCGGTAAGTTCAATATGTTATATCGTAACGACAAACTAGGTTACGGTAGCCCAAACACAGGATTCTTCTTCTACTTTAAGCAAGGATCATTGCAGAACTTTGATTTTAATTTACAGCAACAAATTTCTAACCAAGTAGTTGACATTGATATTCAAGGTATTAACAATACAGATACTTGGTTATATCAATTAAGTACAACTAACGGTAGTGTTGGATTATGGAAAGAAGTTGAAAACGTTTATGCAGATGCATACTTACAAACCGAATCTAGTACACGTAAAATTTTTAGTGTAGGATCACGCTTCAACGACCAAGTTTCTTATATATTTGGTGACGGCGTATTCAGTGAAATACCAGTTGGTTCATTCAGAGCATATGTACGTGCAGGTAATGCATTGACATATACAATTGATCCTTCTGAAATGCAAGGTATTACCGTTGCGTTCACCTATATCAATCGTGTTGGTCGTCAAGAAACACTGACAGTAGGTCTACAGTTGCAAACACCAGTATCTAACGCACAAGCACGTGAGAGTTTAGCAAATATTAAACAACGTGCTCCTACTCGTTACTACACACAGAATCGTATGGTTAATGGTGAAGACTATAATAACTTCCCATATACATTGTACAGTTCTATTATCAAATCAAAAGCTATCAATCGTTCTAGTGTTGGTGTATCTAAAAACTTAGATATGTTAGATCCTACAGGTAAATATTCTAGTACAAACAGTTTTGCCAGCGATGGTGCATTGTATCAAGATACTAGTAACGGTTATCTAGCACTTACAATTACTACAACTGGTAGTATTATTACGTTCTTAACAGATACATTATCTGCGGTATTGTCTGCTAATAAAGCAAAACAATACTATACTCAGTATTACAGTAGATACCCAGTAAACACTGCGTCAGGCGACGGCACTGTATATTGGAAAACAAAAACTGTAGATGCTAATAGCGAAACTGGTTACTTCTACACATTAGATAATTCACGAGAAGTACCTATCCCAGTTGGAACATACTCGACTAATAATGTAAAGTATATTACTAAAGGTGCATTAGTACAATTCTCTGCGCCTACTGGTTATTACTTTGATGCAAATAATAGACTAGTTGCAGGTGTGCCCGGCCCGTCAGACCCTATTATACTTTGGACTACTGTGTTAAATGTTATAGGTGATGGTTATAATAACGGCACCGGTGGGTTCAGTAACGGTACTGGTCCTGTTGTGTTGAATGGTTATGTACCGAGCGCCGCAATATTAACCACTATATTACCTACATTTGACAATACTTTGTCAGCAGAGATAATACAAGAATGTATTATCAGAATGGAACTACAACAGAATTTTTCATTAGTGTTCAACAACTCACTAACTGTAAATCAAGAACGTTGGTCAATCAAACCATATGATGACACTAATTGGTTTGTCAATTTCCAAAGTCAGTCAGCAAACAAGTATATCATCACATATCGTTCACTGTCTTACTATTTTGGAAGCGTTGCAGATACTAGATTTACATTTGAAGCAAACAAGTTAGTTTACGATCCATTCTCGGGTAAAATTTTACAAGACTTCGTTAACGTCCTAAGCAGTAATACTCAACCTAGTTCTAATTATCCATTGAACAAAGACGTTAAGGTTAGTGTGATTGGTCAAACTGTAGAGTCTGATGGTTATGTAAATGACTTTGAAGTTGAAGTTGCAAGTATAGATGTAAATGATAGAACCATCATTTCTAACCCGGACTTCTTCACACAAGTTACTGGTTATGTAACTGGTAATTCCAATATTGGAATCTATGTGTTTTTTGAATTAATTGAAAACGACATAACATTAAGCACTTACCAGATCGTTCCTAGCACATCTGTAGTATACCAGTATGCAACTAAAACTCAAATTGAAGTTGCTAAGTATGAGTACCCTGAAGGGCAATTATTCTATGCGTATACCGACAATGTGTTCTACATTACTCAGCAAGATAATGCAATCACAACGCCATATTATGTATTGATTGAACAACCACAATACTCTATTAAATTTGGTCGTCAGGGATTGTCTTATCAGTATCGCCACAACAGCAATAATACAACACGTATTGATCCAGCGACAACAAACATTATTGATCTATACGTAGTAACACAGGCTTACTATACTGCATATCAAAATTGGATTCAAGATACTACAAATACGATACCTATGCCTGACAAGCCAACTATTAGTGAGTTGAGTCAAGAATATAGTAAAGTACAAGATTACAAGATGTTAAGTGACAGCGTGGTTATGAATAGTGTAGTGTTCAAGCCATTGTTTGGACCTAAAGCAGTATCTGCGTTAAGAGCTACAGTTAAAGTTATCAAAGCATCAAACACTAATGCAAGTGATAGTGAGATACGTAGCGCAACATTAACTACTATGAACAACTACTTCAATATTAATAATTGGAGTTTTGGTGATACGTTCTTCTTCTCTGAATTGAGTGCATATATTCATGCACAAATTGGAGAACTAGTTAGCTCAGTGGTATTAGTACCAAATGACCCTACAATGAATTTTGGAGATTTATATGAAATTAAATGTGCGCCGTATGAGATATTCGTAAACGCGGCAACCGCTAGCGATGTGGTAGTAATTTCCGCTCTAACTTCAGCCGAATTACAAATAAGATAAGTACTATAAGTAATTGAGATAAACAATGGCAACAAGAATCAGAACATTAAACTTTTTACCGGATATTTTTAAAACCCCAACTAACGCTCAGTTTTTAAGAGCTACATTGGATCAAATCGTAGATCAGCCGAATACGCAAAAGATTGAGGGTTACATAGGTAGTAAGTTTGGTTACGGTATTAATCCAAAAGATTATTACGTAACAGAGCCAACCAAAACTAGAACTGATTATCAGTTAGAGCCTGGTGTCGTATTCACTAAGAATAACGAATCTACAGCACAAGATTTTATATCTTATCCTGGCATCATTGATGCACTGAAATTAGAAGGTGCAATCACCGATGATAACAATCGTCTATTCACTAGTCAATTCTATTCATGGGACTCGTTCACTAATTTAGACAAGATCATCAACTTTAACCAGTACTACTGGTTGCCAAACGGCCCAGAACAAGTTGTCGTTTCTGCGGATACTGTTTTTATCTCTACTGATTATATTGTAAATGATGCAGTAAATGGTTATAATATAACTACCCCTAATAGCGGAGCTGGATCTACAAACCCTACATTAACATTGTTGCGTGGTGGCACATATACGTTCGCAGTTAATCAAACTTCACAGTTTTGGATTCAAGGCGAGCCTGGTGTTACTGGCTACAGCCTAACACAGCCTAATGTACAGACCCGTGATGTGCTAGGTGTTACCAACAACGGTACTACCAGTGGTATTGTAACATTCACTGTTCCTAACAAAAATGCACAAGATGAGTACAACTTTCCAGGCAACAATCCAGTAGGCGTAGTAAGTACTTTACCATTTGTTCAAATTAATGGTGCAAGAGTAAGCGACATTGGTGGCATAGATGGTATAACCTCATTAGAAGGTTTGACTGTAATGTTCTACAACACAGGTGTTGTTAACGAGAGCGGTTTTATTTCTAACTTCTTTGACTATACTGCATTTGATGTAAACAATGATTTAGTTCCTGCGGCAACACTAAATGTAACAGCAACTAGCGCAACCGGTGACTTGATTACATGCAACACCACTAGCGATCTAACAGTGGGATCTACTATTACCTTTACAGGCACACCGTTTGGCGGGTTGTCTATTTACAGTGAAACACTTCCAAACACATTGTATTACGTAGAGTCTGTTGTAAATAGTACCCAGTTCACAGTTTCATTGTCACTTGGTGGCTCACCTGTAACACTAACTACTGCCACTGGATCATTAACAGCAAACATTAATCAAGGTTTGATGGAAGAAGGTTACTACACTCAAGTAAACAATACCTTTTACACTGTAACTTATGTTGGTGATCCTAGTAACCCAACAATCAGATTGCTACCTGCAGGCCCAATTCCAATCGAGCAAAAAATTATTCCTCAATATGGTACTGAATGGATCAATAGAACATTCTACAAAGATGTTAACGGAAATATTTCACTAGTACCATACTTAAGCTGTTTACTAGACACATTGTATTATCAAGATGGTACTACTGCTAACAAAGTTGGTGTTATCAGACTTATTGATAGTAACACTACAAACAGAATAAATGTTGAAACAGATATATTAGGACGTGCAAACTACACTGCATCAAACGGCGTTGTGTTTACGAATGGTCTTAAAGTTGTGTTTGAAGGTGATATCTATCCCGCATCGTACAAGACAGGTCAATACTATGTTGAAGGTGTTGGATCTGCTATTGAATTGATTGCAGTGAGTGATCTAATTGCTCCAGAAGCTTTCACAGTAAGCACCTACATCCCGTATGATACAACACCATATGATATTAGTAACTTTGACAGTGATTTGTATATTCCTGTAATACCAGATTATATTACTATCGCTAGAAATAGTATCAACAAAAATGCATGGTCACGCAGTAACCGTTGGTTCCATATTGATGTTATCAATGCTTCTGCTACCTATAACAATAACCCAAGTCTAGTTACAACCTACGCAACTAACACGAATAAAGCTAAACGCCCTATCATTGAATTCTATCCAAACTTGGCACTATTCAATTCAGGTGCGATTGGTAAAGCTCCAGTAGACTTTATTGACATGCGAACAACTGATGCATTCAGTCAAGTTGCAGGTCAAGAAAACTATTACCCTGATGTAGCATCATACACTACAGCTAGTGCGTCATTTACTGGCACGTTAATAACTGCAGGCTCATTTGTAATTGGCAAAAAATACAAGATTGTATCATTGGGTACAACTAACTTTGTTGCAATTGGTGCTAGTGCAAACACTGTTGGAACTACCTTCACTGCAACAGGTGTTGGTTCTGGTACAGGTACTGCATCAATATATATTTCACAGACAGTCACTGCATCCAGTGGCTATCCTGCAAACACATTGACTTGCGGATCTACAAGTCAATTTAGTGTAAATGACAAGATTGTTTTCACTGGAACAGTTTTTGGTGGTGTCACCTCAGGTGCTGTTTATTATATTAACAACATCATAGATGACTATACATTTATGATTTCTTTAGCACAAGACGGTGATGTGTTCCCGGTATCAACTGATACCGGTTCTATGACTGCAACAGTAACACCGTTGACTACAACTGTCACTGTAGCTACTGCGAATTTGTTTGGGTCAATTCAAGTTGGTCAGTATATTACTGATTCAACTAATTTGTTACCAACTAACTCTATAATTTCTGCCATCAATCAGACAACTACCACTACTACAATTACAGTTACATGGACAAGTGATAGTTTATTCTTGACCACTGCAGTGGCTGCATTAGTCACTACTGATACAACAGTTGATAACTATGCACTGTTTGAAGGAAGTCGAATTGTCTTTACAGTAGATGAAGATCCAGAAGTAAGAAATAAAATTTATGTAGCACACTTTTCTACAATAAGCTCATCTGGTTCTCCTGTATTAACATTGTCAGAAGCGTCTGACGGGGAAGTATTGCCCAACGAACAAACAGTAGCATTCAGGGGCTATAATAATGCAGGAAAAGATTTTCACTTTGATGGTATTGAATGGTTTAGCTCACAACAAAAAGTAAATGCAAATCAACCACCATTGTTTGATGTTTATGACAGTAACGGTATAAGCTTTGGTGATCGTTCAGTATATGTAGGTAGCTCTTTTGCAGGATCAAAATTATTCGCATATGGAATAGCCTCTGCAGGATTAGACGATACAGTCTTGGGATTCCCTGTACGTTATAGCTCAGTAGATAACGTAGGTGATATTAGCTTTGATGTATCTTTGAATTCAGACACATTTGATTATGTGAGTGGTACAAACCCAATCACACAGAAAGTAAACACTGGTTATGTATATAACTATACTTCAACAACTTCTTATGTAAGAGAGTTGGGATGGCAAACTGCTGTAGCACCTAGTATTCAATATCAGTTATTCCAATTAACTTATGGTCCTGAAACACTAGACACGTTCTTCTTGGACATCGCCCCGTTGGGCGAAACACAATCAGAGTGGCCTGTATTTCAAGTTTATGCTGACAATGTATTGTTAGACAGCACACAGTATTCATATACAACAAATAACAACAGTACAACTATCGTAATGTTGTACACACCTGTAACTACTCAGATAATTGAAGTAGTGATGTTAAGCGATCAAGTTAGCAAGTCAGCATTCTATACGATTCCTGTCAACTTGAATAACAACCCATTGAACGAAGACTTAACTGTTGCAAATATTGGTGACATCCGAGGACAATATCAAAGTATTTTCTACAACAATCCAAATACTACAGGTGAAGTGTTTGGACCAAACAACTACCGTGACTTAGGAAATGTTGTACCATGGGGTAACAAGATTATCCAGAACAGCGCATCACTAGTATTACCTAGCGTATTCTTGCGTAAACAAAACCACAATTTGTTTAATGCGTTAATGTACAACAGCAGAGAATATATTTCTTTCAAATCATTGTTGATTGATACTGTTAATAAAACTGCATATTCTAGATTACAAACTCCTGCAGAAATGCTAGACAATGCATTGGATCAAATGGCTGCATCAAAAACAGATAGCGAACCATTCTTTTGGTCTGATATGCTTCCTTCTAAAGCCGCATATGTAGCAAACACTTATTCTTTTGCGAACTCACTTGATGTTAGTATCTATCCGTTAACAAGAGTTTATGATTTTGCAACAGCAAATTATTACGGTGTATTGGTTTACTTAGTTAGAACAACCAATGGAGTTACACAGACTACACAACTTATAAGAGATGTTGATTATACTGTAAGCGCAACAGCACCATCATTAACAGTGACACTAGATTTGTTACCAAATGATCAGGTTATTATCAAAGAGTACAACCAAACATACGGCTCTTATGCACCTAATACCCCAACTAAAATGGGTCTATACCCTGCGTCTATCCCGGGTGTTGTACTAGACTCATCTTATACAATCCCTACATACTTTATCAAAGGTCACGACGGATCATATAATAAGTTATACGGATCATACGATCCTACTACTAACTCTTTGGTAGATTTTAGAGACCAAGCGTTACTTGAATACGAAACACGTGTCTACAACAACTTAAAGTTGAGCAATGTTATTCCTATTCAAGAATACGAAGTCATGCCAGGGTTCTTTAGAAATACTGATTACTCAAACGATGAGATTTTAAAGATTTACTCAGAAACATTCTTAAACTGGGTTGGTCAGAATAGAGTTAACTACAAACGTCAAATTTATAACAAGCAAGATCAGTATTCTTGGAATTACTATCAAAGCGGTAACAAGATTGACAAAGCAGTAATTCAACAGGGTAACTGGCGAGGTGTGTATCAGTATTTCTATGATACTACTAATCCTGATACTAGTCCTTGGGAAATGCTTGGCTTCAAAAATATGCCATCATGGTGGTCTGACAGATATGGTCCTGCACCATACACAAGTGATAACTTGGTATTATGGGGAGACTTAGCAGCCGGTATTAACTGGAACAACGGTAATCCTGTTGTGATTGAGCAAGCAATTCGTCCTCAATTATTAGAAGTTCTACCAGTTGATAGCGAAGGCAATCTAGTATCACCGTTTGTATCATTGGTTGGCAACTACAACAGTAACATTTTCCAACGTGATTGGAAAGTGGGTGACGCGGGTCCTGCAGAATTCTCATATCGTAGAAGCAGTTCATATCCGTTTGACTTAATGCGAATACTTGCATTAACAAAACCAGCAGAGTTTTTCAACTTGGGTGTTGACGTTGACCACTATAAGTACAACGCTGAATTCAACCAGTATTTGGTTAATAACAGAAGTCACTTAAAGTTGAGTGATATTGATGTTTATGGCAATGGTACTGCGGTTACAAGTTATGTCAACTGGATTGTTGATTATGAAAAACAAGTAGGTGTAGATGCTACACAGAACATCAGCGACTTGTTGAAGAATGTAGACGTTCGTTTAATATATCGTGTTGCTGGATTTACTGATAAGAACTTGTTGAAGTTCTACGTTGAAAAAGGTACTCCGAATAGCAGAAACGCATCTTTGTTGATTCCTGACGAGAGCTATTCTGTTCTGTTATATGACAATCAACCATTTGATAGAATCGTTTACAGCGGTGTTATCATTCAATTGACTAAGAACGGTTATACTGTTTTTGGTAACTCACAGTCGGATGCATATTTCACTATTCAAGATCCATTAATTAACGGTAACTATACTACTGTAGAAGTAGATGATTTAACTGTTAAGTTGGCAAATGATTATGCTGATTCAGTATCCTACGTCCCGTACAACACTGAATTTTATACTGTACAAGAAGTATCACAGTTTATTGAAAGTTACGGTACATATCTAGAACGCCAAGGTGTTTTATTTGACCAAGTTGAAAACGGTGTCCCGGTTAACTGGAGACAAATGGTTGCAGAATTTATGTATTGGTCTCAGACTGGTTGGCAAACAGGTAGTATTGTTACAATGAATCCAGCCGCAACATTATTGGCAATTGACAAAGAAAATAGTATCGTTCAGCCATTAACATTGCGTCAACAAAACTTTATTCTCAATCAAAACTTATATCCAATTCAAGCAAAAGACATGTCAGTGTTGCGTGATGGAACTGCCTTCACTGTTCAGCCTTTAAATCAAGGTGACACTGTTGCATACGGTCAATTCAATATGAGTAACTTTGAACATGGTATTGTTTTCGACAACGTTACACTATTCAATGACATCATTTACAATACTATCACCGGCTTACGTCAAACACGTATCCTAACTAAAGGTACAAAGACTGCTGAATGGAACGGTACAGTTGATGCACAGGGCTTTATTCTGAATCAAGATAATATTCAAGAGTGGAACAAAGAAGTCAAGTATACAACTGGTTCTATTGTAAAGTACAAAAACAAATATTGGATTGCTACCAAGATCATTCAAGCAAAAGAATTGTTTGAAGAACGTGACTGGAAGCAAACAGATTATAACGAAATTCAAAAAGGTTTGTTACCTAATAGTTCTACTCGTTCATACGAATCTACACTATATTATGATGTAAACAAGGCTAACTTAGAAAACGATGCCGACTTATTAAGCTTTAGCTTGATAGGCTACAGACCACGTGACTACATGGCTCTTGCTGATTTAACCGACATTACTCAAGTCAATGTTTATAAGAACATGATTAAAAACAAAGGTACTCGTAATGCTACTAATGCATTCAAGGGTGCTAACTTACCGCAAGGTGGAATTGACTATGAGCTTTTTGAAAACTGGGCTATATTGTCAGGTGAGTTTGGTGGTGTATTAAACAGCAACTTTGTTGAATTCAAAATCAATGAAAAATATATGACTGGTAACCCTTCAATTGTTGGCTTGACAAGAGCGACACCTGATGAAGGCGTACAACAAGAAGTACCTATATATTCATTATTCAACTACGGTCGTCCTGTAACAGATGCAAACATATTGCCTACTGTCCCTACAAATACCCCTTCAACTATATTCCCTGATGCCGGTTATGTAAACTTCAATGATGTAAAAATGGTATCATATTTTTACAACAACATGGCTTCAGCAATTAACCAGAACGGAACAGTAATACCGTTGGATGATTTCTATGTACGTGATTATGTATGGCTTGCAGATTACTTGGGTACATGGCAAGTTTACACACCAACATCAATGGGTCAAGTAGTAACTGCAAAGAATAACTTGAATGGAACAGTTACATTAACTTTTGCAACACCTCATAATTTATCAAAGTACGAAGCGTTTGCAGTTGTAAACTTTGATGTTAGCATTAACGGTTACTATATAACAACCTTGGTGATTGACCCTTACAGAGTTATTATCAACTTGAATTTGAACCCTAATATTTTAAATGTTACTGGTCAAGGCATCGGATTTAAATTCCAATCTCAACGTGTAGCAACACCAGCAGACATCGCTAATTTACCATTACTAGATAGCGAGTTTATAAAGAACAAAGTTTGGGTAGATGCCAATGATGACGGTGCATGGGCAGTGTATCGTAAAGGTATTAACTACCAATACGAGTCTGAAATCACAAAGGAGAACACTGTAACATTTGGTAGTGCAGTAGCATATACTTCTACTCTAGGTTATTTAATCAGTGATGCAGGTGATGGTAAAGCATATCGCTATACATACAATGATTTAACCAACGTATACAATTTAGTACAGACAATTTCTCATGGTACATCATTTGGTACAGCAATCGCATACGCAGACAATATCTTTGCTATTTCTGAACCAACAACTGCGGCACAAGTTCACATATACGACTTGCAGAATACAACATTAGTTGATGATTTGATTGTATATCAAAGTCCAATAACTGCATTAGGTGGTTCTACTAACTGGGGAAGCGCAGTTGCGATTTCCGGTGATAAGAATTGGTTGTTTATTTCTGCTACAGATTTGAACAGAGTATACGTTTATCGTCTATCACAAGTCACTAGTGAGTATGAGTACATAACATATTTGACTGTTGCCGGATTGACAACAGGTGATTTGTTTGGTTATAGCATCGCTACTGATTACTACGGTGATACTGTTGTAATTTCTGCTCCAGGTAAAGATTATAGTGCAACTATAGATAACTGGGGTTACACTTACGTATTCGACCGCTCGATTCAAAATATTGAAGCACTGTATACTACCCCTGTGTTAAGTTCACAAAACTTCACATTAGCATGGACACCTAGTACAATTACTACTACTGCAACAGCTACAGTTGATTCTACAAATAGAATTACTTGCACAAGCACTGCAGGATTTGTTGGTGGCACATTAGGTCAACCGGTAATATTCTCTGGTAGTGTGTTGCCAAACAGCAATATAGATCCAAACACTGTTTATTATATCAAAACAGTAGTGGATGCCACACACTTCACTATATCATTAACTAGAAACGGTGATGTATTTGATGTAACCACAGACTCTGGAAGTATGATTGTCAATGTACAAAGTACTCCGTTGTATGTAAGTGTCAATGGTACTATATTAGAGGACAATGACTATGCTGTGATAGGTAATACAATTTCTATTGTTAAATCAATCAATGCAGGTGACATTGTAAATGTAAGTGGAAACCAATTCACACAAGTTCAAGTATTGACTACTGAAGCTACTCCTAGAGTGGGCGTACACTTTGGTCAAAGCGTTGATACAACTACATATGCTAGTGAAATTATTGTAGGTGCACCGTTTGCACTCAATAGTGAGAATCAAGAAGGTGCAGTATACCGCTATACTAATGGCGGCGGCAAGTATGGAGTAATCATAGGTACATCTAACTGTAGCTTAACTGTTGCTAGAAATGTTCTTATCAATGGTTACTTAGTTTCTATACCCGCAGGAGATGCAGTAGTAGCTTCTAACTATATTAATAGTTCTAAAATTACTAATGTTCAAGCTAGTGCATTTAATGGCAAACTAGTTATCAGTTTGATTGACAATAATTTAGCAACACCTAATGAAAAATTAATATTAGCTGTTACTGATTCTGCAACATTAGCTGAATTAGGAATTTCTATATTCACTCAAACACAAGTTGTTACTTGCCCTCACAAGACAGGCCCAACTCAGTTTGGTAACGTAGTTAAGTTTAACCAAGCTGGATCATTCGTAGCTAGCGCACCAACAGGAACACGATATGTATCAACTACATTTGATTTCTCTGACGATGAAAATCAAGATGATGATACTATATTTGACAACAACACTACACAGTGGGTTGACTCATATCCGTACGCAGGTGCAGTATATATGTTTGACTACTTGGCTGTTGATAATGAATCATTATTGACTCCTGGCAAATTTGCATATGCACAAAGCGTTAACGCATTGAATCAAGAGTATGGTGCACAGCCATTGTATGGTCATGCAGTTGACTTCTCTGACTATCACGTGATTGTAGGTACACCTAACTTTACGTCAGGTGATAGCAACGGTCAAGTTATTACGTATATCAATGCGTCCGGTCAACAAGATTGGTCTGTGTACAGAAGTTCATCTCCAGTAGTTGACATTAACAGAATACAGAATATTCAATTGTTCAGTGCAGAGACTAACAACACACTTGATAACTTAGATTACATTGATCCGTTGCAAGGAAAAATATTAGGATCAGTTAGAGAAAACATTGACTTTATATCTAACATTGATCCAGCTGGTTACAACACTACTCCTGTAGCTGATTCAACACAGCGTCCATTAGCATGGACTGCTAATAAAGTTGGTCAGATATGGTTTGACACATCTGCGGTAAGATTTGTAAACTATCATCAAAATGATAATACTTATAATAGTAAGTACTGGTCTACATTGTTCCCTGGTAGTAATGTAGCAGTTTACACATGGATTTCAAGTAACGTCCCTCCTAGTTCATATACAGGTCCTGGTGTACCATATGATAGAACAGTTTACTCAGTTGATTATATATCTAATCCTTCTGGTTCATTGACACCAGTATATTTCTTCTGGGCTCGTAACACAAATATCATATTTGAAAATATTGGTAAGACATTAGCTGACTCTGTAATTCAAGCCTACATCCTATCACCAAAGAGTTCGGGCATTGCATACTTCACACCGTTATTACCTAACGTGTTTGGATTGTACAACTGTTCTTCATATATCAATGCCAACGACACTGTGTTGCACATTGGATATTCAACAGGAACTAACGATGATGTATCTCACTCTCGTTATTCATTGATACGTGCAAATTATGCTGACGATTTCTTGCCCGGTTTACCAACAACAACGTCAACTGATACTCCGCAATATCTATACGACAGAATGCTAGACAGCATGTGTGGTGTAGACGAAACAGGTGCAGTTGTTCCTAACCCATACTTACCAAAAGCAGTACAGTTGGGTGTATTGGTTCGCCCACGCCAAAGCTTCTTCATTAATAGATTCTTGGCTCTTAAGAATTATTTGACATATGCAAACGAGATACTATCATTGTATCCTATCACAGAGACTAGACAAAGTGCATTCTTGAACAAGTCTGGTGAATTCTATAATACTAGTGATTATTGGAATTATGTTAACTGGTGGGCTGTTGGATACAATGACAACACTAAGTCTGCTGTGCAAGTACCTATCTATGCTGATTTGGCTGCGCTAGAAGTATCTAGTGGTACTATTGCTAGAGTTGCCGCAAACGGCGATGGTAAATCAGAAACATATGTTAAGAATACTGACGGAACATGGACTCGTATTGGATTGACTGATGGTACAATCGCATTTAGTAGCGCATTGTGGGATTATGCTGAAGCTAGATTAGGCTTTGGTGATAATTTCTATGATACTAACGTATATGATGAGTATCCATCTGAACAAACACGCTATATCATTAGAGCATTGAACGAGCAAATTTATATCAACGACTTGTTGATATATCGTAACAAGAGTTTGATTCTAATGTTCGAATACATTCAATCTGAAACAATTGAATCACAAAATTACTTGCCATGGTTGAACAAGACTTCATTCATTGACGTAGCACATACTATTCGTGAGTTGCTACCATTAGAAGTATTCCAATCTGACAATCAAGATTTCTTATCTGGTTACATTAACGAAGTTAAACCATACCATGTAGTAGTTAAAGAATTCCTATTCAAGTATACTAAGACTGATGTATATGAGGGCGACATCACTGATTTTGATCTACCTGCAAAATACAACACAACACTTGAAAAGTTTATCACACCTGAGTTAGTCTATTCTAATCCAAGCTCTGATAATCAATATCTTCCTTCTGACGCTATTTGGAACGATCCTGCATACTCTCAGTGGTTTAATAATTACGGAGTGACCCTCACTGGTCAGCCTGACTACCCTATATCAATGTTAGCAACATACATTGCACTAAACACTAATGCATTTGCAGTTGATAATGCATATGGATTCCCGATAAATGGTGTAGTTAAGATCGGAACTGAATTAATTGGATACTCTGATGTTGATAGAAACTTAAACGTCATCAGTGGTTTGACACGAGGCGTTGATGGTACAGCTATAACAACACACATTCCGGGTGAAACTATAAGTATGGACTTACCTGCTGTGTTAGTATTAAATGGTGGCCGAGGATATGCAGAGCCTCCAAAGGTAACAGCATACATTGACACTACAATCTATCCTGAGCCGGATGAAGTTGCACAATTGGTTGCAGTTATGAATCTTGACTCTGTATTGAGCATTGAAGTAGTTAACCCGGGTAAGGGCTATGCAGTTCTCCCAGAGATTATTATTGATAGTGCAGTTAATGTGACATTCTCATCTAGTGAAGTTAGTGTTACTACTAATACGATTCAATTGTATGCACCGTTGCTAGCAACCGGTGATATTGTCAAATATGATGTTATGGATGGTACAACTCCTATTCAAGGTTTGGCAGTTGGTCAGTGGTATTATGTAAGAGTATTGGAAACTGTGCCTACAGTTACTGTAGGCTTATACAGCAGATATAACAATGCTGTAAATGACCAAGACAGAATCGAATTGTACTCTACAGGAACTGGCGTTGGCCACATACTAAGCGAAGGTGCAAGAGCATCTTGTATCAGTTCGTCTAGTCCTGTTCGTGAGAACAACATAGCAATTCGTTTTGACAGAACTACTTATAACTCTCAAGTTATTGATTGGTTAGCTGGAAGATTCTATGGATCTTATTATGCTGGTACTTATAATAACAGTCAATCTATTTCAAGTTCAGGAATCACATTAGAAACTACACAGCCTCCGATTGATTCTATTTTGGCTAGTGCTCAAGGTGTGTCATTTGAAATGGTTGACGTAACAAATGACCAATTACTAACATGGTCATCATTCATTCGCTCAGTAAAGAGCACAGAATCAGCTAATGATAGTATTAGATTGTCTCCATTAGACGGAAATAATCCTGATCTTTCTGAACTAAGCCTTAACGCATCAGGTACTACAATTGGTTTCTATGTAGGCATGCCAGTTAAGTTTAAAGGTGCAGTGGGTTCTAGTAACATAGTAAACGATACTGTATATTATGTTAAAGAAGTATTAAATGAATTAGACTTTACTATATCTACGACAGTAAATGGATCTGTATTTGCATTAGGAGATCAAACAATCAGTGTTGCCGGCTTGCAATGTTTTGTGGGTGAAGTAACAAACACAGCACTTATCACTGTGAACTATCCTGGAATCCGTACAGCAACCAATACTACTAAAACATCTAATATTGTAACTGCCCCATTAAATCCAACAGGAACAGGCGGCACAGCAGGTTTCTATGTTAACTTACCAATATTCTTCACCGGTAATGTATTCGGTGGTGTCATCGAGAACCTAACATACTATGTCACTACAGTTATTGATTCACAAACATTTACTATGTCTGAAAATCAAGATCCAGTAATCGTTACAATTTATTCTGCTAACGCATCCACTAACATTATTGTTGGTAGTAGTACATTAGAGTTAGCAGTTAATGATCCTGTAATATTTAATAACATGACTATTGCAGGTAGTGTAGTTACTAACTTTGGTGGTATTATTGATGGTACAATATACTATGTAAGCTCTATTATTAATCCTACTAACTTCACTATTTCTGAAGTAGTTAACGGTGGTACGTTTGATATAACTTCAACTGTTGTTGCGGCATCAACTACTTCAGCATCAATGACAAGTCAAGTTGATACAGTAGCATTAACTACTGCTACTGGAGAAATGGCAATGAACGTATCATTACCAGTAAGCCCAGGACAAGTTAACGGACAGTTGTTCACTATGTATCCAACATCTGAACAATACTCTGGTTTATCAGGTACTAACGGTAGTATAATCAGTCGTTCAATTGTAAAGACTCTTACCTCAGTTAATAGAATAGCAATTACTGAAAATAGTGGCGGCTTAACTAACGTATATAATAACTTACCGGTAAAGGTAGCATCTAATATTGGTGGATTGACTTCTGGAACACAATACTACGTAATAGAGAATGATTATATTGAAGTTGAAGTTACTAATACTTCTTCAACCGGTAATGCATTGACCTGTTCAAGTACTGCATCATTGTATGTAGACATGCCAATTATATTCAGTGGTACTGGCTTAGGAACAATTGATCTAGCAGTTGAATATTATGTTAAATCTATTCCATCATCAACGCAGTTTACTGTTACTAATACCCCAGGCGGTATAGAAACAGTTCTTACAAATGATAACGGCACGATGACAGGAACTGGATCTCCTTACATTGTAGTATCAACTACATTGGGCGGTAGCGCAGTAGCTTTATCTACTGCAACAGGTCCTGTGACTATTGACCAGACACCAATCGGAACCCCAGTAGTTGACGCAAGTTATATCATGGGCGGATACAGAGTTGTTATCGAAGATGGTGCTAGTGGATACGCAGTTGATAATACGATAACAATCTTAGGTACATCTTTAGGTGGCGCAACTACTGCTAATGATTTAGTAATGACAGTAGATTCCATTGACAGCAATGGTGTAATACTTTCTGTTATTTGTTCTGGTACACCAGCTGGATCTACTGAACAGTACTACTTAAAAGTAGTATCTGCAAATCAATTTGAAGTGTATTCAAATTCACAAATGACTATACCGGTCAGTGGAATAGATTTCCCGTACTATGGTGTTGTATCAACAATTGCTACAGAAACAGTAGCATCTAGTGACGAAATCACAGTTGAAGATTCTTCTACATTTGATATTAACGATCCTGTAGTATTCACTGGTACTGTATTTGGCGGAGTGACATTGGGTCAAACATATTATGTTATTGCTACTCCTTCTGCTACTTCTGTAAAAGTTTCTGAGACAATAGGTGGTTCAGCACTAGCTCTATCAAATGATACAGGTACGATGACAATGGCTAAGTTTGGCGACTTTATCGTGTTACCCGAACCTTTCTCGTTCAATCAATCAGTTGTCAAATACAACAATCGAGTATATCGTTGCATCGTCAGTAATAATGACGTTGAATTCATATTTGGTAAGTGGGAATTATTAGACAGCGGTAACAGATACTTGAATGCACTTGATAGAATCATTGGTTACTATCAACCTACTGCTAACATGCCAGGTCTAGACTTGACTCAGTTAGTTGAAGGCATCACTTATCCAAATAGTACTTACAAGGGTAATGCATTTGCCCCTGAACAACAATTTGAACTTGATACTATCTTGCAAGATCAACCGTTCTACCCTACTCAAGTTGACAACGTTTCAATTACATGGGACGGCTTAACGTATTTAGGAGCATCTAATACACCTGACTACTCAGCAGTCATTGCTAGCGCAACCGGTGATGAGTGGACTATTGCTAAGTTAGCAAATACTTCATTGAATTTCACTGATATGATATATGCAGGTGGTTTCTACGTATTGACTACTCGCAACGCCGCTACTCCTATCTATAGAAGTAACAACGGAATTGACTGGACATCTAATGGTCAGTATACTCCATATAGTGCTACTCCATACGATGACTTCCCTTACGATGTAACTGCATTAGATGTAGCATCTATCTCGTTGAACAGTGTAGGTTATTCTACCTCATTGAATCTATGGGTAGCAGTAGGAGAGAACATTGTAACTAGTTCAGACACATATATTTGGAGAGAAACTTTTGTATTTGATGATACATTGATACACCAATTCAATGGTGTAGACGGTGTTTCTGTAACTAGCTTTACAGGCTTTGTTGCTGTAGGTAAAGGTCAAGAGTACGATTATTCTACTGGTGTAACTCAAACAGTTTACACTAACATTTTAATGACAAGTACAAATGGACTTCAGTGGAACAAGATCAATTCATTGACAACTAAGGGATTTAACAGTGTAACTGACAACGGTTCTTTAATTATCGTTGTAGGTGAAAATGGTGTTATATATTCAAGTGTAAATAGCCAGTTATGGTTAGGTGTATCTGAATCATTTGTATACGGTACATTTGATACTACAAATCAAGTTAGTGTTCAAAGCACACTTGGATTTGCAGTCAACGATAAGATTAGATTCACATCATCATTTGGATCAATAAGTTCTAGTACTGATTACTGGATTAAAACAGTAGACTCATCAAGCCGTGTAACAATCTCTACATCATTGGGTGGAAGTACATTGACATTGACAAATGCTCAACCGTCTGCTACAACACAAATGTATCATTATCCAGAAACAGATACATTGAATGATGTATATTTTGCTGATTCATTGTTTGTTGCTGTAGGTGAAAACGGTATTATCAGAACATCAAGTGATGGCTATGCTTGGACTACACAAACATCTGGTACTAGTGAAAATCTAAACGGTGTTATGTTTAACAGTGATGATTCTGTGTGGATCGTAGTAGGTGACAATAATGTCATCTTGCAGAGCAGTGACTCAGGTATAACATGGGAAAGCACTTCTCTGTTCACAGTTGACCCAACTATATATGATGTTCAAGGTAATGAATTCATGTACGGTTATGGTCCTGAAGAACTAGTTCCTGGTTTAGTTACCGACACTATTACTATGACTATAGCAACACGTCCTGGTACAAACTGGTTAGCTGAAGAATATGCACACGTTGGATACAACGTGGTATCAAAAGAGATCACCCCGATATCAACCACACAAACTGTTTACAGCTTTGCTAGAATGGTTCAAACCCCTACCCAACTTGCAGTATTTGAGATTGACGGTACTACTGGGTTGAGTACAACATTAGTTGGTCCTAATAGTTATTCAATAACACCTGATTATACTATTGATTGGGTTACTGACACGATAATATTGAATACTCCACTAGGAGGAACACCTACAAATAGATTACGAGTTGATGTATACGAAACCGGTAACGGAGATCAATTAGTTAAAGCTAGTACAAAAACAGATCCAATTCGCCTAAATACATCTACTGGATGGGATGAAATCTATGTTAACTGTAATTACAGTGCACCAATCTTCAATGGTTCAGGGTTAATTCAACCAGGCACAAGTGAAAGAAATGCGACTGCAATACAGACTGATTCTACAACAGATACTATTTTGTTTGAAGATGTAAGTCAATTCAGTGTCAATGAACCAATCACGTTCCAAGGTGCAGTATTTGGCGGAATTTTAGAGGACACAACATACTATGTAAAGACAGTTAGTACTATTACTAATAAGATTACTGTCTCACTAACATATAATATAACTACAAGTACAGCCGGCCCAACACTAGCATTAACTTCTGGCACTGGCAGTATGGTTGCTGTTATTACAGTTGGATCAGGTGCAGTTTGGACTGCACCGCTAGTATATCGTAATGGTGGTAGATTATTGCGCGGAACAACCGGAACAGTGACAAAAACGAACGGCGGCACTAATACTATCACGTGTAACACTACTGGTGCAATGATTGTAGGTATGCATATTGTATTCAGTGATACAATGTTTGGTAATGACATTGAAACTGAAAATGTGACAGCAGGCGCATTCACTGTGGGGCAGACATATACTATTGTTAGTGTAGGTACTACGGATTTCACTAGTATAGGTGCATCTGCAAACACTAGAGGTGTAGACTTTGTAGCAACAGGGGTTGGTTCTGGTACAGGTGTAGCGGCTCCAATCTACTTCATTGATTCTATTGTTGATTCAAACGAGTTTACTATTTCTAAGACTTACTTAGGTGCAACATTAGATTTATCTAGCGCAACTGGTGGTGCTTCATTTATAACAAATGACTTTGCATTTGGTATAGCTGATAATGGTGTTTCTGCTAAAATGATGTTTGCAAGTCACTATGACGCTAGAGATGACTACATAACATATACGTTGTTTGGCGAAACAACACCGGAGCAATATGGATATACTATACCTGAAGTACAGTATTTCACTGGTGCAACAGGTCAAACTGAGTTCATTTTATTGAACAACGATGACATGGACAACGTAACTAATGCTGTAGTTGAAATAGACGGAGTTAGAGTTACTGATACTGAATATACCATTGATGCATATGCAGATACTCTTACTTTTGTGACTGCACCAAGTGCAGGAGCAATTATTTCAGTAACTAGTTACAATGATACATTACGTCAGTATTTCACTACTCAGTACGGCATTACGGGTAATACAGTATCGGCAATCAGTGCAATATCTAACGCTATAACTTCGCCTATCGCATCTACTAACGTAACTGCAACTGACGGAACTACTGAGTATATTACGTGTGTTTCTACTACTGGATTTATTGTAGGACAAACAGTAGAGTTTAAGGGTACTGGTTTTGGTGGCATTGCAACTGATGGTACAGTTTACTTTGTACGTGCTATCATTGATAGTACTCACTTTACTATTCAAAATGAATCTGGTACAATAATTAACTTGTCAACAGCTTCAGGATTATGTGTAGCTTATGTCGGTGGACAGCCCGCAGTTCGTGTAACTACTAATACTGCTAACGGTTATGCTGACGGTGATGTTGTTATTATCGACGGAACTACCGGCTCAACACAATTGAATAATCAAATATTCTACGTAAAAGTAATAAGCTCAACACAATTTGACTTGTATTCTGAACCATACAATTCTTCATATGCCGCAGTTAATTATCCAGTCACGGATATTTCTGCATATACAGGCGGAGGATACACATGGATACAAAACATATTCCCGATCATTACAGTAGAATCTACTGGAACAACTGTTATTGTCGATAGTCATAGAATATTAGCAAACACTACACAACTAGTTGTTGATACTCCTGTACTATTCTCATTATTTGGAACACAAATCGGTGATGTGTTGAACTCAGGAATTGTTGTAGGAACAACATACTATGTAAAAGAAATATTCAACGTAAGTGAGTTTTCTATCTCTGAAACACGTGGTGGTTCTGAGTTTGCATTAGTTGCTGACGCACAGACATTCAATATCACTCAGTGGGAACAAGAAAACGTTGACAGACTTTGGGTCACGGTTAACGGATACAGAGTTCCTTCTAGCTCATTGAGAATTAATCCTAATAATCAAGTGAGTATATTGACCGCTATAGCATCCGGTGATGAAGTTATCATGACTAGTATGATTCCAAGTGCTACACCAAACGAAGAGGTTTATCAATTGAACATTAATCAAACAAATCAAGCGACTGTGTATAGAGCAAATACTAATACTAGAACATGGTTGACTGCACCGTTGTATAACACTTCAAGCAGTATTCAGGTTCAGGATGTTACTCGTGTTACTGATACTATAGTTCAGGAAGTAACTGCTCCTGCTGAAGTAGACGGTGTCACTAGTATTGGTTTGACAGCAGATAAGAATATAATTTCAGCAATCACTGTATATAATAACACTAGTTCTCAATTAGTCACAAACTATACAATAACTGTTGTTGATTTAGCCCCAACACTAGTTATTTCTTCGGGAGTTTCAGCAGGTGATTCAATAACTATCACGATTATTGAGGGTAATTTGGTCTATATCAACGGTGAGCAAATCAAGTTCACCTCCGTGGATCTGGAAAATAACACATTATCCGGTCTACAGAGGGGCACGAACGGTACCGGTGAGCAGTTCGCTATCCCGTTATATGCTGAAGTTTTTGGTATATTGTCTAGTAATAGAATGACTAACGTAGAGTACGCAGAAGTATGGAATTCATACGATTATAACACTACGGACGGTGATCCTCTACAGATTAGCAATACAGCCCCTGCAATATTCTTAAATACGGACGTCAGCTAAATGATAAATAAATATATGAATAATAACGAGGATAAGAATAAAGTTGAAACTACGGAAACCCCCGGACAAAAGCCAAATGAGTCCGGTGGTGTCTATTTTTCTTCACATTTAAAGATTTCAGATCCCAACACTAAAGAAATATTGGTCCAAATGCGAGGCGATAACTAATGTCAGTAATTACACTATCTTACAAAATTGAAGGCTTTTTGAAAATCTACGACCCTAATGACGGGGAAGTATTCGTAGACAAGCACAATGCCATCAACTACGAAAATATGTCGGAAGCTATCGCTGACACACTAAGCAGTCGTGGTTACGGGGAAATCTATCAAATGGCTTTCGGTAACGGTGGTGCGTCAGTTGACGAAACCGGCGTTATTACGTATTTGCCACCTAATACGACTGGTCAAAATGCCGCACTGTATAATCAAACATATGAAAAAATCGTTGACGATACTAGCGTTTTCAACTTAGATCCTACACGTAACAAAATGACAGTTTCCCACACTACAGGGAAAGTATACACTGACATTTTAGTTCAATGTCTATTAGACTACGGTGAGCCTGCAGGCCAAGCCGCGTTTGATAACAGCACACAGACTGATTCAAGCTACATTTTTGACGAATTGGGCTTATTGGCAAACTACGGAAATGATAATGACGGCAACGTAATCACACGATTATTGACTCATGTTATCTTTCACCCTGTTCAAAAGTCATTGAACAGACAAATTCAAATAGATTATACAGTTAGAATTCAAAGCTTGACTAACTTAGTAACAATTTAAGATAAATAACAGAATATCGGAGTGATTTAATATGGCATATACAATTGTAAAGAGTGATGGTACGGTACTGACAACTATTGCAGACGGAACTATCAACACAACAAGTACTTCACAGGGGTTGCCCGGAAGGAACTATGCTGGCTACGGACAAACACTAGACACTAACTTTGTGCATCAGTTGGAAAACTTTGCGGATGTAAATCCTCCTGCAAACCCTATCAGAGGCCAGTTGTGGTATAACACTAACACACAAGTTTTATTAGTTTGCCCTACAGACGGCGAAACTAACCCAGCTAACTGGTTCTCATTGACTTCTACCGCTAGCGGTGGAGCAACAACTTTTGGTTCTGTTACTGTTACTGGTAACTTGCAAGCAAATAACGTAATTGCTACTAACAACGTTCAGGGCGCAAACGGTATTTTTACTAACATCTCAGTAAGTGCTAACGCTAACATTGCAGTAGGTAATATTACATCTGCGATACTAGGTACTGCTAATACTACTGCGATTACTTCAGGTTCAAATACGACAGCAGGCTCGTTAACAGGTACTTGGACAGCTAACGGTGGATCATCTGGTAATACATTCGTTATTACTAACGGTAACTTGTACATTGCCAATACAGCTAGTGCAGGTATTAAATCAGATTTCTATTACTACTCAAACGGTAGCCCAATCTCATTCGCAGGTACATATTCTAACGCTAACGTAGCGTCATATTTACCTACATACAACGGTGTAATTTTAACTACTACAACCCAAGCTACTACATTGACAACTGGTGCAAATACAACAGCAGGTACAGTGACAGGTAATTGGACATTGAGTACAGGTTCACGCTTGAATGCTACATACGCTGACTTGGCAGAACGCTTTGAGGCAGATGCATTCTATGATGCTGGTACTGTAGTTGAACTAGGTGGTGATAAAGAAATCACTGCGGTTCAGTATGAATTGTCTGAAGACGTATTTGGCGTCGTATCTGACACAGCGGCTTACTTGATGAATGCGGGCGCAGGATCTGACACAACTCACCCTCCAATCGCAGTATCAGGTCGTGTTCAAGTTAAAGTTAAGGGTAAAGTCCGTAAGGGTCAACGCTTAGTTTCAGCAGGAAGAGGTATTGCACGTGCGGCAAATGACGGGGAAGCAACTGCATTTAACGTAATAGGTAGATCATTGGAACATAAAACAGACGATGCCATTGGCACAGTCTTAGCAATGGTAACGGTTAAATAAGGAATAAAGAATGTCATACGCACAATTTGGTACAATTGAAGCAACTGATTACAACAACATGGTTGGTGGTAATCCAGTAACTACTTCAGGTAAATTAAACACAGTATGGGCTACAGGTGGTTCTACTGCAGGTTATGGCCAAACTGCGGCCGCAAACGTTAGTGTTGGTGGAACAGTTACTGCTACTAACTGGGCCGCACTTGTCTCTAATACAGCAAGCGCAGCCGCACATCAAGGCACAAGTATTACTTCTGTTACTGCACCCGTTTCTGGTGGTATAGTAACATATTTGTCTGCTATTCCTACTAACTTAACAACTATCTACGGTAGTCGTTTAAATGCAGCCACACAAGGTAGTACAACATCAAACACTGCTACTATCGGTACAACATGGTCACAATTAGCAACGTTCACTCACACTGTTACATTTGCTAACGGTGATGCCGCACGTTACTTCTTTAACTCAGGTGGTCAGTTAGCAATTACTTGCGCTCAATCAGGTGCATCTGGTATTAACTTGTTATTCAATAACTTATGCTCTAACGTTGGCACAGTTGTTATGTCAGCTCCTACTTCAGGTTCAGTTTCAATTGCAGGCACAAGCTATAACGGTATTACTAAAGTCGGTGGCGGTGGTAACGCTCCTACTATCAGTAGTGGTAGTGGTTATTATGCCATGACTACTGCAAACGCAACTTGTTTCACACAAACTGCTAGTACAGGTCCTAGTGGCTATCTAAGCACATTTATTCGTATTTTAGCTAAGAGTAACGGTACACAAGGTTCAAATGCTGATGCAGGCTCAGTCATTACTATCTATACTATTTGGGACGAAGTTCCTGATGGTCTAGTTGTAGCCTCAGGTGGTACTACTACGTTGACTGTTCGCCCACCAGAAACAACTAATTTGGCTAATAGTTGGGGTACTATTTCAGTGACCGGAACTGTCTCTGTAGTATAATTTTATCAAGTCTTTGTATCTATCTAAATACTTGCAGGAGTATTTATGGATACAAAGACATTAATCGCTGAAGCCAAAGCCCGCTTCAATCACAATTCAACTAAAGCATATCTCAAAGACAAATACGATGGTAAACTTATCGTAGCCGAACAAGGTGGTCTTTGGAAAGCTAACTTAGAAACAATCAATTTTCTCAACGCAACAGATAAAGAAAAGGTCATTCTAATTGACACTTTTAATAATCCTGTGCAAGTTGACAGACAAGAACTATTATCTATCTTGCAAAATACATACGAGTCTGTTATGGATGAGTGGTATAATGAATGGTCTGATTTAGAGAAAAAACGATGAGCAGAGGCGCATTACTATTTGCGTTTAACTCTCCCAAGTACAACTACTATGCAATGGCAGTTGCTACAGCTAAACGAATCAATAACTTTTTGGGACTACCTGTTACGGTCGTTACTGATGAAGAATCAGCGAAGACCGACACCTCATACGAGTTTGATAATGTAATTATTGCTGACGCTGACAAGACAAACACTAGAGACAATACTCTTTGGCTTAATAAAGGACGATATCGTGCGTATGAGCTAAGTCCATATGACGAAACTCTATTGTTAGACACGGACTATGTTGTCAATTCAGATAAGTTGTTAAAGACATTTGATACCGGTAATGATTTTTGCTGTCACGATACTACAAGTTTCATGATGCACCCTGGTGTACCGCAAGAAGTATTAAGCGCCTATAGTTTCAACACATTGTGGGCTACTGTAATCATGTTCAGAAAAACACAACGAGCTAAACATATATTTGAATGCTTAGAAATGGTTCAGAAAAACTATAATCACTATGCTAACATTCACAACTTTATTGGTGGTGTATTCAGAAATGACTATGCATTGACACTAGCATTACGTATTGCAAACGGGCATAGCGAAGACCCTTCAGATATTATCCCATGGAACTTATTACACGTAGGTAAGAATACAAGTGTCTATAAGAACAATGATGATGAATTTAATACCGAATATACTGTTATGTTTGACAATTGGCAACGTGGTAAAATCCGCAAAGAATATACAATCATTAAAGATTGTGATTTCCATGTGATGAATAAAGATAACTTTATGGAGCTAATCAATGAATAAAGGATTTGTCATAATGGCACAGGGTGATGATTATGTTGCCTGTGCTACTGAACTAGAAGCAAGCATTAAGAAAGTTATGCCTGATGCCAATGTAACAATAGTGACAACTGATATGTTACCACACGGTGATCAGGCCCCAAACACTAATTGGAAGCTACAAAACGATTGGCAAGTTTATGAAGCTAGCCCTTACGAATATACGATCAAGTTAGAAGCTGACATGATTATCCCACGTTCGATTGAACATTGGTGGGACATATTAAAGTCACGTGATGTTGTTGTATCAACTACTATCAGAAACTATAAAGGTTTGATATCTGAAGTCAGGGGATACCGCAGATTTATCACTGACAATTATTTACCTGACACATACAATGCGATTACTTATTTTAAGAAATCAGACACTGCTAAACAATTCTTTGAAATTGTACGTGATGTATTTGAGAATTGGGATGAATATAAAGCTATGTTGAAATGTAATCCTGATGAAATTGCAACTACAGATTGGGCGTATGCAATTGCATCGCATATTGTAGGTGTTGAGAAAACACTACTACCAAGCTTTACCGAAATGGGAATGATTCACATGAAGCAATTCATTAATGAACTGCCCACTGAGAATTGGACAGACACATTGCTATACGAGATTACCCCTGATGCACTTAGAGTAAACACATATACACAATCATACCCATTTCACTATCATGTAAAGTCATTTGCTAAACAGTTAAGGAACTATAATGGAAGATAATGAATTAATCGTTCTTTGGGAAGCTCCAAAGATTGTTCCGCCCGAATTTAGGCTATATTATGATGACACAGGTCGTGTAGTGTGTTATACTTGTGAGAAGCTTGATGGAAACTACATAGTTATAGATGCAATGACATTTGCACAGGGTAGACCTGATGTTAGAGTAGTTGATGGGAAGTTATCAACTGTATCCTCTAATCTAGTAGTTTCAAAACTAATTCCCGATACTGATGGAATTAGTTGTTCTGTTGACGATATAAGTATTGTCATAACTGAACCTGATTATCAAGGCACTGTACAGAAATGGAAACTACACACGTATGAACTCAGATGATATTATTGACGTAGCTGATTTAGATTGTATCTATCTCAGCTATGATGAACCGCAGAAAGAAGAATTTTGGCTTAAGATTAAGAACATGGTGCCTTGGGCAAAACGTGTTGATGGAGTCAAGGGCAGTGATGCGGCTCACAAAGCCGCAGGTGAAGCAAGTGATACAGAACGTTTCATTCTAATTGACGGCGACAACATGCCTGACGAAGATTTCTTCAACATTCAATTAGACTTCACTGACAAAGAGCCTTCTTTTAAGAAAGCACAGTTTAGATGGAAAGCTGTTAACAGTATTAACGGCTTGCGTTACGGCAACGGTGGCATGAGTAGTTGGACTAAAACCTACGTTGCTAACATGAAAACACACGAACATCAAACAGAAGGTGATGTGTCACGTATTGCTGATTTCTGTATGGGTGGCAATGATAATTTATATTGGGCTATGTACAATTGTTATAGTACAACATATCCTAACTATACGCCATTTCAAGCATGGCGTGCAGGGTTCCGTGAAGGAGTCAAGATGAGTTTAGACAGGGGTGCTAGACCATCTGTAGAGCAGTTTAAAGAAACTGTAGCAACACGCAACTTAAACAACTTAACTATCTGGCACAATGTGGGTATGGACGCAGAGAATGGACAGTGGGCAATCATGGGTGCTCGTATGGGTACACACATGACTATGCTTACAGACTGGGACCATGCTAATGTTCAATGGTTTGATAACTATATTGAAATGTGGGAAACAGTTAAGAACGAAGACCCATTAGAACTATCAGAATCATATGGCATTGAACTAAGTACAAAACTAGGATTGCCTATGTGTGCGTTAGATAGTGAACAATCAAAGTTCTTTAAACGCCACTACAATAGTGATAAACATAACTTAGATCCACTAGTCACTGAAATGGATGTTATTCGTAGAATTGAAGGCTGGTAATGTCAGAACAAGACAGAATTAAAACAATCAAAATTAAGATAGAGAACGAAGCAACACCTTCATTCTGTCTTGCCAAATGGCATCACGTAACTATGTACTTACAATCAGGTGAGACACATAGTTGTTATCATCCCAAGCCACATAAGATTCCGTTAAGTGAATTGGCTGATAACCCATCAGCATTGCATAATACTTACGAAAAGAAACTTGAACGTAAGATGATGTTAGACGGTGGCAAGCCAGAGGGCTGTCAGTACTGCTGGAACATTGAAGCAATGGGTCCGGACTATATAAGTGATAGGCATATCCGCAACAGTAGCATTTTTACAGAGGAGAGATATGAGCAAACCCTTAAAGGTCCTTGGGATCAAAATATCAACCCTGAATATCTGGAAATCAACTTCGGGAACGAATGTAATTTTAAATGTGGATATTGCCACCCCAAATATTCCACTAGATTCTACAATGAGATTAAAGATCACGGTCCTGTCACTACAGTAACGAATCATCGTTGCGACATTGATTGGATGAAGCTATATCAACGTGAAGAAGAAAATCCTTATGTTGACGCATTTTGGAAATGGTGGCCTGAACTACGCAAGACATTAAACATCATGCGAGTTACTGGTGGTGAGCCTACAATGCACACTAGTACATGGAAATTGTTGAAAGAGATTGAACAAGATCCTATGCCATGGTTAGAACTAAACATCAACAGTAACTTAGGTACAAAGACAGCACTAGTTGAAAAGTTAGCAACATCAGTAAAGACATTATGCGATGATGGTAAGATTCGCAGTTTCAAATTGTTTACTAGCTTAGATACATGGGGACCACGTGCTGAATATATCCGTACCGGATTAGACTTAGAATTGTGGGAAAAGAACTTTCACACATATCTACAGAATACAGACAGCCCGATCACTTTCATGATTACTTTCAATATCTTTAGTGTAACAACATTCAAAGAATTCTTGGGTAAATTCTTAGAATGGCGTAAACAATATGGATGGTATGAAGACAAAGACTCTGACAAACATCGTATTCGTTTTGATACTCCGTACTTGCGTGATCCTATTCAATATGATATGAACATTCTACCTAAAGAAGAATTCATGCCCTATATGCATGATGCATTGAAGTTCATGGAAGAACATGTAGACGACAATAAAGCAGAAGCATTTACTACAATTGAATATGAAAAGTTCAAGCGTGTAGTAGATTACATGGCTGAAACTATGTATCCTGACAGTAAATTGATAGAAGGTCGTAGAGATTTCTACAATTGGTTCAATGAATTAGATGAACGCAGAGATGCAGACATGTTATCAGTGTTCCCCGAGTACATGAATTTTTACCGTCTTTGTCAAGAAGTTAATCAATTAAATCCAAAATGACAAAGAAAATAAAAAAGCTTTCTAAGAAGGCAATACCTAGTAAAGATATATTGACTAACGGTAAGTCATTCTGTATCATCCCGTGGGTTCACTTGCACACTACTCCTAGCGGGGTAGCCGCCCCCTGCTGTATTGCTGAATCGTGTGCTACTGAAGAGGGTGTAGGTAACTCTAGAACACAGTCATTGATGGAAATTGTGAACTCTGATAAGATGAAGGAACTACGTTTGGATATGTTATCAGACGTAAGAAATCCTGAATGTATAAAATGTCATAATCACGAAGATCAAAATGTAGTGAGTTTTCGTAAACATGCAAATAAAGATTATGAAGACTACTTTGATGATGTAATGTCACAAACAATGAGTGACGGATCATTGAAAGAATTCAAGATGCGTTACTTTGACATACGTTTCAGTAACATTTGCAACTTCAAATGCAGAACATGTGGATCAGGATTCAGCACACAATGGGAACAAGAAGATTTAAAGAACAATGTATGGTTTGCCAGAACAATTCCAAAGAATGATAACAAAGACTTTTTGGGTGAAGTTGTAGGGCAAATCGAACACATAGATACTGCATATTTTGCGGGCGGAGAGCCCTTGATTACAGAAGAACATTATGTTATACTTGAAGAAATGATCCGTGAGGGCAGAACGGATATCCAATTAAGGTATAATACTAATTTGAGTAATTTAAAGTTTAAAGACAAAGATTTACTAAGTCTTTGGAGCAAGTTTAAGAAACACATTATGATTTACGCTAGTGTGGATCATTACGGAGATCGTGCTGAATACATTAGAAGTGGTACTGATTGGGGAGTAGTAGAGAACAATTTCTTAACAGCTAAGAAAACACCCTATATACACTTGCAAATGAATACTGTGTTAAGCGTATTCAATTGCTTAACTATACACGAATTCTATCAATATTTGATAGACAAAGAACTATATAAGCCCAATGATAATATCTATAGCTTATATAACATGTCTACCCCTGAACATCTATCATGTCATATCTTGCCCTCAACGTTGAAAGAGCGCGGTAAGTTAAGCATTCAGAATGCTATGAAAGTAATGAGTGACCATAAATTTACTCAGGGTAAAATAAATGAACTAGAAAAGTCAATTGGTTGGATTTACGCAAGAGATACATGGGAAGAACAAAAGACAAAGTTCCAACAAGAATTGATGAGATTAGATAAAATTCGAGGTGAAAGCTTTGAAAGAACATTCCCTGAATTGAGAGAGCTATTACCATTTAACAGAAAAAGATTATTTCCTATATGACAATTAACTTAAACAAAGAATATTTGCTGAATGAAAGCAAAGTGTTTTGTATGTTCCCGTGGATGCACTTGAACGTAACACCAAAGGGAGATATCTACCCATGCTGTTCAAATGATTACACAAAGCCCTACGGAAACACTAAGGAAATGTCATTGAAAGAAGCCTTCAATACTGATAAGATGAAGGAATTACGTTTGGATATGTTAAATGACAGACCAAATTCAATGTGTGATTTCTGCTACAAACACGAAGATTCAGGCCCTCATTCATTCCGTAACTATAGCAAAGAACAATTCAGTAAGCACTTTGATGAAATTGTGCCCACTACATTAGAAGACGGTACAGTCCCTGAATTTAAAATGCACTATTTTGATATTCGCTTTAGTAATATCTGTAACTTCAAATGCAGAACATGTGGCTCTGAATTCAGTAGTCAATGGGGAGCAGAAATGCGAGCCAATCATGATCCAAAACACCCTATTGTAATTCATGCTGATTCAAAGGGTAACTTGTTGAATGAAGTATTAGAACATGTAGAACATATCGACCTAGCGTACTTTGCAGGTGGCGAACCAACACTAACCGAAGAGCATTACATTATGCTTGAGGAAATGATTCGCAAAGGCCGTACTGACATTACATTACGCTACAATACTAACGCTAGTAATATCAAGTTCAAAGACTATGATTTGTTAGACATGTGGAAACACTTTAAGAAGATTGAATTAAGTTGCTCAGTAGATCATTACGGTGAACGTGCTGAATGGTTGCGTAGTGGTACTGATTGGGGCGTTGTTGAAAGTAACTTACTAAAGTTTAGAGACTTAGAATATGTTAGTTTCCAGATGAATACTGTATTCAGTATCTTTAATTATAGCACAATTGGTGAATTCTATCAGTACCTGAAAGATAAGGGAATTGTACGTAGAGAAGACTGGTATCACAGTCTATATCTTGCAGTACATCCTAGCTATTACTGTGCAAAATCATTACCTAAATCATTGAAGATTGAAGCCGCAAGTAAAGCAATGGCATGGGCAAACAATAACACACAAGATGGAACAAGCTTATCACGACTAATCACAGACGCTGTTAACTTTGCATCTAGTAGTGATACCTGGCAAGAAAACAAAGACATTTTCATGCAACACACAGGTTCAATTGATAGAATTAGAAATGAAAGTTTATGGAAAACTTTCCCCGAATTAAATAGCTTGAGAGACTTAACAGAATAATATGCAAGATCCAATCGTAGTAGAAAATTTAGTTAAACACGGAAAGCACTTCTGTGTATTGCCCTGGGTACACTTCCATTCATGGCCTGACGGTCGTGTAATGCCCTGTTGTATTGCTGACAGTAACAAACCAGTTGCTAATATCAACAATAACGAATCCGTTATTCAAATGATGAATAGCGAAGATTACAAAAAGATGCGTACTAGTATGCTTAACGATGAACCCGTCGAAGCATGTAAGCGTTGCTATGACTTAGAATTGATGGGCACATGGACAATGCGCCAAAGTCACAACAAGCGTAGAGGATTAGACTACGTTAAAGACATTAGCGAAACTACAAAAGATGACGGTGAAATCACTGAATTCAAAATGAAGTATATGGATTTGCGCTTCAGTAGCATTTGTAACATGAAATGTCGTAGTTGTGGTCCAGGTTGTTCTAGTCTATGGGCGCAAGAGTTTGTAGACAGAATGGGTACAGACGAATATGAGAAGTATTTTGGTACTAGAAAGATTGTGATTAATGCGTCAGAAGAAATGAGCTTTATGAACAAACTAAAGCCATACTTGAAAGACGTATTAGAAGTATACTTTGCAGGTGGTGAGATTATTATCACACCTGAACACTATGAATGTCTTGACTATTGGATTGAGAACGGGTTGAATGAGCAAATTGAATTAACTTATACAACAAACTTTAGTTCATTGAAATTCAAAGACAAAGACTTGATCGGTTATTGGAAGAAGTTCCCCAAGCTTAAGATTTGGGCTAGCTTAGATGCTGATGGTGACGTAGCAGAATTAATTCGCAAAGGTACTGATTGGGATCGAATTGTAAAGAACATTAGAGCAGTTAAAGAACAAGTTCCTCATGCTGAGTTTCAGATTACTCCTACAATTAGTATATGGAATGTGTTTGACTTCCCTGACTTCTTTGACTATATGTTAGATGAAGGGTTTATTGATACTAAGAGTAGCCCACGATTCAATTTAGCAACTAATCCGTGGTATGCAAATATCATGATTCTACCTAAACACGTTAAGCGTAGACTAACTGAATTGTATCGTATCTATCAGGATCGTTACAAAGACAACCCTGACATTCACAATGGATTCAAAATGATTATCTACAATTTGAATGTGGGTGAAGAAAACAAAGGTGGCATCTTAGAATTCAAGAAATTCAATGATGAATTAGATCAGTTTAGAAAAGAAAAGATAACAGATGTTATCCCAGAACTTAAAGAGGTGTACGAGTGGGCAGAAAGTTAATCGCAATTGAAGCCCCAGAACCGTACATTGCAGTAACATGGCAAGTTAACAACTATTGTAACTTCAAATGCAGTTATTGCAACCCGGGCAATTGGGGAGGAGAGAATCCTAATGATGGTAACTTAGACAAGTACATTGAGAACTTGGGAGTTATCATCAATCGCTATAAAGAAGTAGGGTATAAGAACTTTAAATTCTTCTTTAGTGGTGGAGAACCTACAGCTTGGCGTAACTTTATTCCTATCTGTGAATGGTTAAAACAAGAGATCCCTGATTGTACTCTCGCAGTCAATACTAATCTAAGTCGTCCGTTAGCTTGGTGGCAGAAACATTATCATTTGTTTGATGACATTGTTGCAAGCTTTCACGTTGAATTCAGTAACAAAGAAAAGTATAAAGAAAACAATATCTTCTTATGTGACAAAGTGAACTATCTTTGCACAAAGATGCTGATGCATGAAGAAAGATTCTGGGAGATCGTTGAGTACGGTGAGCATTTGAAAACAGTAATGCCTAATTACGTATTAGAATGGACTCCGTTGTACGATGAATTGAGCGTGAATGCAGGTCCATGGCAGTATAAAGACCCTGAGAAAGAAAAGTTCCTCAATGAACACAACACTGAGATGAACTTTACAGTTGACAAACCCTACAATCCTAGCAAATGCGTAAGCTATAACAGATACGAAGATGATTATGTTTGCCCAACAAACAGTAATGAAATCATTGTAGACCGACAAAACTTCTTTAGTGGGTGGCAATGTAATGTGGGGGATAGTATTTTTATCAACCCTACAGGTCTTGTGAGCTTTGCAAGTTGCGGAATGGGTGGCATTGTAGGGCATATTTTAGAAGATGTAAGCAATATTGGTCCCAAGAAGATTACATGTAGAAAAGAACATTGTATTTGTGGAACTGATATTATCATCCCCAAAGTTATGAGCAATAAATAAATAATGTCTGAAAAAATTAAAGTCGTTTACAGTTGGATAGGACCACGTGGTCCTATGATGAATACAGAGTTGCCAAACATACTGAGTATGGCTGCAGTTGCTACAGGTGCAAATACATCTAGTCACAACTTTTGGGCTGATAACATTTGGCATGTAATATTCAATAACCCTGATGAAAACTATACATTATCGTCATCTATGATGATAGATGATAGAGATACATATATCTTCCCGTTCACATTAACATGGCGTATTCCATTTGAATCATATTTCTTACCTAAATCGGGTATTATGGAATTCTCGCACTGCCCACAGCATATCATTCATCATGTTAGAAATAGCAAAGGATATTTCTTACTAGACATGAGCGCAGAAGCTTATGTTAAGGATCAGCAATTAGATTTGATGCATTCTTACTTTAGATATCACAACGGTATCCCAATGAACAAAATCATATATCTGACAGGGTGTATGAATGCACAAGAATTGTATGATGATTATTGCAACAGACGAGGAATTGATATACATGATAGAATGATTCTATTATCATTCCCTATATCACAAGATGCATTAGCATTGCATTTAGGATCTAATCCACCTGTACCTGAATATGATGTTAACAAGATTCCTGAGAAGTTGTTCCTAACATGGAACAGACGTTATCGCCCGCATCGCACAATGTTGGCTTTAGGATTAGAAAAATTAAATCTTATTGATAGATGTTATGTTAGCATGTGTAAACATGATCCCGAAAATCGTGCTATCACTTTCGATAGTACAGTACATCCAAACATAATGACATATCTCAATCTGTCAAATGAAGACATTGATAGATTTGTAGCTAAGTTGCCGTTAATATTGGACGGCGAAACTAACGTCAATCAGATGTGTCAGGACTTTGATAATGCCGCACGTAATTACTATCAGAATAGCTTAGTAAGTATTGTAACTGAAACGAACTTTGACTTACCTGAACTAACGTTGACAGAAAAGTCATTTAAGCCTAGCAAAGAAAAACATCCGTTTATGATTATGGGTGTTCCTGGATGCTTGAAAGCATTGCGTGATTTTGGATTCAAAACATTTGGGGAGTTCTGGGACGAATCGTATGATGAGATCGGCGATCCTTATATTAGAATGAATGCCATACTAAAGATTTGTGATGATATTAGTAGATGGGACGAGCATAAGATACGTGACTTCAGAACTAAAGTAAAGCCGATATTGGATCATAACTATGAAGCATTAAAAGTAAAGTCTAGTAGAATTGTTTCTAAAAGAATTAAACAAATAATTAACGAAAGATATCCATGAAAAAGATTGTAGTGTGTGGTGCAGGTGGATTCATTGGTACACATTTAGTAGAGAAATTAAAAGAGCAGGGACACTATGTAATTGGTGTCGACCTACATTACCCACTATATGATGAAACTAAAGCTGATGAGTTTATTATCGCTGATTTAAGAGTATATAGTAATGTTGACCACGTTATCCGTAGTGACGTTGATGAGATTTATCAATTAGCCGCTGACATGGGTGGCGCCGGGTATATCTTTACAGGTGAGCATGACGCTGATATCATGCACAATAGCTGCCAGATCAACTTAAACGTATTAGACGTTATGAAGAAGAAGGCTATTAAGAAGGTCTTTTACAGTTCTAGTGCATGTATGTATCCAAGTCACAATCAGGAAGATCCTGATAATCCTCTACTGAGTGAAGACAGCGCATATCCTGCTAATCCAGACAGTGAGTATGGTTGGGAGAAACTATTCAGCGAACGTCTATATCTTACATACGCACGTAACTATAATATTGATGTTCGTATCGCCCGCTTTCACAACATCTTTGGCCCACGTGGGTCATGGAACAATGGTAAAGAGAAAGCCCCTGCCGCATTGTGTCGCAAAGTAGCAATGTGTGAAGAAGGTGGCATCATTGATGTTTGGGGCCCGGGTATACAAACACGATCCTTCTTATTCATTGATGAATGTATTGAGGGTATCCAACGTATCATGGAAAGTAATTGTACAGTCCCAGTTAACTTAGGTAGCACACGTATGATATCAATCAACAATCTAGTATACCTAATTGCAAAGTTAACTAACAAGAATTTATCAATTAGAAACATTGACGGACCGCGCGGCGTTATGGGTCGTAACAGTGACAACAGATTAATAAAAGAAATGATTAATTGGGTTCCTGATGAAGACTTAGAAGCAGGACTAGTAAAAACATATGCCTGGATTAATGAACAGATTACGTTGAATAAACAGGACGTAGAATGACAAGTTGCTATGTGATTCATCATCAACAAGCATACGACAATACATGGGATAAAGAAATCAGTGAGATAAAAACACTAAACCCTGATAGAATTATTCTCGAATGCTTGGAAGAACAAGAATGGAATTACATATTTAGACATTTCTTAGACAACATATTGCCATGGGTTAGAGAACATAACAAAGTAATACAAGTATTAGCGCCCGATATCGGTAATGTTGTGATGGAACATGTAGAAGTTTATCCGACAGTCGGTGTGATGCTAATGCAAGCAAATGATGTTGACAAGTGGATCAAGCAATCACATGATGCGGGTTTGGAAGAAAGATACATAGCTAAAAGATTTCCAAAAGTTCAATTTCCATTGTTGTTTAATTGCTACATTAATAAATATAGCCTTGAAAGAAGGAAGCTTATTGATGCATTATCTAAAGAGAATTTATTAAATGAGGGTATAGTAACTTGTCACTTCACTGCGGGTGAATGGACTCATCATGATGGGTCTAAGATAGTAGACCCGGCTGAACCTGATTTTGAACTACACTCGAAACCCGAATATAGGCCATCAGTATTACCTAGGAATTTCTTCAAAGGGTTCTTTGATATAGTCCCTGAGTCTCGTTACGCCAACAATGAGTTTATGATGACTGAGAAGACTATCAAAAGCATTATTAATTATAAACCCTTTCTAGTATTGTCTTCTAAAGGATATCACAAAGAGTTCTTAGTTAAACGTATGGGGTATCAATTGTATGATGAAATGTTTGACTACAGCTTTGATTCATGTGATAACATTGATGACCGAATTGAAGGCATAGTAGAGAACATAAAAAGACTACGTGACAAATTATCAGGGCCAGCAGAATATGACAATAAATATAACTTAATGGTTGCTCTCTCTAAGAAATTGCATTACAACCGGGCTAAATTTTTTGATATCTTTTATGATCCTGATAAAATAATACCCGAATGTTTACAATTTGTAAGAAAGACAGATGATTATAAATTCTATGGTAATACAGATGGGTTTTTGTTTCATCACATGAAACAAATGAATTGGATTAAATTATGAAAAAATATATTGTAGGTATTGGATGTAGTTGGACACAAGGTGAAGGTGGCTATACTGAACAAGTATGGGAAGAGCATGGTGGCAGAGTCCAAGTCAGAGGGCGTGATGACTATTATCTGAGAAAGATGGAACATGAAAACAGTTGGGTCAATGTACTAGCTAAAGAACATTTTCCAGGATATGAAGCAGTTAATCTAGGGGCACGTGGTATAGGAAATCGTGCGGCAGTACATCAGTTGCATTTCTGTGATAAAATTGACTGGGCTAACAGTGAAGGCTATATCGTATTGATGCTGAGTGGCTTTGAGAGATTTGACTTCTTCCAAGAACATCCATACCGCAACGGTGGACAAGATGACTTTTATAGTGACAATAACTATGTACACTATAAGTGGAGAACAATGTGGCCTGTACCAGACAACGGTGGCCTTGAAGCTCCTTTATGGAATTGCTATGCTAAAATGCTATGGAGCGAACAGTTTGTTGCTAGCGAAGCTATGATGGCGTTACTTGATGCACAGACGTTTGCAAAAGCACATGGCTTTAAGTTGATTGTTGCAAATGCTTTCAATCAACATACACGTGGAGTTAGAACATATCTATCTGAGAATACCGGATCACTTGCTGAAAAGTTTGATTGGAATACATATGTACATGAATCCACAGACTATGTAGCCTTTATGCAACATTTAGTGACGCTAGACGGATTGATGAACCCTAGAGATTGGGGAGCATATCACAACTTCTATAGAGTCAGAGACTGGCCATCTAAATACTTAACTAACTGTGACGGCGCGCATCCTACATTATTGGGATACAAAGAAATTGCTAGTCAGTTAGCAAAATTTATAAAAGAAAAAGATGACAAAGAAAATAGTCAGTTTCGTCAATCCGAATTTTCAACAAGGCCCTAAAGAATTCAATGCGTTCTATCTGCCTTACAGCCCCGCTGTCCTATGGGCATACGTAGCACAATTTGAAAACATTACAGACAATTATGAATTAGGTGAATTCATATGGCGCAGAGATACAATTGAAGAAGCAGTTGAAAGATTAAAAGATCATGCAATTGTAGGGTTCAGTACATACATTTGGAATCGCAGTTACAATACGGTGCTTGCACGTGAATTGAAGAAAGCTAACCCTGATATTCTAATTCTTGCAGGTGGGCCAGAGTATCCCATAGAGAAGCCTAACTTCTTTAAAACATACCCATTCATTGATATATGTGCTAAGTTAGAAGGTGAAAAATCATTCAAGCAGATCCTTGAACACTTCTTATCAGACAAAGACTACAAATCTATTCCAGGATTACTAATTAACGATAACGGGAATACGATTGATACCGGCGATGCTGTACGTATTGACGACTTAGACACGATACCTAGTCCGTATCTAACAGATGTATTTAAAAGTCTCATGGATAAACATCCTGAGATACGATGGAATGCTACGTTAGAAACAAACAGAGGTTGTCCATACGCCTGTACCTTCTGTGACTGGGGTTCGTTAACATACAATAAAGTTAAGAAGTTTAATCTTGAACGTGTGTTTCATGAATTAGAATGGATCGGTAAGAACAAATGTGATTTCGTATCATTGACTGATGCTAACTTTGGAATCTTCCCTGAACGTGATAGCTTGATTGCAGACAAACTAATTGCTGTACAGAAAGAATACGATAATCCCAAAGCATATACAATTGCATGGGCAAAGAATCAAAAGCGTGAAGTTGTAGAGATTGTACGCAAATTGATTTACGAAGGTGGAAGTAAGATGGGTCTTAACCTATCTGTGCAGAGTATGGACGATGATGTATTAGACATTATCAAGCGTAAGAATCTTGAAATGAATAAGATTCAAGAAGTATTTGAACTATGCGAAGAATTTAACATTCCATTGTACACTGAATTGATTCTAGGCTTGCCTGGTGAGTCATTAACAACTTGGAAGCAGAACTTCTACAAACTATTCAAAGCAGGTAATCATACGGGCATTACTGTATACCAAGCACAGTTGTTAGAGAATGCCGAGATGAACTTACTACAGCGTAAATTGTATCGTTTGGAAGGTCGTATTGTATATGATTATCTAGTAGGAACGTACAACGAGCATGAATTGAAAGAGGGTATTGAAGTTATCGTATCTACTAAAGACATGCCCCGTGACGATATGGTTGAAGCTCAAGTGTTTAGTTGGTTTATGAACACATTTCATATTAATGGTATCACTAACTTCATTAGCAGATACTTGTATAAGCAGGGTACTGAGTATGAAGTGTTCTATGGTAAACTATTAGAACATGTACAGCTTGATCCATGGTTTAACAGTGAGATTGAAAGAATCAAAGAACATTATAGACGTTGGACTGACAACGGTTTAATCGACCACGAGCCTATTCAGGGTATGGAGATTCACGGTTGGAATCTAATTCACTCTACAATGATTAACTTGCACGGACAGGGTAAGCACAAGCATGTATTCGAAGTAGTAGAAGAATTCATGCGTGATAACTTTGAACTAGATGAAGATATTTTACAAGAATTACTTACAATTCAAAAGACATTTGTGGTCAATCACAGTAGAATCAGTGAATACCCATTGATTGTTGAATCTAAGCTTGACATTCTAGGATACATTCAACACGATACATCATTGAATACTCCAAGCAAATATGAATTTGACTTCCCCGAAGATAAAACAATGAGTCTGCAAAGATTTTGTGAACAGATATTCTTTGCACGTAGAAGAAACTTTGGTAAAGCTTGGGTAACTAAACAATGATTGACTATACAAAATACAAACGATTCTTTACATTTGGGTGTAGCTTCACTAGTTATATATGGCCAACATGGGCTGACCTTATAAGCAAAGAAATGCCTCAAGCAGAGTTCTTTAATTTAGGAAAGACGGGCGCCGGCAACTTATGTATATCATCCAAAGTAGCCGAAGCTAACAATAGATTTAAATTTACTGACACTGACTTGGTAATGGTTATGTTCTCTAGTTATACCAGAGAAGATAGATGGGTAGAATACGAATGGATGACAAAAGGCAATGTATACGTTAACAATGTCTACACCAATGACTGGGTTAGAAAGTTCGCTGATGAACGTGGGTATTTGATACGTGATGCATCACTAATTGACCTGACTACTAGATACCTAAAATCCTTACCATGTGATTCATATACTATGCTGAGTGTGCCGTTTAAAACAAATGCAGATTCACCTAATAGTGATAGCACTGCCCCGGACGATATACTAGAGGTATATGCAGATACCTTTAATAAGATGGGTCCGTCATTATTTGAATTATCACTTTTTGGGTGGACTACTGATTACAAAAAGTTCTCAGACGGTCACCCTTCTCCTATAAAGTATTACGACTATCTAGAAAAGATAGGAATAACGTTGTCAGAATCAACAAAGCAATATGCATTAGATTCTACCCAAATACTAATTGAAGAAGAATCACGTGCATTAGCGCAAAGTAGGTTTCCCGAACAAGACGCTAATACAACCAAAGGGCAAAAATTAATGTTTTAACTGTTGCGTTATTAACTTAAATAACGTATAATAGTAAAGAATTAAGGAGTGTATTTTTGGATTTCAATTTAAAGTCATTGGCGGTAGACAAAGCCGCCCCCAAAGAAAGACCGACAGAAGACATTGCGGATGCACGCCATCGTAGTATGATGGAAGCTATTGCTCCCTATGCTAAAAAGACGATCCAAAAGAACCTAACTCCGGTCTACGTAGATTACAAAACACGCAAGACTACATTAGCGTTAGTGTTATGTCCTGAGTGGAGCCCGTATATGCCTCCGTTCAGTCTTGCACGACTATCAGGTGTTGCTAAGAGTGCCGGCTATGAAACACACATCATGGACTTGAACGTTAAAGCGTACAATACATATCGTGATGATTGGCAACCAAACAACAAACTACCCTTTAGACTATGGGATCCTTCTAGCTCATGGCATTGGCTAGGTGACACATATCTCAATGATATTCACCCTGTACTAGAACCTATTCTTACAGAAGCTATTGATAAGTTAGTTGAAATGAAGCCTGACGTTGTTGGCTTTAGTGTATATTACATTAGCGAAGAACCCACTAAGTGGATGTGTCAAGAACTCAAACGTAGACTGCCTAATGTAAAGATTGCTGTTGGTGGCCCTAACGTACACAAGAGTTGGTTTAAGATTGAACCGTACTATGACTATGTTGTCGTAGGTGAAGGAGAGCAGAACTTATTAGTCTTGCTAGAAGATGTAGAGAACGGTAACACACGTGATATCCCTCTGATATTGAATCAACCTGAAGACGAACGTATCAACATCAACGGCTTACCTATGCCTGACTATGAAAGTATCGACTTCAATCAGTATGAATTGCCTAACGGCGTTAACTCAGAGATATCACGTGGCTGTACAGCTAAGTGTACATTCTGTGAAGAAACACACTTCTGGAAGTATCGTCAGCGTCAAGCAGTTGACTTGATTGATGAAGTTGAATGGCTATATTATAACAAAGGTACTGACGTTATTTGGTTCATTGATAGTCTTATCAATGGTAACCCTAAAGAATTACGTGCATTTGCAGTAGCACTTAAAGAAAAAGACTTGAAAGTACGATGGACGGGATACGCACGTTGTGATGGTCGTATGAATTTAGAATATCTAAAAGACTTAGCTGATGGTGGCTGTATCATGTTCAACTTTGGATGTGAATCGGGCAGTCAGAAAGTATTAGATGATATGGCTAAGGGTGTTACTATCAAAGAGATGGAACAAAACTTTATTGACTGTAAAGAAGTAGGCATTTGGTGCGCTACTAACTGGATTGTAGGTTTCCCCACAGAAGACTTCCAAGACTATGCAGATACAATGACATTCATCTGGCGTATGCGTAATAACAACATGAACAATGCAGGTCTAGGTGTAGGTTACGGTTTAGGTCCAGAAACAATTGTAGGACAGAATCCTCACAAGTTTAACATTAGTTGGCACAAGTATATGAATCATTGGATCTCTAATGATTTCGCTAAAGGTGGCACACACGTTATGATTCGTGTGAAGACATTTCATATGTTCTTAGACTTCTTCAAAGGATGTACAGAAGTTCCTGTAGGTTATCCTGTACGTTTTGCATTAGAGAAAGAACATTACAAAATTACATTTGACAATCCTGATACTATCAGAGAAATCGAATATGAAAAGTTTGACTATAACATCATCAAAGTAAAGATTAACCCATTCGCTAACACACTAGTTAATGAAATGTGGCCTTTCTTTAGAATGTTGTGGAAGACTCGCGGTGGCTATGAAGCAGAAGTATTGTATAACCCTGAGATTGACTTGAAAGAGTTTGGAAGTCAGTTTGGCCCCGGCATGTTTAATGCTGTATACAAGTTTAAAATTACTGATGACGGTAAGTGGAGTGCTGACTTTGATATCAAGTTCAATCAGAACGTGGAGAATCCATATGATGACCGTGAGCCGCCGCCAGCAGGTCGTAAAGGTCCTTTCTATGCACAAGACTATTCTCGTCTACAGTCAAATACAAGTAAACGTGCTCGTAAGCTTGCTAAGCCTAAGTGGGATGAAGAAGAAGGTCGTAGTGGACAAGACTTTACAGACTTACTTAACGAAGAAGCACACTTGAATGCTAACGTTGACTTCTCATTCAATCATCATTACATTGGTGAAGGTGATTGGGGCAACTATAATGATTATGCAGTTGAAGTATCAAGTGTAACAACTGTCGCATTACCGGAAAAAGAAGCTCAGAAGTACAATGAAGTGGGAGTAATTAAGTTAGACACTATCAAGCGCAAGCGTCCTGCGTTCCCTGTCTAATAGAAAGTGAATATGAAAAAGATAATGTTAATTGCAGGATGTAGTCATACATCTGGATCTGAAATAAATGGCACCGAAGATAGCGAATACAATCGCCAGCATTCGTATGGTAATCAGCTTGCATATAAGCTAGGATATGAACCCATTAACTTTGCTGAGCCAGGCTCAACAAACCCCACAATTGCTAGAAGTATTTTAGAATGGTTCAGTAAAGAATACAAACCAGAAGAAATGAAATTGTTTGTTTTGATTGGATGGACAGAATCTACTCGTATGGAAGTACCTTTTCATAGAACATCATGGTATGATTTTCATAATTCATCACATGATTGGTTCTCTGAGTCAGGTAGAGATTATCTACGAATCAATATGGGTTGGGAAGGTATTGACCCTGAAGAAAAAGAATTGATTCCTGCATATCATAGATTCATGGCTAATAACACTCAGTACCTAGAGATAGTCAGTGCTAACGCAGTGCTACAATTGCAATACTTCTTAAAGATGCACAAAGTTGATTATACAATGTGCAACGTAATGCATATGTTCACTCAGGATAAACATCTTGATTTCTATACTGGCTTAATAGATACCACTAAATATATGAACATGGACGACAATGACCAGTCATTCTATACTAGGTATAAGAGAGATGGGTATACTAATCCTAAAGCTAAGTATTGGCATCATGATGAAATTCCTCATCGTTTATATGCCGAAGAGTTGTTCAGATTCATAGGAGAGAACAAATGTTTATCGTAAGATTTTATAAATATTTGGTACGTGAATATCAGTACCGCAAGCGCATCAAAGAACTACGTAAAAGAGATCCATTCATCTACAAATGAACTATATTGGTATAAGCTCAGGTTTTCATGACGCAGCCTTAAGCGTCATTGATAGTAATGGCAACATCGTGTTCGCTGGTCACAGTGAACGATACAGTAAGCACAAGCACGACAAACATTTGTCAATGGGTCTCGTTGAAGATGCATTGAAATACTGTGATAGTCGTGATGTAGAGATTCATTATTACGAACGTCCGTGGATGAAGTTTCTACGTCAAGTTCGTTCAGGTGAAAAGCCTAAATTAGCAAACTTGTTTGTTAAAGACATTATCGGCACTGGTCTATTGCATAAACTACAAGATGGTCGTGGTGGCAAAGTTCATACACACAATCATCACTTGAGTCATGCGGCAGCAGGGTTCCAAACAAGCCCTTATGATGACGCTACTGTTGTTGTGATTGATGCTATCGGCGAGTTTGATACTATCAGTATTTGGAATGCTTACTACGATAAGAATGGTGTAGCACAATACAAAAAACTATGGGGACAGAAGTATCCAGATAGTATAGGATTATTCTATTCAGCAATGACTGAACGTGTAGGCTTACGTCCATTAGATGAAGAATACATTTTGATGGGTATGGCAGCATATGGCAATGACAAACCATTAAAAGACATGTCTTCTGAGTTAATAGAATCATATAAAGATATTATTTTTAAAGATAATTTACATACCGGCGTATCTTCTAATTTCTTAGAAGGCGTTGATGATATGAGTATCGCCACTAGCGCACAATTGATTGCAGAACAATTAATTACTAACGTTATGAGTAGAGCAAGAAGTTTAAGCAATAGTAAGAATCTTGTATACGGTGGCGGTGTAGCATTAAACTGTCTAGCGAATAGACTTATAGGAGAATATTATGAGAATATTTGGATTATGCCTAATCCTGGTGATGCTGGTTCTAGCCTTGGTGCTGCCTGTCTCGGCTACGGTAAACGTGTTACTTGGAATAATAGCTTTATTGGTCATTGTATTGAAGGCAGCTATCCCACTAATGCTATTCTTGACAGTCTGCTTAGTGATAGGATTGTTGGGGTTGCTAGTGGTAGGGCTGAATTCGGACCGAGAGCACTTGGACATAGAAGCCTACTTGCAGACCCCAGAGGACAAGAAATAAAGGATAAAGTAAATGAAATTAAACGCAGACAGAAGTTCAGACCTTTCGCCCCAGTCATTTTGGAGGAGTATGCTGATGATTATTTTGATATGCCTCGTGGCTTCAGTAATAGCAGGTATATGCAAGTCATCAGTCGTTGTAGGCATCCTGACTTATTTCCTGCTATCGTTCATAATGATGGGACTTCACGTGTTCAGACTGTTCCAAAAGATGGAAGTGGAATCAGAGAACTCCTTGAAAAGTGGTACATCTTGACAGGATGCCCAATGTTGTTAAACACATCACTTAACATACGAGGTGAACCAATGGTCAATGATCGTAGTGACGCTGACAGATTTGAAAAACTTTATAATGTCAAAGTCATTTCATAAGTAATATTATGCTAAGAGATGTATTTTATTACGGACAGAAACCTAACGCCCATCCAAGAGAAAAGTTTGCACAAGACTTAGTTGATGCTAGAAATCAAGCAACAACAGAACACTTTTGGATCATAAACGAATTTTGCGACTATACAAAGTTTGATTGGGACTTTGATTTTGAATTTTTACACGATGACGATGTATGGGCTGAGAGTCATAACAATGTATGGCCTAGTAAATATCAAAAAGATAGTGGCACATGGTTATGTGCAAAAGAATTTAGTGCTATCATAATCTATCGCAATGACGTAGACCCTGTACCCAGAAAAACTGTTTCACATAAACACTGGCAAGTATTATCGCCTATTGACGAAACTAAGTTTGACTTTGGGTGGCATCCTGATCCATCTGACCCTCCGTATATCTACGTTTGGGGCAATCAGTGGTACCCAGGCACAGTAATGCCCACAGTAGAATATCATGTTGATGGTGCAACACAGCGCAAATTTGTTGATACAAGTTTGGCGATACTAGCACAGCAACCTAAAAACTTTGAAGTGTTTGAAGAAGTTGACCACTTTGACTTTAGTTGGGTTCCTAATCCAACTAGCCCACCTTATATCTATGCTTGGGGCAATCAATGGAATGACCCTGAAGATAAAGTTTCAGTGCAGTATGTAGTAGAAGGTGGTACAGAATATAAGTTCATGCATAACAATGCTAGACGCAAACCCTGCATGGACAATTGGGTAGTACCTACTAACGTAGACGTTAGTAACTTTGATTTTAGTTGGGAGCCAAGCCCAGCAGAACCACCGTTCATATACCAGTTCGGCACACAACATCAAAAGACAGGTGGTCCAAGATACATAGTTGAAGATGCAACAGAGGTTAAGTACGTTGACATACTAAAAGCCAAAGCATTACCGTCAACAGAAAATTGGACTCTTCCAAATAATATAGACATTGATAACTTTGATTTTAGTTGGCACCCCGATGATACTAGCCCTCCTTATATCTATTACTTTGCAACACAGTGGGCATTAAGTGGTGGACCTATCTATACAGTACCTGAAGCGACCGAAGTCAAATACGTAGAAGATGTTCAAGCAAAAGCATTACCAAACAAAGCTAATTGGGAAGTGCCTGCATTCATTGATAGTGATAGCTTTGACTTTAGCTGGCACCCATATGTAGAAGATGAGCCTTATATCTATCAATTCGGCACACAATGGCAGAAGACAGGTGGCCCTAAGTATATCACCCCCGGCTCACACAAGAACAGTCCTGTAAAGTATATTGATACACGTATTCTTAAAGCAAAACGTTTACCATCAAAGCAAGGGTTTACTCATGTGAATGGATCGTTAATTGAAGATTTTGATTACTCTTGGCACCCTGACACAACAGAAGAACCATACATATATAAATTCGGAAGTCAATGGTATTCAGCAGAGATACTATCTGCGATTGAATATGTTGTTCCCGGTGCAACACAAGTAAAATATGTAACAGATATTATTGCTACGTTAGCACCCTCTAAACAAAACTGGGTTATTGCAGAAGATGTTGAAGTAGCTAACTTTGACTTTAGTTGGGTGCCTAACCCACATGATCCTCCCTACATTTATCGCTGGGGTAACAAATATGTTAGTAACAAATTCAAGCCCACACTAGAATATCATGTACCCGATGCAACTGATATCAAGTACATGGATGACAATGTGGAAGTATTACCTGAATGGGATCGCTGGCAACTATTTGGCAATGTTGATAAAGAAAGTTTTGATTTCTCATGGAGACCTGATCCACGTGAACCTGCTTATATCTATCGTTGGGGTAACAAATACGTTAGTAACAAGTTTAAACCTACGGTAGAATATCATGTACCAGGAGCAACTGACATTAAGTACATGGATGATAGTGTAGGTGTGCTTCCTGAATGGGATCGTTGGGAAATACCTGATGACATTGATAAACAGAGTTTTGATTTCTCATGGAGACCTGATCCATTAGAAGCTGATCTTATTTGGCAGTTCGGTACACAATGGCAGAAGACAGGTGGACCAAGATATGTAGTTCCTGGCGCCACAGAAGTCAAATACATAGACAAACTAAAAGCTCGCCGCTTACCATCACCCGACAATTGGGAGATGCCGGACAAAGTAAAGATAGCTAAGTTCGATACTAGCTGGCATCCTGATGCTACTGACGGCCCATACATATATCAATTTGGTACTCAGTGGGTTTTGACAGGTGGACCGAGATATGTAGTTCCTGGCGCAACTGAAGTTAAGTTCGTTGAAGAAAATAATGCAATTGCCGCACCAGATCACGCACCTTGGATAACACCTAGTGATATTGATGGCATCAGCTTTGATTACTCTTGGCACCCTCACCCTGATGACCCACCATTCGTCTATCAATTTGGTACACAGTGGCAAAAGACAGGCGGACCTAAATATATTGCTGAAGGTGCGATTGATGGTGAGACTGCTGTAAAATATATTGACACTCGTATTTTGAAATCTAGACGTTTGCCTAGTAGAAACAACTGGGTTATTGAAAATGCAATTGATGTAAGCACATTCGATTTTAGTTGGCACCCGGATGCAAACTCTCCTAAGTATATCTATCAATTCGGTACATTGAGTAATGATACAGATGGCCCACGATACGAAGTACCTGATAATAATGGTGAAATTGTATTCTTAGAACGCACTAAGCTTAAAGATGATGAAGTAGCATTCCCTCACTATTTTATTGAAACTACACTTGATGATTTAGTTAAGAATCATCCTAACGAAGTATTTTGGGCATTAAACCCTGATATTGATTACTCTGCATTTGATTTCAATTGGAGACCTAGTATTGAGCAAGCACGTTATATACACGCATTTGGCTCAGAGGATAACATCAATACACAAACATACTTTGTGTCAGGTCCTATGTGGCATCAAGGCTACAGAGATATCAACTATGTTGAGAAAAAGATAGAAGTTAACTATATCATTGATTTGTTCTTTGTGGATAGAGGTAACAAAGAATCAAACTCTCGCTTTGAGAGATTGAAACAACAATTTGGAAATAGAATACAAAAAACTCGCTACTTGAACAGTTGGGTTGATACAATCAATCGCTGTATCAATCGTTCATCATCTAATCTATGTTGGATACTTAATAGTGAACTAGACTATATTGGTTTTGATTTCAAGTATTATCCTAACCCATGGCAGATGAATATGGTTCATGTATTTGGAACACAGTGGAGTCATTGGGGCACAACCTTCATGGTCAATCGTGAAACGTTTGCAAAAGATACCAAATATGTTAAAATTATTGAACACCTTTCTAATTTGAACTTTGTTAAAGATAGAAATAGTAGAGCCACTAACTGTTTATATGATGTGTTCTTAGTAGATCATGGTAACCGTAGTGTCACTAAGGTATTGAGAACAATTCAAAGTCGTGTATCATCTGATATACCTGTCAATCTTGTAAAGTACACCGATAGTTATTTTGAAACATTTAAAGAACTATTAAAGACACTTCCTGAAAAGAAAGAGCATTACATATGGATATGCTCTAGTGTTTGTGATTATGCTAAATTTGATTTTAGTTATATCTGTGATCCATACGCAAAAGAACAACTGCATGTGTTTCCTAGTGACAAACAGAAGTTTGGTGATACATTCTTAGTTAACGTAAACAAACTACGTGAATTGATAGCAGACATGAGTAAGTTGGAAGAGTATACAAAGATTAATTACAACCAACATCAACGTGTTGCTAGACTACCTGCACCATCTATCATAACTGAAGGTGATACACATGTATCTAGTATCAATACTGACTTTGACTTCCCGTATGCAATCTTTACTGCGAACGACAACACAGACAACGGTATTATTGATGTTGAACCAATGAGCTTATGGTCTCCTGAACACAAGAACATCATTGTTACAACTACGGGTGCAACTAGAATCATTGCACCTAAAGAAGTTAAAGAATATGTTAAGCGTGAATTGTATGATTATCCGTACATCAAGACTAACAGCAAGCTAGGCAAGTCTACTCCAATGGACATTGTGTTCTTATCTAATGGTGAGGCAGGTGCAGACGCTAACTACGAACATTTGTTAAGAGTTACACATGGATTAGCTAATCGTGTTGTTAGAGTAGACGGAGTAAATGGTCGTGTGCAAGCATATCATGCGGCTGCTGATGCAAGCAATACACCTTGGATGTTCACTGTGTTTGCTAAGTTAAAAGTCAGCAACAAGTTTGATTGGAACTGGCAACCTGATAGAATGCAATTACCTAAACATTATGTATTCCACGCTAAAAACCCAGTTAACGGATTGGTCTATGGTCACCAAGCTATGATTGCATATAACAAGAAAATTACATTGAAGAACAACGGTAAGGGTCTTGACTTTACAATGGACGATGAACATGAGATTGTTCCTTTGTTGTCAGGTGTTGCTAATTTTAATACTGATGTTTGGTCTACGTGGCGTACTAGCTTCCGTGAAGTTGTTAAGTTGAAATCCGACACAACAGACGAGAGTAAAGAACGATTGAATGTTTGGATGACAGAGGCGTCAGGTAATCATAGTGAATGGTGTCTACGTGGCGCACAGGATGCTAGTGATTACTTTGATAGTGTAGGCGGTGACTTCTTTGAACTACGTGACAGTTATGAATGGGCATGGTTAAAGAACAGATTCCTGACATTGTATCCTAATGAAACCTGATGTATATATCTGTGGATGTAGCTTCTCTACCGGGGCCTATTGTACTGACACACATGTCGAATATAATACCCCGTATCCAGAACTGTTTTGTATAGATAAAACGCTATCCTTCGAAAATATTGCATTCAATGGATCATCAAATTATGGAATTGCGAAACAAGTTGAATACGCAATTAAACAACAACCTAAATTAATTTTAGTTAACGTTACTACGTCATTGAGATTTGACTGGACTATACCAGAGTCACGATTAGAAGATTTACCTACACTTGCTAATTTTGTATTCAACAACAAATTGAATACATTAGAGCCAGACACAGAAAAATGCGTACACTCGTCTTCTTTGATAACACTAGTCAATGGAAATAAAAATAGAATACTCACTGAATATGTAGCAACATTTGTAGACCCGTGGTTGAAGAGTGATATGGATAGGTTAATAATTTTAGGTATGATACACCAATTGAAGGTATCAAAAATCCCATATCAGATTGTAAATTTTAATTCTGATTATACATTTTCGGCACCCTATGTGCTTGAGTACCCTTATAGTGTGTTCACTAAAAATTTTCCAGTTGCGACAGACCCTAATCACTTTAACAGTGCAGGCCACTTAGCATTATCTAAAGTATTACTAAGTACAATACCCAAAACTATTGACGTTAACTCTGTATAAATATATACTGTAAGTTATTGCTGTATGAAGCAAAGAGAAAAGTGTTCTGGACGCGGGTTCGACTCCCGCCTGGTCCACCAAAAGTGATCTTATGAATGATAAAATGAAAATTTGTGTAGTGTGTGAGAACTACAATGAGCAGAATAAATCCTGTAAGTTGTGTGGGTGCTACATGCCTGCAAAAACATTAGTACCGTTCGTTAAATGCCCCGCAGGCAAATGGTAAGATTATTTCTGATGGGCCAGTCATGGTTTCGACAGGGCAAAGAGTAACAGAGTGGACAGCTCGGGAAAGCAGAACCCGTAGGATTGGTAGAATGATCTGAAGCAAGCTAGTCTTGACAGTAGGATTTTCCGGTCGTAGAAGCAAAAAACCATAAATGCAAACGATTCAGTTTACGCATTGGCTGCTTGATAAAAGCATCCTAGGGTAAGACATACCTAGTAACAGAAACTCAAGAAAGGCTCTTCGGAGCCTTTCCTTTTATAAATATTTTAATGAAAAACTTCTTTTGTCCTGCGCCGTGGCGCTCAATTTATTACCATGTAAACAAGTCTGCGGTGTGTTGCATTAGCTCTAAGAGATTAGACATGTCTCCTAATGAGTTTCTCAAGAGTGATTACTTAGAAAATTTAAAAACTAAATTTTTAAACAATGAGTTTGATGAAACATGCACTGGATGTAAGAGACTAGAAGATGCAGGACTACAAAGCATACGCCAACATATGGTTGCATTGTATGGTGAAGACATAACTCCTAAGATAGATTACATGGAGTTAAGAACTAGCAACTTGTGCAACTTTCAATGTAGGATGTGTAATGCTGATAACAGTTCATTGATTGCAGGTGAAGTTCGTAACATAACAGACAAAGACTGGGACGAGATATTAACTCTATCAGAAAATTTGAAATACTTGACGTTAACTGGTGGCGAACCATTGTTGATTAAACACTACTATCAACTATTAGACCATTTAATAGAGAAGAATAGAACAGACATTGAACTAAGAATATACACAAATGCTAGCGTATACAATCCAGTCTTCATTGAAAAAATGTTAAAGTTTAATACGATTGTAAATCTAAGCATAGATGGAGTAGGAGAAACTGCTAGTACTCAGCGTGTAGGCACTGACTGGAACGTAGTCAATGAAAACATACAAAAGTTTTTAGCCTTACCAGTTAAGGTAAAATTCCATTCTACCTTTACAGTTTTGTCTATAGTAGATGTACATTCATTAGCAGAGTATTTTGCTACGATAGCAAAGACTAACCCGCACTGTGGTTTTTCTGCACATACTGCAATTCTTCCTAAGGACTTAACAATCTATGGTATAGATTCTTCTAGTGCGGTCACTGCAATAGAAAGCATTGACAAGGCATTAGTAATATTGACTGATCCTAGATTTGGACAACTACGTAAGCAACTTATGTCGTACAGAACCATAATTGACAACAAAACCAAAACGTGATATCATGTCGTTATGAAAATTAAATACGCTGTTGATTTCCAAGAACTAGAGTTAAAACGTGAACTAGACTCTGTTGGCTACAACCCTGACTTGAAAAAAATGTACGCTAACATTGCTACTATGGTCACTGAGTTGAGCAAAATGGAAGTGTCTGCACGTAGACTGAATAAAGATACTTACACACAACCGCATGTTGACAAGATCAACCAAGCAATAGATCATTTAGAAAAATTGATTCTGATGGCAAAACTAATGCGATAATTTGACAATAAAACCCATTTGTGCTATACTATTGTTAACTAGTAAATCGGACTACAAAATGGAATTCAAAGTAGAAGGCAGTCGCCGAAACAAAAAGTTCATTGAGGCAATACTACCCTCAATGTTCAAACAATTGAATCTTGAAAATAGTACTAAAGCAGTAGTCATTCGTGTAGCTGATGAATGCGGTACAAATAGTGGTGCAACTATTGACCTCAGTGAAGCTACCGGATGTTACATGGTAATCATCAAACCTCACCGCAATCTTAAAGATATCGGTCTGACACTTGCACATGAAATGGTTCACGTAAAGCAATTGGCCAAGGGCACGTTGAAGAATCGTAAAACAGGGTCTTACGTGTGGGCCGGCAAACGGTACAGTAAAAAAACTGCATACTTAAGTATGCCCTGGGAAATTGAAGCCTTCAGTCGTCAGGAGCTGATTCTACGGCGTGCGATTGAGGAATAAAAATTTGACAATAAATCCAAACTCTGATACAATACTTGTATTGACACTGAAATCAAGGACAAACAAATGGCTCTCACTCCCCTCACTGAACGTCAAAAAACTCTGATTGTTTCCAACGTTCTCAAAGCAGTTAAGAACATTGACAACCTGAACAAGACAGGTTACAACTTTGTTTATCAGTGTTCGGGCTTTATTGCACACTATGACCTGTATGGTTTCATTGCAAGCTACACAGGTGAATCATTGAAGCGTGACCTCATTTCGTATGCAGGTCAAAATCAGTGGAACAACTTTCGTCCCGGTGAACGTGACTATGAGTACATGATGGCAAAGAAGGATGTGTACAACCGCATCGTTGCCCAAATTGTGTAAAATAAATTTGACGATAAATCAAATCTCTGTTACACTACAGTTTCTTTCTTTTTAACACACTTTCATTTTTTTTTTAGGAGCATCAAATGGCATCAGTAGTTTCTGACAATCTGACTATCACCTCAGTCCAAGTTCGCAAAGCACTCTTGACTGCATTCAAAGCAAAACGTCCCGTCTTCTTGTGGGGCCCTCCCGGCATCGGCAAATCTGAGGTTGTTGCAGAAGTTGCGGCAGAACTAAACGGTCCTGTCATTGACTTGCGTATGGCACAGATGGAGCCTACTGACATTCGAGGTATCCCGTATTTTAATAAAGACGTTAACAAGATGGATTGGGCTGAGCCTGTCGATCTGCCTAGCGAAGAATTTGCAAGCAAGCATCCCATCGTTGTTTTGTTTCTTGACGAAATGAACAGTGCGCCACCTGCAGTGCAGGCAGCAGGTTATCAGTTGATTCTGAACCGTCGTGTTGGTAAGTACAACTTGCCTGATAACGTTGTTATTGTTGCGGCAGGTAATCGTGACAGTGACAAAGGTGTTACATATCGTATGCCGATGCCCCTCGCTAATCGTTTCGTTCACGTTGAAATGCGAGCCGATTTTGCTTCTTGGCAAAACTGGGCTGTGAACAAAGGCATTCACAAAGACGTTGTTGGTTACTTGTCTTTCGCTAAACAAGACTTGTACGACTTTGATAGCAAATCTGCATCACGTGCGTTTGCTACCCCACGTAGCTGGTGCTTTGTCTCTGACTTGCTGAATGATGAGGCAAACGTTGACAATGATACATTGTTCAACTTGGTTGCAGGTGCAGTTGGTGAAGGTCTTGCAGTTAAGTTTCAAGCGCACCGCAAGATTGCAGGCAAGATGCCCGAGCCAACTGACATTCTCAGTGGCAAAGTCACTGACTTGTCTGTGAAAGAAATTTCTGCAATGTACTCTCTTACAATTTCTATGTGTTACGAATTGCGTGACTCTATTGAAAACAAGAAAGTCAATAGCAAAGAGTTTCACGTTATGGCAGATAACTTCTTCAACTACATCATGAAGAACTTTGAAACTGAACTGGTTGTTATGGGTGCAAAGATTGCACTGAAAACATACAAGCTCCCGATTGAGCCTTCTCAATTGAAGAACTTTGACGAATTCCACAAGAAGTACGGTAAGTACATCGTGGAGGCAGGTAACTAATCAGTTACTTGTCTTATAGGGTGAGTGTATCATTATGCTCACCCTTTTTTTAATAAGGATTATTATGTCAGGTAAAAAGTATTTCTATGCTCTTGGTCAAAGTGCCCGAGCGAAGGGTTTCACTAAGGATCAAGGTATGACCTTGTACGCTATTGAAGCCGCACAACCTTATGCACGAATTGCATTTGATGCAGGCTACAGAGGATTAAGCCTATGACAGAAAAAAAGAAAATGGAAGTTGTGTTTGCCCCTGGATGCTTTGACAACTTTGATGGTACACAGGAAGAATTGGATCAATTGATTAAAGAGATCCAAGAAGGTGTAGACAACGGAACGTTGTTTGAAAAATCTAGCGCAGTGTCCATTGAATCTTTGCTTGAAGAATTGAGCGAGGAAGAAGTCGAAGGACTATTAAATACACTTGAACTTTTGGAAGACGAGGACCTTACTGACCTTGATCGCCCTAATCGAACATTGCAATAATTTGACAATAAATCACGGCTGTGCTATAATGTTAGTAACAGTTAAGGAGTATACATGAGCGCAGTAATTGACAAATCTAAATCTAAAAAAACACGTAGCGATAAGTTTGAGAAACTTGTCGGACCCACTGATCCCAAAGTTGACCACGATGCACGTGAGCGACTAGTCACCGCACGTATCGGCTTGCTATTGCGTCAATCATTCTTTGGTAATCTCGCAACCCGATTGACTCTTATCAATGCTGATGACTGGTGCTCTACTGCGGCAACTGACGGTCTCAAATTCTATTACAACAGCCGTTTCATTATGATGCTCAAACCCAAAGAGGTTGAGTTTCTTGTGGGTCATGAAGTGTTGCACGTTGTCTACGATCACATGGGTCGCCGAGGCAATCGTGATCCTCAAATCTGGAACATTGCTGATGACTATGCAGTTAACGCAGACTTGAAGCGACACAAAGTTGGTCAATTCATTACTACAGTACCTTGCTTGTACGAACAAAAGTATGACGGCAAAGCGGCTGAGGAAATCTATGATGACCTCATGAAAAACGTTCAAAAGATTGATATCAATAGTCTGATTGACCAGATGATTGACGATCACATGGATGGTGAGGGAGAAGGTGATGGTGACGGTGATGGAGATCAAGAAGGCAAAGGTAAGCGTCCCAAAATGTCTCCTGAAGAACGTGAACGTGTGCGTCAGGAAGTTAAGCAAGCAATTATCAGTGCCGCACAAAGTGCAGAAGCAGGTCAACTGCCCGCAGGTGTCGAACGTCTGATTCGTCAACACACTAACCCAGTCATGCCCTGGCGTGAACTGATTCAGTCAAATTTGACTAGTGCAATTCGTACTGACTTTTCTTGGATGCGCCCTTCACGTAGAAGTTGGCATATGGATGCTATCATGCCCGGCATGACTCCCGGCGAAGAAATTGATGTTGTCGTTGCTATTGACATGAGTGGCTCTATCTCTAACAAGCAAGCACAAGCTTTCTTGGGTGAGATTGGTGGCATGATGGAATCGTTTGATGGATATAAGGTCCATGTATTCTGTTTTGATACTGATATTTACAACCCACAAGATTTCAATAGCGAATCAATGGATACTATTGATGCGTATGAGCCAATGGGCGGTGGTGGTACAGACTTTGATGCTATCTTTGATTACTTGAAGAAAGTAGGCAATGTACCCAAGCGACTTATTTGTTTCACTGACGGCTACCCTTGTGGTAGTTGGGGTGATGCAGATTACTGCGATACGACATGGATCATTCATGGTGATCCTAATCCGAATCCCCCATTCGGTACGTATGCTCTTTATGATGATAAAGGTTAATTATGGAAGCATTGCATACAATTGGCTACGCCGTTCTACTAGCGGCAGTGATCGGAGTACTATACTTATTTGGTAAAGTACTCTGGTCAGGATTCAAAGCCGTTAAACAGAATGATGATTAAGTCTAGTGAAGAAATAATCATTTACGAAAGCCCAGATGGTGGCAAGACAGTCTACTCCCGCAAGTCGGGAGAGCCTGCTTCTTCTCGTACATTACATAGCATTGATCCTGCTTATAAAAGAGAACAAGAATTAACAGCACGTTGGGCTAAATTAAAAGAAGCAGTGATGATGGATGATCCTGTTATTAATGATTACATTGAAAAAATTGAAATACTATTGGAGCTAAAACGATGAAACTAATTGGTCTTAGTCTTGGTGGTTGTTTGCGTAGTCTTATGGTAGGTGAAGTGTCCGAGGATGATGTTGTGTTCATTGTAACTCGCACAAATTGCCCTGAGTTCCACCAATACATTGCTGTAGTTGAGCAGTATCATAAACAAGGAAATCCCTACTCTCGTAATTCTGATAGATACGAATTGAATAATTTCCCACTCGACAAAGTAACTGACTTGGCAATTCGTTTGTGGAACAATGGTAGGATTCATCAACCGCGTATTTTTACAAGTGGGTCTGGAGTAGAGTATACTCACCCTGTTGAGTACGGTGATGGATTGTGGATGGAAATAGTTCCTTCTAATCGTAACACTAATCCTGCGGTTATTGAAGCCTATGAAAAATATAAGATGTTGGATAACTTGACTCGTGATTGAAAATGAAATTAATCCACAAGTATGGTTTGGTAGTAGAGAACTAGACTTTACTCCCAAACACTTTGTTCTCGCCAAGACTAAACTATCAATCGAATCTAAAACTTGGATTTTAAATAAACTTTCGGGTAGATTCTCACTAGTTCAATACACTGACGATTCTACTGACTTTTTTATAACAGGAGACAGTTGTTTTCCTGCATTTGAAGACCCTGCAGAAGCTGTTTTGTACGAATTATACTGGTCGTAAATAAAATTTTTAACTAGCATAAATCTAGTTAAATACTTTCGTAAATCTTAGTAGGAGAATAATATGAGTTTTTTACGACATGTAGGTAAACACGGTGATCGCAAGGTAGCAGTCATTTTTAGAGAGGTCCCGGGCGAACCTCACATGTGTTTAGTTTCATATACCGAAACAATAAATCAGCACATTCACGATCCATTGATTCGTTGCATTGAATCTGATATTGGTCAGAATAGTGAAAATCTAGCTGACGCACTTAATCGCACATACACACAAGATGGTAAGCCCATTTTGCAAACACTTCACTTTGAAGGTCAGTTGAAAAAGGTTCAAACTAACCTTATCGTCATGACACCTCAACCTAACACACGTATTAAGTTAGATGAATTGAATAAGATTCTTAATGAGATGAAACAGGGTGAGGATGCTGTTAAACGACTAGCTGAATTAGATTCTAGCCGCGGATTGCAAGATCCTGCTGACGTTGCACGTAGATTGCGTGGAGACAAAATGCCTCCTGTTACTAACGTATCAGACGGTGCTTTGGGTGATAACGACTTGGCAAACAATTTTAGAGCGCAAGCTGAGAAGATGAATGCCGAGGCTAAAGGCTTGATGGCTGAAGCTCAACGTTTGATGAAGGAAGCGGCTGCTATGGATCCTCCAGTAGTAGAAGCTCCTAAGGCAAAAAGAGCATATAACAAAAAAGCAAAAGTTAGTGCATAATGAGTCCAGAGTTTATTCAGAAGTGGGAACACATTCTTGAAGACGTTGAAAAGCAAAAAGTACCCATACAGTTTATTAAGAAATTAATTATTAAACTGGAGGGTAAAAGACAGCAAACAATCAACATCCAAAAGTTTTTAAGTCAAGGACTTGACCCAGAACAAATAGAAGAAGCAGTTAGTAGAAAGCTAAACGAATTAGATGACCTAGTCACTAGCGTAGAGTTTATATTAGATGTACAAAGTATCGCCGAGACTGTTCAACCGGAGACTGATAGGTTATTGAATAAATTATGAAATTAATTATAGCTTGTGATCCTAAAGGAGGAATAGGCTTTGATGGTAAATTGCCCTGGACTAACCTTCAGGGCGATTTGCCAAGATTCAAGGCATTGACTACTGGTAAAGTCATACTCATGGGAAGAAATACATGGGATAGCTTACCCAAGAAACCGTTACCTAATCGTATCAATGTAGTAGTTACTAGCAAAGACATAGAAGGTATTACTACGTTAACTAGCTTACCGGAAAGAGATACTATGGACTTGAATGATGTGTGGTTAATCGGTGGTGCAAAGTTAATTAATACTAGCTGGCACCTTATTGATGAAATATATCTATCGAGAACATTTACCGAATACACTTGTGATACTTTCGTAGATATAGTAAAATTACAAAACGAGTTCATGTGTTGGTTTAAAGAAGACTATACAGACCACTCGTATGAAATTTGGAAACGAAAATGAAACAATACTTAGAACTACTACAAGATATTTTAGATAACGGGGAACAAAAAGATGACAGAACTGGCGTGGGCACCATTAGTGTTTTTGGACGTAATATTCGCTTTGATTTGCGTGAATCTTTTCCCGCTGTCACTACTAAGAAGCTTGCATGGAAAGCTTGCAAAGGTGAACTTATCTGGTTCATTGAAGGCAGTAGTGATGAGCGTAGACTGGCAGAGATTACCCACGGTAGTACAGAAGGAAAGGTTACTATCTGGACGCCAAATGCGCTTGCACCCTATTGGAAGCCTAAAGCAAAATTCGAGGGCGACCTCGGTCGTGTCTATGGGGTACAATGGCGTCACTGGAACAAAGACCGTGTTGAAAAAGACATGGGCCCAGCGCACAAAGGTGGCACACGCCTCGCAGTGGATAGGACGGAAGTCGACCAACTCAAGAACCTCATTGAGGGCTTGAAGACTGATCCTAATGGACGCAGACACATTCTAAGTGCTTGGAATGTAAGTGAGCTAGATCAAATGGCTTTACCTCCTTGTCATGTTATGTCACAATTTTATGTCAACAAAAATAAAGAACTCTCTTGTCATATGTACCAGCGCAGTGTGGATGTGTTTCTTGGCTTACCTTTTAACATTGCTAGCTATGCGTTACTCACTCATTTAATTGCACAAGTATGTGATTTGAAAGTCGGTGAATTGATTATCTCTACTGGTGATACTCACATTTATAGCGACCATGTTGAACAAGTTAAAGAACAATTGCAACGTGAGCCATTTGCTCTTCCGCAGTTGAAGTTGAATCCTGATATTAAAGATATCAACGGTTTCAAGATGGAAGATATTGAACTAGTAAACTATCAAAGTCATGGCACTATCAAAGCAAATATGGCCGTCTGAAGACGAAGCAAAATCAATCACCTACAAAGTGAAAACACTTAACGTAGGTGATGTTGAAGATCCTGATATATATGTAGGGCAATATATATGGGAGTGGCAAGAAAGTGAAGCTGGTAGATGGATCATGGAAAACTCTAGACCATTGCCAAGTTGGCATCGTAGTGTCGATCATCTGACGTACGGGTACAAATACGATATCAGAGCATATCTTACACCAAAACAAATAACTTATTTTGAATTGAAATACAAATGAACATTTTAGTAACAGGCGGGCTAGGACTTATAGGTCATCATGTAGTTGAACGTCTACAGACTCAGGGTCATATTGTGTCTATCATGGACACACAAACAAACTACGGTATTATCCCACAAGATGAGATTAATTATCTAATTGAAGAACGTAGTAAGAAGATTGACTTGAGTGGTTATTACAAGTATGATATCTGTGATAGCGAAAAAGTCAGCAAAGTTTTTAATATTGAACAGCCAGAGATTGTAATTCACATGGCTAGCTTCCCAAGACAAAAAGTAGTTAATGCAAATCCCGCATGGGGAAGTCGTGTTATGAGTGAAGGGTTGCTCAACTTGTTGGAAGCTAGCAAGAATTACGATGTACGTAAGTTCGTGTATATTAGTTCAAGTATGGTCTACGGAGACTTTACTGATGATGTTACAGAAGATGCCATCTGTAATCCTCAAGGTCAATATGGTATTATGAAATATGCCGGCGAATGGCTTGTTAAAGATTACACACGCAAAGATAATTTAGTTCATACTATCATTCGTCCCAGTGCAGTATACGGTCCACTTGATGTTGAGGATCGTGTCATTGCGAAGTTCATGCTTACAGCAATGCGTGGTGGAGTGTTGAATGTTAACGGTGCTAGCGAAACATTAGACTTTACGTATGTTGAAGATGCCGCAGATGGTATTGTTGCTGCCGCACTCTCTGATAATGCAGACAACAAGACATACAATATCACCAAGTCACATAGCAGAACATTACTTGATGCGGCGAACTTAGCAGTAAAGTATGCAGGCAAAGGAACAATCAATGTCAGAGACAAAGACGCAGACTTCCCAAGTCGTGGTGCATTGAACATTGATGCCGCTCGTAGAGATTTCGGCTACGATCCTAAAGTAGATGTAGAAGAAGGCTTTCAGAAATACTATGACTGGTTGAGTACTAGTGAGTATTGGAAATCTAAAATATGACACTGATACCCATTAAGGTAGAGCCATCGCCGGAACCTAACTATAAAATTATAGAATGGATGCTACATAATGTCTGCAACTATGATTGTAGTTTTTGTAACACTGAGTCCAAGAACGGTTCTATCAGATGGAAAACATTAGAGCAATATAAAAATTACACTGACAAGTTAATTGAAGCATGTAAAGGTAGTCCTGTTTGGTTTCAAATTACAGGTGGTGAGCCAACACTGTTCCCCGAGTTAGCAGAACTGTTACATTATATAAAAAGCAAGGGTGCATATGTTAGCTTGATATCAAATGGTTCACGAACATTGCGTTGGTGGAAAGAACTAAAAGACTCAAAGAGTCTAGACTTTTTGTTTATAACCTGTCATAATGAACAAACATCAGATTATGAACATATATCGCAAATATTAAACTTATTTCATGATGAATCTGTAGAGACAGTGTGTATGATTACACACACAATAAAGTCAGTGGACGAAGCTATAACTGCAAGAAAATACATAGAATCAACGACAGGCACGACTATTTTGTTTAAGGCAATGTTTATTGATTCGTATGATATCTACACAATGTATACGAAAGAGCAACTAGCAGAAGTTCACAAATCCCACTCAGTGGGAATCAATCGTTCAACAAAAGCCTCAGCGGTGTATCCAAAAGAATACAAGATGACTGATTTTTTAAAAGTTACGTATGAAGATCGTTCTACACGTATTGTCAATCCACAAACTCTACTAAAGACACAGCAAAATAACTTTCTAGATTGGGATTGCGCTATAGGAATGAGTACTATGCGAATCTCCGGTAGTGCAGTTTATAGAGGTGTATGCAGGGAAGGTGGGATGCAATTCACGTTAGATGATGATGTTAAGTTTAGTGACGCAATGGTTAAATGTACAAAGTCGCAATGCGTATGTCATACTGATTTAGTAACAACGAAGATAAAATGAAAATTCCACACTTTGGTCTAGCTAGACAATACAAACATATAGGCAAAGAGTTACTTGACGCCACACACCGAGCATTAAAGGATGGTCAGTTAATGAACGGGCATTACACTCGTTCATTTGAAGAATGGTTAAAATACAAGACCAAAACACAATATGCTGTCACCGTACATTCGGGTACACAAGCACTTGAGATTATTGCTAGATATAAAAAGCAAAAGCACCATGTCTCTATGGAAGATAATCCCAAGATTCGCATACCTAATTTTACATACCCTGCAACACTAAACGCATTCTTGACTGCTGGATGGGATGTTGAACTTGCTGATACTGACAAGTATGGTATTATGACCAGCGGTACTAGTCAAGATGGTGGTGTGTATAACTGTGCTATGGGCTTTGCTGGACGCAGACCATGGCCTAATGCAACATATCAAGAAAGCTACGGTGTCATCGTTGATGGGGCACAGCATTGGCTTGAAGCTGGTGGCAACGTTGGTAGTGGTATGGCAATTAGTTTTGATCCTACAAAGAATTTGAACAGTAGTGGCAATGGTGGTGCCATCGTGACGAACGACCATCATTTATATCTGTATGCGGCTAGACACAGAGACAATAACAAACCTGAGTTTCATACAGTAGGTACTAACTCTAGAATGTCCGAACAAGATTGTGCTCACATGATGGTTCGTGTCAATTATATAGATGCTTGGCAACTGCGTAGAAAGCAAATTGCTAGTTACTGGTGTGATAGATTCAGAGAGCTTCCAATAACTTGTTTAAGTGACACAAAGGAACCTCATGCACATCAGAAGTTTGTGATGTATCTACCAGATCGAAATAGTTTACACACTCATTTATTGACTGATGGTATTGATAGTAAGATTCATTATGAATATGTACTAGGTGAGTTGCCTACAGCAAACAATTTGTCAAAGCCTGATCTGTTATCTACCAGTGTAATGTTAAGTCGAGGAGTAATTAGCCTCCCTATATATCCTGAGTTGACTGATGAAGAAGTGGACTATATAGCTGAGAAAGTTACTGAATTTTATGAATAAGACGTTTTGTGTAATGCCATGGATTAACATATCTGTAGATCCTGACGGAAGCATAAAACCATGTTGCATATCTCAGCAACACATCACCAAAGAAAACAAACAAAACTATAATTTAGGGTACGACAAGCTTGATGATATTATAAACTCTCCTGATTACGTTGCTATAAGAAAGAAAATGCTTAGAGGGGAAGAAGTTGCAGGATGTAAACAGTGTTATGCTATAGAGCAATATGGCAAGACAGAGAGCAAAAGAATTATGTTTAACAAGACATGGTTTCCTAAACAAGAGATACGAAAAAAAGTTGTTCAGGGTGCTGTCATTGATAACACAGTGTATGATTTTGATTTGAGGTTCGGTAATATGTGCAACTTATCATGCAAGAGTTGTTCATCTGTAAACTCAAGTCAACTAGAAAAAGAACTGAATGAATTGAACAGCAAAACAAATATTAGTAAATTTTTCTCTATAACATCTTATACTAACATTAATGAATGGTACGAGACAGACACTTTTGAATCCAACATCAAATCTAATTTAGATACGATTAGACAGTTGTATATCACCGGTGGCGAACCTACGATAATAAAAAAGAACCAAGAACTATTAAAGTTTCTCGTAGACAATGGGAAAAGCAAGAATATTAAACTGATCCTAAATTCTAACATGACAAACATTAACCCTGCATTCTACGAACTACTTCCCGAGTTTGAATCAGTGTTGTTCTTTGCAAGCGTGGATGGTTATGGGGAGATACAAGAGTACTTGCGCTATCCTAGTAAATGGACTCAGGTTGACAAACATGTTAAAAAGTTAGTGTCATTGGGCGGGAACATAACAGTGCGTCTGTCCCCTACAGTACAGATCGGCAACCTAAACAAGCTAGTTGACCTGTTTGAATATGCAGAAGACCTTAATAGAACTGCAGGTAAAGCAGTATGTTATATATGGATCAATCTATTGGAGTTCCCCACACATTTGAATATAGTGCACCTGCCTATAGACTATAAAAACAATTGTTGGGAAAGGATTGAATCGTGGATCAGAGACAGTTGCCAGTACCAAGACACTATATTTCATGACAGAATAGCGGCACTGAGAAACAAATGTATGACAGAAACACACGATCCTGAGAAAATCTCAAATTTCTTTGAAATGAATGATATTTTTGATACACATCGGGGACATTTCTTAGATGAAATTAACCCTGAACTAGCCTCACTACGGGCTAAATAACTACATGTGGATATTAACTGTACTGCCGGAATGGGTCACTCACGCAATTTTTAGCGTAGGTGTACTAGGAACTATAGCAGGGTTCATCTTGGGATTCTTACCGTTGGTAAGGGCATATAAACTAGCAATTCAAGTTATTAGCTTGTTAACACTAGTATTCGGTGTCTATCTTGAGGGCGGCTTAGCTGACTATAAAGAGTGGGAACTCAAAGTCGCTGAAATGAAGGCTCAAGTAGCACAAGCAGAAGTTAAAGGTGCTGAAAAGAATGTAGAGATTCAGGAAAAAGTCGTTGAAAAGACGAAAATTATCCGTGAAAAGGGTCGTGATATAATCAAGTACGTAGACCGTGAAGTTGTCAAAAACGAAGAAGTTATTAAGTACGTAGAACAATGCCCTGCTATCCCATCAATCATTATTGAACAACACAATAAGGCGGCCACAAAATGAAATATCTATTAATCGCCCTATTACTTGCAGGCTGTGCGACAACGACAGTTCCTGTAAAACCTACATTCCCTAACCCAACTCCTGAGCTTATGAAGAAGTGCGAGGATTTGCGAAAAATTGAGGGTGACAAAGTGGCAATCACAGAGATGCTAAAAGTCGTAGTCCACAACTATTCACTATATTATGAGTGCTCAACTAAAGTAGATGGTTGGCAAGAATGGTACACTGAACAGAAGAAGATATATGACAACGCAAAATAATAGCATATTATTAGTTTTATGTTTATGTCTTGCAGGGTGTGCATCTACTCACGACTATCAAACGTATGTAGACACTCAAAAGTCGTTGAACAAAGACTATACTATGGCAGAATTAGCACGAATTTCAGCACTGACAGAAATCGTCAAAGAATCACAAGATGTGAGTGTTAGAATTGAAGCTATAAAAGCTTTACAAGAGATTCAACGCAGTAAACGTCCGTTAAAAATAGACAGACCCAAGTCTTGGTTCGAAAGATAAATACTATATAGATCAGGATATTTACGATGGCAACACCAGAAATAATCAATATAGGTACCTTACCCAATGATGGTGAAGGTGACCCGTTACGAACAGCATTTCAGAAGATTAACAACAACTTTGCAGAGATATTCTCTACAGGGGCTTTCACCTATACCGGAGTCACTACTGGTAATACTGCTAATCAAGTTGTCTTTGAGACAGACGCAAACATATTCACTCAGGGTGTTTTCCAGATCAACTCTTATAAACCTGATTCAGCAGATAGTCAAAATATAACATTAAATGCCGCAATAAACAATGGTGCAAACAATGTCAAATTCACTGCCTTTGCAACTACTATGTTTGGCAATTATGTAGTATCTAACTACAATATGGATGTTACAGACGGCAATGTAAGAATTTTAGTCAATCCGAATACAAGTTCTACATTAGAGCATTTTATCTCAGCACAAATCACGTTCAATGAAATAGTAGATACTATGGCATTAGGATTGAATGGTTATGATAGCGGAGATGTATTGGGTACTGAAGATAATTTAGTTATCGTTACTGAGCAACCAGCATAATGAGAGCAAAAGAATTTATAACTGAGCAACGTGCGGCATTGTCTGTGGATATTTCCAGAGCACTACCCGGCACGTATACTATTCCGGGGTTACCCAACAATGACTTCTATAAGCAATATCGTTTTGGTGTAGCACTTGCAGGAGCCCGCGGCCAAATAGAGAGAGTACAAGATAGCATTCCTCCTTATAACTTTGAAAAAGAAACTCCATGGGGCGAGAACATGATTGTTTCATCATATATGGATGGTTATATTGAACAAGACATTGACTATGCAATGAGAGAAGTCGGTGTTGAAGGTGGCAAAGTATTGATAAGCACTAAGAAAAGTGAAGAAGCAACTGATGTTGTTAAACATAGCCCAGTTAAGGCTTTCAAAGGATACAAGAGAAAATGAGAGCCACTGAATTTGTAACTGAAGGTAAAACAGCTAAACCCACAAAACGCCAAAGTTTTGCAACACGAGGTATGCAAAAATTTCGTGACCCTAATGGACTTGACCGTATATATGAGTTAAATCGTATTATGATGGCAGTAGCTTCTACTGATGGAGTATCAATGCCGGACTTAGATTCAGAAACATGGAGTGGACGTTTTAACACAGCACATCCTTATACTGACGTAGAAGCTGATATGCTTAAACTAGCATACAGGGCTGTTGGAAGTGAAATGCATGACTTAAACCACGGTGATAACGAAAGTCAAGAATTACCGGGTACCAATACTCAAAGCACAGTCAAACCCTTCAAGGGATACAAGAGAAAATAATTTCTCATCAGTTGTAGAGAATAAGTAATTTATATAAATTACAGGATTCTCAATGATTGATATTAACAACACACTTGACCTAGTCAAACTCAAATTTTACAACGAATGGTTGTATACTGCCCACATTTATGATGAGGGCGACAGTCCAATGCATCAACATATGACTAGTGAAGTAGTCAAAACATATATTGATCCATTGAACATTCCTAAGAATGCAAAAATAGTTGACTTGGGATGTGGCCCCGGTTACTTCTTAGATGAAATGAAATCTAGGGGTTATACTGATTTAACCGGAGTTACATTAAGCCCGGGTGATGTAGATATATGTGAAAAGAAAGGTCATACAATCAAAAAATATGACTTGACATTCTTACCACAAGATCAAGGCTACCACGATGAATCCACCGACTTCATCTTCTTACGTCACGCACTAGAACATAGTCCATATCCTATCTTTAGCTTAATGGAATACAATCGTATATTGAAACAGTTTGGTAAGATTTATATTGAAGTACCTGCTCCAGATTGTGACAGACGCCATGAGTACAACTTAAATCACTATAGTATTTTAGGACAGAATCAATTGGCTGCACTACTACAGCGCACTGGGTTTGACATTGACAGATTTAATGTAATAGAATTTGACATTAGTATCCCGAACCAAGAGACCGGTGAGCAAGTAACGGTCAAAGAAAAGTACTACTGCATCGTGGCAACAAAACAACGCCCATTAGATATTAAATAATTTAAAATGTCCTTGGTATCTGTAGAGAACTTTAAAAAAGCAAAATACTTATACGTAGTTTACCCCGGGGCAACCGGGGGTAACCATGTGTGTAATATGATAAGCATTTGTGAGGGGTTTGGTCCTAGAGTAAAGAAGCCAAACTACAAAGAATGGATGCTTAAAAAGTATAAACGAGTAAATTATAAAAGTAAGCCACCTAAGTTTGTTAATGCACATGTGGATGACAGTATTCATCACGTTGATAGACTTTATGAATACATTGACAAAGATTATTTACTAAATGCTAACGAAAAGATAGTTATACAAGGTCATATCTTCAACTTTTGGTCCGCAATAAAAAAAGGCGTTTTGAAAGAATTAGGTAATGACTATGTGGGAATCATATTAGATTATCCTAAAGAAGGTTCTATGGCTTATGAGAGGATAAACGTTTATGGGTATGCGAGTCCTCATCGTGATTATACTTTTCCACTTAAAATAGAATACATTGACTTTACTGTAGATATTGCAGAACATAATGGGTTTCATGTTGATACTAGCAAACTGTTTACTGAGAATGGCAGTCACTATTTGCGTGAGTTATTACGTGAAACCTTCGATCTAGAATTGCCCCCGGAAGCAGACGAAATGCATGAAATATGGTTTACGTGGATGAAACACGTAATCACCCCGGAAGTTGTTGAGTTTTGGAAAGATCAATAATACGATAAATACTCTCTAACAAGAGAGTATTTTTTTTATGGCCAATCCACCTCCACCGTATGCAAACATTTCTGGTATTACCAGAACAATAATGAAGGACAATCAGGAAGAGACTATCAGTAACTATGATGGTAATGCTCGTCCCGGAGAACTTGTAGTCGACCAACTAACAGATAATCTTTATATAGGCAATACCAATGGTAATTTGAATTTAGTAGCATTTGGATCAGGTGTAACCAATCCCACATTATTTGATCCGCAGTTTACTGACGCATCGGGTACCGTTGCTGGTGTTACTACCACAGGAACATACACACGGATAGGCCCATTGTGTTATTATCATGTGTACTTAGATTTTTCAACTTGTACTAACTTTGGCACAGGACAATATCGAATCACTCTGCCATTCCCAACAAATCAAACTATGACTATACGTGGTGGCACATTACATCAAACAACCGGTAATTCATTGTATCACATTGCTGGTATTACTGAAAACACAGTCAGTAATGTAGTTCAAAACTTGTATTATAGTGGCAGTACCACAGACTTGGCTTGGAAATATAACACACCAGTTGGTGCTACTACTGTAACTAGCCACTTTGATATTTCAGGTATCTATCAAATAGCGTAATGTTCGATCCTTTTCAACAAGCTAAACTTCAAGGAGCATATTCTAAACTCAGGGATACTAAAATCCCCGAGAAGGATATGACGCTTGATGATTTAAAAAGACTGAGTGGATCAGGCAAGATTACAGGAGAAACAACGGTAACTCCTAACTATGAACTTGCATCCAAGAAAGCTGAATACATGCGTGAGAACAACATTCGTCCCGGTGACAAAGAGTGGTTCAAAGTCATGTTCGCAAAGCCGCATCTTACAGGCGAAAACCCGTTTTCTAAATAGTAGTATTCTATCTACTAAATAAGTGTATGAGTAAGCCATTAAGCAACGCACCTTCCTTAGTGAAGGATCCGTATAAAAAGACAGAATTTAAAACTGATAAGGAATTACAAGACTTTATAAAGTGCTGTGATCCAAATACGGGTTATCTATACTTCATGGATAACTTCTTTATGATTCAGCACCCTACAAAGGGTTCAATGAATTATCACCCATGGGATTATCAAAAACGATTGATTGATACCTATCACAGATATCGTTACTCTATCAGTTTGATGCCTCGACAGTCAGGTAAGTCAACAAGTGCCGCAGGTTATCTGTTATGGTATGCAATGTTTGTGCCAGACAGTACGATTCTTGTTGCGGCGCACAAATACACAGGTGCTCAGGAGATTATGCAACGTATTCGTTATGCATATGAAAACTGCCCCGATCATATTAAAGCAGGTGTAACAACATACAACAAAGGCTCATTAGACTTTGAAAACGGTAGTCGTATCGTATCAGCAACAACTACTGAAAACACTGGTCGTGGTATGTCTATCACACTATTATACCTAGACGAATTTGCATTCGTTCGTCCTAGTATTGCGACAGAGTTCTGGACTGCTATTACTCCTACATTGTCAACTGGTGGTAAAGCGATTATCACAAGTACTCCAAACAGTGACGAGGATCAATTCGCACTGATCTGGAAGGGTGCTAACAAGACAGAAGATGAGTATGGTAACAAGACTGAGCTAGGCATTAATGGCTTCAGATCATATCGTGCATACTGGCACGAACAGCCCGGTAGAGATCAAAAGTGGGCTGATGAAATGAAAGCACAGCTTGGTGAGGATCGTTTCAATCGAGAGATTGGTTGTGAGTTCATTATTGCTGACGAAACACTTATCAATCCTAACACGCTTATTATGTTAGAGGGTAAAGAGCCAACTAACAGAATGGGTCAGATTCGTTGGTATGATAAACCTAAGAAGGGTAATATATATTGTGTTGCATTAGATCCAAGCTTAGGTACAGGTGGTGACCCGGCAGCTATTCAAATCTTTGAAGCAAACACGACAAATCAAATCGGTGAGTGGAAGCACAATAAAACTGATATTCCTAGTCAGATTAAATTATTAGCACAAATTAACAAATACATAGCTGAATGCACAGGTGAGCCATCTAACATATATTACAGTATTGAATGTAACGGTATCGGTGAAGCCGCAATTATATCATTGAATGAGTACGGTGAATCAAACATTCCCGGAGTATTTTTGAGCGAAGCAGGTAAGAATCGTAGAGGGTTCAATACTACTAACAAGAGCAAACTAGCCGCCTGCGCTAAGTTTAAAACACTTGTTGAGAGCAAGAAAATGACAGTTAACAGCTTTGGCTTGATAACAGAATTAAAATCGTTTGTTGCCGCAGGGGGTAGTTATCAAGCAAAGATAGGTGATACTGATGACTTGGTCATGGCCAGCTTGCTTATTGTGCGTATTTTGACTGTTTTGAGCGATTATCACTATAATTTAGAGAGTCATATCAGAGACCACGAAGAATACATTGCACCTCTACCGTTCTTTGCAGTAATTAATTAACCTGCAACCAAGATAAATACATCTATGTCAATCAATTCTGAAGCCCTACAACGAAAATTATACGATCTTTTAGACAATAAAGGGTACAACCCAAAACCAATGGATGCTACAGGGAAAGTTACTCCTGTACCAGAAGAAGCCGCAGTCATTAGATTTGACTTCATCAAAGATGGTGAAAATTACGGCAAAGTCTGGATTTCTATTGACGGATCTAAAAAGCTAAAGATATACTATGGAGATAGTGTATCTAGCAGTCCTAGCGATAACACATCAGGTACACCTTACTCTGATAGTTGGACTGGGTTAATCAGACACCTCAAGAATTGGGCGCAACGTAGACAGTTAAGTTTTGAATTGAGAAACGAAAATCATTTAGAAGCCGACATGGCACAAAGGGAACATATGGACAAGAAAGAAAGAATTTCAGAAGGTTATTACGCAATGGGTAAAAGTGCTAGCTATAGCGATGCAGTACCTTCAGTTAAGATTGTTATTGAACATTCACGTAAGATTGAAGAGGGCGAGCAACGCTATCGCAACATCAATCGTATTTTCGTAGAGAATGCTAACGGTGAACGTTTCTTATTGAATACTACAAAGCCAGGCATTGCACGTGTTTATGCTCGTCACATTGCTGAAGGCGGTACGCCGTATGATGACCGTGGTCAACACATCAAAGGTCTAGTTGAAGAATACAGCAAGATGGCAGGATTTGTTCGTGCTACTCGCAGTGGTCAGTTCAATGAATCAAGTCAAAAGTTAATCGCTGAGGGTGTAAATCATTACAACTCATTGCGTGAAACATTGTCTCGTATGTCAGGCAAGCGCGGTTATGAAGCTTATTTTGAATCATGGACTCCTTCATTGATGGAAGATGACAGTGATACTACTGCTGTTAATGAATTGTTTGTACAAGAAACAGTTGATCCACGTATCGAATCAGCAATGCCAATCTTAGCAAAGTTGTCTAAGAACATTAGTGAGATGGCTGAACTATCTGAACTATCCGAGTGGGCTGATAGCTTGTTAGAAGGCGGAGACGGTGGCGAAGCTAGTGAAGAAACAGACGGCGACACTGAAGGTGATGCAGGAGAAGGCGGTGCTGAAGAAGTTGATGACGACATTACAGAAGCAGCCGGCGCAGAAACATTAGCACACAATGAAAAAACAGAAGCCGGCAATCTAAAAGCATTTGGCTTAGCTGAAGAGGGTGATGGTGGTCAAACTGCTTTAAACCCACAAGGTATTCCTGAAGGAATGTTAGATGGTGGTGACGATGTTGACAGCCCTGTTGCTAGTGCTATTCTACGTAGAATATTAATGCAACGTCTAGACTTGTTATCAAAGTACGGTCCAGAAAAAGTATCTAATGCTATCGGTGATGTTGCTGAATTTGTCGGTGACGTAGATGAAATCGGTTCAAGTGATGTTAGTGGTTGGATCAAGCAAGTTGAAATGAGTCTAGGTGGTATTGATGAAGGTATCATTGACAAGATTAAAGATGTTGGTCAAAAAGCATTAAACACATTAGGTCATGGTAGTGACGAAGACTTATTGAAAGACTTGAAGAAACGTGCAGGTGTTCGTAATCCAGAAAACGGTAAACCTAGCATGGCTCAATCTGATGTTGAAAAAGTAGACGAAGATGAGTTTGCTGGTAACTACGCAACAGGCGAAGCAGGACAATGGCGTAACAAAGGTCCTAAAGCAAACAAGCCTGCTACTATCGGTGACTTAGTTGGTGAGAACTTTATTAACACTGACGCACAAGCTGTTGTTTCAGAAATGGACTCAGAAGGTTATAAAGGCACACGTGACAATGATGATGCTGGTAAAAAACAAACACACTTAGGTCCAAAGCATATGATGAAAGCTAAGGATGCTAGTAAGCAAGCTGAGAAGATTTTGAATAAAGAAATGGACAAATCTCACAATAAAGATGTCAAAGAAGGACAAGACGATCTGGCGGCTATGCTAAGAATCATTAACAGATAAAGGGTAAATAAACCTCACTTAAAACGTGAGGTTTACCACATCTGGCATAAATACTATTGACATTGATGAAAGCATTTGCTATACTTACATCTGTGTTAGACACTAATAGGTAGTGTCGAATATTAAAACGAGACCATCTCAATTTTATTAAGGAAAATATCATGGCATCATTAGCAGAAATTCGTGCTCGTATCGCGGCACAAGAAAACAAGTCAACCGGTAACAACACACCGAAGCAGTCTGACAACTCAATCTACCCACACTGGAACATGGACGAAGGCACTACAGCCGCATTGCGTCTATTGCCTGACGCTGACCCATCTAACCCATACTTCTGGGTTGAACGTCAAATCATCAAGCTTCCATTCAATGGTGTGAAGGGTGATCCTAACATGAAGCGTGTTGAGGTTCAAGTACCTTGCGTGGAAATGTATGATCCAAAAGCACAATGTCCTATTCTTACAGAAGTTCGTCCTTGGTACAAAGACGAAACATTGAAAGAAATGGCAAACAAGTATTGGAAGAAGCGTAGTTACTTGTTCCAAGGCTTTGTACGTCAAAACCCAATCGGTGATGACGCAACACCTGCGAACCCAATTCGCAGATTCATTATCAGTCCACAAATCTTCACTATCATCAAATCTAGTTTGATGGACCCAGAGATGGAAGAATTGCCAACTGACTACCAACGTGGTCTTGATTTGAACATCAAGAAAACAAGTAAAGGTGGTTATGCAGATTATTCTACTAGTAACTGGGCACGTAAAGAAAGTGCGTTGACTGAACAAGAACAACTAGCAATTGAATCACATGGTTTGTATAACCTTGCTGACTTCTTGCCAAAACGCCCTGGCGAAGCAGAATTACGTATCATCAAAGAAATGTTTGATGCGTCTGTTAACGGCGAACCATATGACACTGAACGTTGGGGTGCATATTACAGACCATGGGGTGTTGATGCACCTGCAGGAGCAACAGCGGCTAAACCTACAGCGACTACTGAAACTAGCGCACCCGCGACAGCGCCCGTAGCAGAAACTTCTACTGCACCTTGGGAAGATGAACCTGCACAAGCTAGCCAACCAGTTAAGCTACCTACAGCAACTCCATCAAGCGACAAAGCACAAGACATCCTAGCGATGATTCGTGCTAGACAAGCGAAGTAATTAAAGGGGCTTCGGCCCCTTTAATATTAAGGAGAACAACATGACACTACCAGACGAACGTTACCGTGCCCTAAAGCAAGGTAAAAAACTGTTAGAAGAATTATGCGACCCGGGTAAAACACCTAGGGTACCTGCATTAGTCAGAGATAGAGCAAGAGGTGTATTAAGACATTATCCTAGCGAGTACGAACTAGAACGTATCGCAGATAACTCTCCAGAATACCTTGACAAAATATCGTTCTCTGATAAAATGTATATGAACGTTACACAAAAATAATAGGAGAATAAATTGGCTAAACCATTTGACGTAAGTAAATTTAGAAAAAGCATTACTAAATCTATTGAAGGATTAAGTATTGGCTTTAACGATCCAACTGATTGGATTAGTACAGGCAACTACGCACTGAACTATCTTATCAGTGGTGATTTTAACAAGGGTGTACCCCTAGGTAAGGTTACTGTATTTGCAGGTGAATCAGGCTCTGGTAAGAGTTTCATCTGTTCAGGCAACTTAGTGCGTCACGCACAAGAGCAAGGCATCTATGTAGTTCTGATTGACAGCGAGAATGCATTGGATGAAGCATGGTTAAAAGCATTGGGTGTAAGCACTGACGAAAGCAAATTGTTGAAACTCAACATGGCTATGATTGATGACGTTGCTAAAACAATTAGTGAATTTGTAAAAGAATATAAACAATTACCGGAAACAGATCGACCAAAAGTATTGTTCGTTGTTGACAGTTTAGGTATGTTGTTGACCCCAACTGACGTTAATCAGTTTGAAGCAGGTGATATGAAGGGTGACATGGGTCGTAAGCCTAAAGCACTTGCCGCACTTGTTCGTAACTGTGTTAATATGTTTGGTGATCTAGGCATCGGTATGGTTGCTACTAATCACACATACGCAAGTCAAGACATGTTCGATCCTGATGACAAAGTATCAGGCGGTCAAGGTTTCGTTTACGCATCTAGTATTCTAGTTGCTATGAAGAAATTGAAACTGAAAGAAGACGAAGACGGTAATAAGATTAGTGATGTGCGTGGTATTCGTGCGGCATGTAAGATTATGAAAACTCGTTATGCTAAGCCATTTGAAAGTGTTCAAGTTAAGATTCCTTATGAAACAGGCATGAGTCCATACTCAGGTTTGTTTGATATGATTGAGAAGGCTGAACTTGTTAAGAAGGAAGGTAACTCATTAGTCTATACAACACTTGATGGTGAAGTTATTAAGAAATTCCGCAAAGCATGGGAAGCAAATACAGATGGTTGCTTGGATACTGTAATGGCCGAATATGCTGAAAAATCAAAATCAACGATAAGTACTGTAACACCTGAGGAGGAGGAATCAGTATGAGTTTAGATTTTGTGGCTGAAGTGTGGGACGTTTTAATTTCTCACATTGACTTTAACGATAGAGCCGATGCGGCAGATACATTAGTTAATCTATTGATTGACAATGATTATGAAGCAAGTGATATCAAAGAAGCATTCAGAAAAGACAAAGAAGTAATTACTGCTTTAAAAGAGTATACAGACCAGATTGAAGAAGAATATGAAGAATATGATGATGATACAGAGTCTGATGAAGACGAATGGTGATAAATGAATTGGTATACACGAATCTCTACCGATTTAGCTGTAATACCCGATTTCATTACACACTATGAAGCTGAACTCGTTGACGCAAAAAAGGATGTAAAGGTATACGGCAATGTTGAAAAGAACATTGCCGCTATTCCGGGCATTACCGAACATCGGTTTAATCAATTACAAGAGATAGAAGCTGTTCTAAACTATCTCAACATTAAACTAAGGCAAATTCGCCGAAAACATTTTCAAAAATACCTAGAGGCGTATAATAGAGTATTGACAAGCCGTGATGCTGAAAAGTATGTTGACGGTGAATCAGAAGTCATTGACTTTGAAATTTTAATTAATGAAGTGGCACTGTTGCGTAATCGTTGGCTTGGTATCCTTAAAGGGTTAGAAGCTAAACAATGGCAAATGGGGCATATCGTGCGTTTACGCACTGCTGGAATGGAAGATATCACAATTGGCTAATTGGAATAATATAAATCTGAGTAACATAGCTCCTCAAAAATCTATTAGTATTTCTGGACAAAATGCAACTCCATGGAATACTTCTTTGGGAAGTCTCACGTTGAACACCTTACTAAGTGCGCCACACGGTGAGCATGTAAAAAAGTACGAAGTACTTGAAATTGATGAAGACTTGTTGGCATTAAGTGCTACTTGGAAACGTCTACGTGATACACACAAGAGCGGTGGCCCATACATATCTGTTTCTACATTGTTGGATAAAGAATTATTCAAGTTTGTAACTACTCAAGACCATGCTAAAGCGGCTGAAATTCGTGATTACTACAGTAAGAAAATCATGATGTGGAAATTGAAAGATGTAAGGCTTTCGCAATTCCGAGAAGATATGAATTCATTTATTCATACTAATGGTAAAATGTTTAAAGATAATACAGTACCATTAGCATTTCGTTTACCTGAATTCTATGAATATGACGTTGAGTTTGATACTCTAATATCTGAACATAATAAAGTCATTAATGACAAAACAAAGAGTCAAACTAAAACTCTAAAACTTAAAAAGACCTTTAGTGTTGGTAAAAAATATACAAAAAGAAAAGAATATTGGTTTAGTGATGAAGATAATAATCTAATTACATTTTCATTAACACATGATAATCCTTTAATTTCATTATTAGATAATCAATGCAAAAATCCAATATCATTATCTGGTCTGTATAATATACGACACCGTGATAATAATCAATACTTTCTACTAGAAAAGTATTCATTTTTATAACTTGACAATAAATCCATATGGGCGTACAATAGACTCTTATTCAGTTGAAAGGAGTCTTTGTATGTCTTATGTTGTTTTCAAGCACAATAAAGAGTTTGGTCCTCGCAAAGGTCTTGAGGGCCCTTTTCACTATCCCAACGGTCAAGTGTTGTATTATGACAACAAAGAGGGTGCGTATTACGACCCTCTGACCGACTTCTACGTCCCGGACGAAGACGTTCACCAACTGCAAAACATGATTTTTGACATGCTAAAAAAGGCTTGACAATAAATCGTTTTGGGCTTATAATAGAATCTTAGACAGTTAAGAAAAGGACACGAAATGACTGATTTTGAAGCTAAATGCTATGGTATGACTGAACAAGCTATCCGTGAACAGTACATGGAAAGCACTACTGCTAAATTCGCAGGTCTCGAAATGGTTGTGATGGGCATCTTGTCAGACTGCCAAGAAATGCAAGCCATGAATAATCCTATGATTGCTTCTATGCGTTCAAATGAATACGTTCGTAAACAATTGAATATTGCCAAGTTTATTCTGTCAGAAATGATGGAAGCAAAAGTAGCCTAAAATTTGACAATAAATGGGTATTCTGCTACAATACTTGTATTGACACTGAAATAAAGGAAACAAATGTCTAGCATCGTTCGCATCAAATCTGGTTCTTATCGTAACAGCCCTGTGACAGGTGAAGTGTTCACACTGGTTAAAGGTTATCAACTAGGTACTAAAGGTGGTTTTGTGACAGTAAAAAATGAAGGTCAGTTCCCCGGTCGTCCCGATCAAGTGCGTGTGAACGTTGACAATCAATCGTGTATTGAATTTGTGTCAGGTCGTGACACTGTGAAAGTTGAGACACCTCAGGAATCAGAAACAGAAGCAATGGACCGTATTGCTACTCGTTTCAGTGTGCTTGATGAAATGTCTAAAGCATGTATCAAAGGTGACATTCGTGCTATGATTGTTACAGGTCCTGCAGGTATCGGTAAGTCACACGGTGTGTCGTTGCAAATGGAAAAAGCAAGCTTGTTCGATCAAGTTGCAGGCAAGAAGCCTCGCTTTGAGATTGTCAAAGGTGCTATGTCAGGTATCGGCTTGTTCGCTAAGTTGTACAAATTTTCTGATGCTAAAAACGTTCTCGTTTTCGATGACTGTGATATCTGGGAAGATCAAGACGCTATCAACGTGTTGAAAGGTGCATTGGATTCAGGTAAGACTCGCCGCATCTCTTGGAACAAAGATTCACGTATCTTGCGTGAAGAAGGTATCCCTAACAGTTTCAACTTCAACGGCTCTATCATCTTTATTACAAACAAAACTTTCGATAACAAGAAAGCTAGCAAGATGCAACCTCACTTGGATGCGTTGCAGTCTCGTTGTCACTTTCTGGACCTGACTGTTGATAGTGAGCGTGACAAAATGTTGCGTATCAAGCAAGTTCACCGCGATGCTGATGGTGGTCTGTTTGCTGACTATGATTTCACACAAGAACAGACAGACGAAATTATGTCGTTCATCTGGGACAATCACAACAAATTGCGTGAAGTGTCCTTGCGTATGTGTCTCAAAGTTGCTGACCTCGTTAAGATTTCCGGCAACTGGCGCGAACTTGCTAAAGCAACTTGCATGAAAGGTGCTTGATATGCAAAAGGGTTTTACTCTCATTGAAATGATGGTTGTATGTGTGTTTGTTGCTATTCTAGGATTGATTGCCGCAGGTGCAGTATTCGGAACATCAACAGGAAGTACAATCAGCTATGGTGTAAATGGTATGACGGAAATACGCTGTATTGATGGCTATAGATTTGTGATCGGTCAGCATGGTCAGGCTCGTCAAGTACTTGACGAATTTGGTAAGGGCTCTCGATGTGAGAATCCTAATTTAGGCAAACCGGGTTCATTCGGTAGTCAATAAAGGTTAACCCCTGCAGTGTGCGTAGAGGCAATGTCAATAAGTCCTCTTCGATAAGTTTTTTCATCGTTTCTTTCATTAATCTTTGGGGACTTCGGTCCCCTTTTTTTGCCTTATCATTTGCTTTTGTATACACTTATTAGCTATAATGATTGAATGGTAGATTTAAAATCAAAAGAAGACATATTGTATTTCATGCGTAGTGGGGTACTGAGAGTAAGTCGCAGTGACCTGCGGTTCGTCATGAATTTGCAAACTATGATAACCAGTAAAAAATATGTTACAAGCAACCAAGCTAATCTCTTAGAAAAGATTATTTTAAAATATGAACGACAATTTGCCAAACATGAATTAAATGCAACACACTTGGTATCATTACCTTGGCATGCTGAGATATTAGAAAGCAGTCATTCATACACTGATGCGTTTATAACAATTGACGGCAATCTAATCTACTTTAGATCACCCTACAATAAGCAATTCATAACTGATTTTAAAAATCAGTCATTGAATCTATTCAAGTGGAACAGTGAAATTAAACGATACGAAGGTGAATATAGCACTACTTCATTGAATGTGTTAGCGTCAATAGTTCCTAAATATTTTAACACAGTTAACTACTGTGAAGAAACAACTAGACTACTATCTACTGTAACTCAATACGATTCTACACTATGCTGGGAACCTACACTAGTGTCCATTAATGGCAACTTTTTTATCACCGCAGTAAATTCACATTTAGCAGAAGCTATAAAAGATATTGAATTAAATTGTAGCACTAGGACGTTAGCTACATTAGCTAGCTATGGAATAAAGGTTCACAATTCACTTTTACTTTCTGAGCATGAAATCTTTGCATCTACCTACGCACCTTTAGTAGAAGTAACAGAGATTAATAATCTAGTTGTTTGGCTTAAAGAATTAGGATGCGATTACGTATACATTTCAGGCGGAAATAGCTTATCAAGAATCATCAGGTCCCTAGTCACTGAGTTAAATACTAATAATATTCCACACGGGGTAGTCACCTATAGAGATAGGCCCCTAGACGCAAGCCAATTCAAATTTCCGGTAATAGTAAGATTCACACGAACCGGCAATGTTGACGTTGAACCCAAAAGAATTGCCAAACTAATCACAATGGTAAATTCAGAACCTATAGATATAAAATGAAACAATGTAAATTAATAATACGTGACGAAGTTAACGTCAAGATAGAAGGACTTGAACTTGCAGAGCGTAAAGCACTGATGAAGTTGTTCGAATATGAGAAGCCGGGTGCGAGGTATTTGCCAAGTGTCCGATTAGGTCGTTGGAACGGCAAGGTTAGTTATTTCTCATTGGGTGGTAGCTCGTATGTCAATCTATTGCCTGAGATACTTCCTGTACTAGATCGTGCAGGTTATGATATCGAACTAGAAGACTTGCGTGAATATTCTACTACATTCAATTTTAAAGAAGTAACCGAACAAACATTTGCACATAAAGTTTGGCCTGCAAAGCATCCACAAGAGGGCAAGCCTGTTGTATTGCGTGATTATCAGATTGAAATCATTAACGAGTTCTTACAGAACCCACAATCATTACAAGAGATTGCTACAGGAGCAGGTAAGACATTGATTACTGCGGCACTAAGTGCTTCTATTGAAGACTATGGTCGTAGTATTGTTATCGTTCCTAACAAATCACTTGTTGTTCAAACAGAAGCAGACTATATTAACTTAGGACTTGACGTTGGTGTATACTTCGGTGATCGTAAAGAGTTTGGCAAGACACATACTATTTGTACTTGGCAAAGTCTCGGCAATATGTTAAAGAAAACAAAATCAGACGAAGCAGAAGTGCCAATCGGAGAGTTCTTAGAAGGTGTTGTATGTGTCATGGTTGACGAAGTTCACATGGCTAAAGCAGACGTATTAAAAGAACTATTGACAGGTGTTATGTCGCATATCCCTATTCGATGGGGCTTGACAGGTACGATTCCAAAAGCTGATTTTGAGAAGAAGGCACTGATTGTATCTCTCGGTAATGTGATTAATAAATTATCAGCAAGTACATTACAAGAGATGGGCGTGTTGTCACAGTGTCACGTGAACATCATTCAGTTACAAGACAACGTAGAGTTTACTAACTACCAAAGCGAGTTGAAGCATTTGCTAGAAGACAGCAAACGTTTAGATAAGATTTCGCAACTAATTAATGGTATCAAAGAATCAGGCAACACATTGATTCTTGTTGACCGTGTTGCCGCAGGTAAAGAACTACAGAATAGATTGAGTACATTGTTTAGTGTACTCAAAGATGCACCTGATGTTATCTTTGTATCCGGTGGCACAGACATGAAAGAACGTAAGGAACAATATGATGACGTTGCTACAGCGACTAACAAAATTCTTATCGCAACCTATGGTGTGGCGGCTGTCGGTATTAATATACCTCGTATCTTTAACTTGGTTCTTTTGGAGCCTGGTAAGTCGTTTGTCCGTGTTATTCAATCAATAGGTCGAGGCATTCGTAAAGCAGAAGATAAGGACTTTGTTCAGATTTGGGATGTGACTAGCAACTGCAAGTTTGCAAAACGTCACTTGACCCAAAGAAAAGCTTTCTATAAAGAAGCCAACTATCCATTTGACATTGAAAAACTAAACTATAAGTGATATAATAACAACATGAGAATATTAACATTAGACAATACATTCTACAACCTAGAAACATTACCCGAAGAGATTGATGATCTGCGCTTTGCAATACTAGATAATAGCAATACACAGAATGTAGACTATCATTATATCCCATTGATCTTTTTAGAATCATTTTCAGCTCCTGCTCTTGTATTAAAAATCGGTGATGCTACAATTAAGATGCCAGTCGATTGGCAGATATTGATTGGTGAAAAAGAACACGGTGACTTAGAAACATTACCACTAACAAGTATCAATGACAGGGGATTCAATGCGTTTGAGTTCAACCCATTGACTAGTTTCAGTCCAAGCTTCTTACCAATTGAGATTGTAGATATTTACCATGATGTAACTTGGTATGCTCCTAGACTAAAGAACGGTCAGTTTTTATGTGTACCTATTGATGACAGTCCTAAACCACGATGTGTATACTTTGTTAAAGAAATCAGTCGTAACTGCGAGATTGTAGATTATTCACAGGCATTCTAATGGCAACTAAAAAAGCAACAACCCCTGCAGATGAGAAACTAGAAAAGCAAGACTTCCCGTTGTTTGATGCACTTAATGCGTTAGACAGAAAAGACTATGCATGGTTTGATTCATTGAACGAAGAACAACAAAGAAAGTTTGTAGCGTTCATGATGATTAAGTACATGAGTTACATCAAAGGATCAAGTAGCATTGCAGGATACTACGCTATGAGCACTGATGTTCATGCAAACAAATACTTCTTTAACGAATATGTATCTAAGCATCCTAAGCTTCAATGGTTGATGTTGTGCGCGGCAAGCCCGGGCAAAGGTAAACAATTTCACCCATGGATCCCACAAATTAAAGAAAAAGTTAGTCTGTTAAAAGAGCCTGCAAAAGCCACAGACATTAAAGAATACTTTAAGAAAATATACCCCTCTAGCGTTAGTGATAATGATTTGAAAGAACTTGCGGGTGCATACGTAGAAGAACACAAGCGTAAGATGTATCTTGCAAACAAGTTCCCATCAATGAAAATTGCTGATATAGATTTACTAAGTCAACTGGTTACCGATGAAGAAATTGAACAATACGAAAAAGAATTCGGAAACTGAAACACCTCACTATGGGTGTGAGTTCTGTGGGCGAACGTTTGCACGTGAGTCTACTATTACCAAGCATATTTGTGAATACAAACACAGATGGCTTGAGAAAGACCGTGCTGGCAATCGCATCGGCTTTCAAACTTGGTTGCAGTTTTACATAAAGACTAGCACTAGTAAAAAGAAACGCACGTATGAAGAATTCATCAAATCAGCATATTACACAGCATTTGTTAAGTTCGGCAACTATTGCGTAGAAATTAATGCACTCAATATCAGTAGATTTACTGATTGGTTGCTAAAGAATCAAATCAAGATTGACACATGGTGTACAGATAGCACATACACCAAGTACCTAATTGAGTATTTGCGAATCGAAGACCCACTAGACGCTGTAGCTCGTAGTGTTGAAACAACTATCACATTGGCAGAATCTGCTGGCATCTTGAGTAAAGATGTGTTGCGATACGGTAATTCTAATCGTATCTGTCACAATATTACTATAGGTAAGATCAGTCCTTGGCTATTGTATCATAGCGATAGTGGTAAAAAGTTCTTAGACAATCTCAGTGAGCCTCAGGTTGCTATGGTTATTGATTATATCAATCCTGAGTTGTGGGCTATCAAGTTCAAGCGTGAACTAGAAAATGTCAAGCAAGTTAAAGAGATACTGAATCTCGCGGGGTACTAATGTATTGTTCACTAGCTCATTCGGGAATGAATGTAATTAGTAACGGCAAGATAACACCTTGTTGTGCTATAGCTAGATATACGCCTGAGGAAAAGAACAACAAGCCCCTTAGAGAAAAGTTAAATCATATAAATTTAATACGTGTAAGAGCACAACTTAAAGCAGGTGTATGGCCGTCTGAGTGTTCATCATGCAAACAAGCTGAAAAAATAAACACAGAGTCACTTAGAACAATATTCAATCAATATGCTTCCAGTAGAGGTGTGGATGATACTATGCACACTACACTAGATCCTAAAGATGTGTACTCTGTTCATATCTCAGTTGGAAACAAATGCAATAGCAAATGTATGACCTGCAACCCTGGGTCTAGTAATCTATGGTATGATGAGTGGAAGACTATTTGGGATATGAAAGTTATGATTAGCACAAGCGATCCTATCATAGAAGATCCAAAGCTAGTCAATGAATTGATAACTGAGTTTATCAATTTAAAGAAGATAACGTTCTTAGGTGGTGAACCCACTATCAATAGCAATCACTTAGATTACCTTAAATTACTAATAGAGAACAACAGAAGCAAGGACATTGATCTAGGGTACGTTACTAACCTCACTGGTATAGATGATACTCTGCTAGATGTATGGAGTAACTTTCGCAAGATCAACCTTAGTATCTCATTAGATGCATATGGAGAGAAAAACGACTACATTAGGTATCCTATCAAGTGGACTAAAGTAGAATCAAATCTTAGAAAATTCTTAGACTGGGCTAGTGAAGACAAGATTTCTATAGGTCTTAGTTTAACCCCTAGTGTATTCAACTGTATTCATTTAGCTGAGGTGTTTCAGTATTGGTATGATTTATTAGTTGAGTATAACTTGCCAATGAGTTATGGTGTCGCATTAAACAAAATAACTTATCCTATGTATACAAGTATGCGTATCACATCATTGGAGTATAGACAGCAGGGTATTGATAAGCTAACTAAGCTGAAAGAAACTATAGCCCCTGAGTTCTTTAGTTCAATTGATTATGCAATTGAGATGCTGAACGAACCTATTTTAGATACTGATACGATTAACACCGGTAAACACTTCATAGAACAATCGGACCTGTACCGTAACAAGAGTATCAAAGAAGTAATGCCTGAACTATATAATGAGCTATGGAAAAAACAATAATTAAAATTCCATTTGAACTAACAACAGAAGTCAACAATAACATTGCCAACTGGAATGAAACTTGTGCTAGGGCAATTGAACTATTCGGCTTACCTGGCGAGAGGTATACGTGTAAGTTTAACAAAGACTTTCTTGAGTTTTGGTTCTTTGATGAACAAGATGCATTGATGTTTGAACTATGTTGCGGTTAAAAGCTAGAATTCGCAAGTGGAGAGCCGAGCGAAAACTCAAAAAGAGTGGCTACTTGACATGGAAAGGATATAAACACAATACTGACCCCGGTGTACAAAGATATGCTCGATATGTAGAAGATTTCTATATCGACTATCCGTATGTCTATAGTTGCCCAAACCCAAAGCATTATGCATATCAACTGATAGCCGATTATGGGCCCGCTGGTCAATATTTTGGGTATGAAGAAATGAACGATTGGTGTCACGACAATATAAGGTGGAACTTTCGTTGTGATTGTCATAGAGTTTGGCAGAATCAATGGGGAAAGATGGAGTTGAATGATATCGGAGGACATGATATAATATACTTTGCGTTTAAGCGTGGGCAAGATTTTACTCATTTTTTACTTAGGTGGTCATAGTGGAGCAAGGTAGTTTTAAGTATAGAACAGAAAGCTATTACGGTAGCAAGAAAAAAGTACATACTATATCATGGCATGGTCGAGGAGAAGTTGATACTAGTGAAGTTCGTAATTGGTGTGTTCAGAATTTTGGTAAATCCGGATACCAAGAAGAACACGGTGAGTCACGATGGTTAGATGACACTGATGATGCTACTATTATCTTATGTAAGGATGAGGACTTGACCTTCTTTTTACTTAAATGGACATGAGGCGCATACACTTAGAAGGTCCTACTTGGGAAGACACTAAGCCCGGATGGCACGAAGTTGAGTTGAATCTCAGCGGTCAGATAAATCGCTATCGGGAAATTATGGAATGGCTCTATGATAGAATAGACAAGTGTGAAAGACACTGTAGATGGTTTCAAACTGAGTCTGGCATCAAAGTTAAATTTAGATACGAAAGAGATTACATACTTTTTACGTTAAGATGGTCATGATTGAAGTTAAGCTAACAGATACTACAGTTGAAGAAATGCTAGTCATTGTTAAAGACTTGCGTGACCGCGGGTATATACAACACACTGATTTTGACTTCACATACCATCCGCCCAAATTTGACAACATATCAGGCCATCCTGTGTATAATAGATGCGTAGTATTTAAATTTTATAAAGATGAGGTAGCAACATGGTTCAGTCTAGTATATCCTTAGAAAATGAAATAGCTGATAAAATGGCTAAAACTCTGGCAGAAGAAATTGACTGGGAACTACTAGTTGATATGATGTGTGCAGTAGGCTGGACAAAAGTAGTTATTGGTCGGTTAAAGGATCGCTATCATTCTATTGACATACAAGATTGGCTTACTAATAACTGTAAAGGTCACTATAGACAGCGCGGGAGTATATTCGTGTTTGAAAAAGTAGAAGAAGCTGAATGGTTTAGTTTAAGATGGCTATGATGAAGCTAGTATGGAGTAGAAGCATAGGGTGGAACATTCAATTGCGCGGATACAAAAAGAAAAATATGGATTACACTATTATCAAAGACGGGGCAGACTGCTATCCATGGATAGAATATTTTGCTATTGTGCCCAGAAAAACAATTAGCGGCAATCGCATCTTTTGGCAGAAAGCATATAAGCGTAAAGTGTGGGTAGTATGGGGGACTGGCTTTCATATGGAACCTGAAACTCAATACGCTAACGCATTTGATTTATTGACACACGATGATTAAAATACCTTTACCACATAATCAACTTACTAGTGAACAAGAACAATGGCTTGCAAAGAACATTGGCCCACGACTACACTATCTACACAATAGTATAGGTGGACAAGGCTGGATAGCAAAAAACGAGTGGGACCCAGGCATGGTTACTAAACGTTGGTATCTCACATTAGAAGATGATAAGCTTGCTACTTTCTTTGCAATTAAGTTTTCCTCATAATGGCTACTATACCTCCCTTTCAAGATTACGATGATGATGGTCCAGAAATAGAATTTCGAAAGAACCGATGGAACTACTGGGCGGCATTGAAAGTGATTCGCAAAGAGTATATGCAGGATATGGCTCAGTTAGACGGGCAGTTTGACGCATATGATTTTGAAGACTACATAGAAGCAAACTACGGCATTAAAATGAACATAGTAGATGGAAACATCACTGACGGGTACAAGATTATGGATGAAAAGAAGTACCTAATATTTTTACTTAAATATCAATGAACAGTCCTTTTATATTAAACGATTTATGTGACAACACTTGGTCAGTTACTTGGCCCACTTTTCAAGCATCAAATAGCTATGATAACATGGCAGGTGATATATTGAAATTTGTATTCAGTGAAGTCAAGCCTAATAGAGTTGGTCTAGGAGTAACATTAGATAATTACTTTGAAGCAGATACTTCTATACTATGGGTTGATGACGATGTATATACCACTGATATTACTGCTGAATATTCACAATACTTATATAGGAATTATAAAATATTTGGAGCAGTATTTGAAAAGCAACAAGATGCTGAGAAATTTAAAGAATTAATAGAAAAGAGATATGTATGGCAATTACTCAAGGGATAAACGGAACATTTTTCCCAGCACAAGAATATGAAACAGTAGAACCTATATACTTTAGAAAATTCAAAAAGACTGTATCAGTTGGTGGTGTTTGGGAAGATCGGATATTCTATGAGATAAGTAAGTTCCCCATGGGTAGAAGCAACACTGAGATATGGTTGAGCGAGAAGTATGGTCCACCTAAATACAGTAATACATGGTGGACAACACACAATTCCATATGCATGACTGAAAAGATTTACACCCATTATAAATTACTTGAATAAGTATTGTATGGACATTTTTGAATTAGAGCATATTTTTGTTGTCTTTCAGCCAGGTGCCGCTGGCAACTTCATAGTCTCTCTATTAGAGAAAATATTAAATCGTGATACTAACACTATTAATGTAGGTGAGTCTGGGACCGCACATACATTAATCAATAGAAAAATTGAAGGTACTGATTATTTGTCGTTCGGTACTGAAGTCATAGAGCATGAAGAATTCGATACAGAAGAAGAACGTATTGATTTTTATCTATCTAAAATAAAAACTGAGTATGTACATGTAACTTCCCCACAAATTATATGGACTCATGATTTTACTAATATTCCAATATACAAGCGTTTCTTTCCTAAGGCCAAGATTCTTACTATTACACAAGAGTCTGATGCAGAAAAAATCGCAGTGGTACTATTACATGTTATAAAAAATATACTAGACCTTAATACTATTAATCCGTTAACTGAAAAAAGAATGATTGAAGTACGGAAGATTTGGGATCTCGGCATGAAGATGAAACTAGGAGAAATGCTAGGTGAGGCTAAGGCTAGAACTCTAAACAAAGATAGCAATCTAATTAGATATGTGTCGTTTTCAAGAATGATGTCCTATTATAGATTAAATAATCTAGTAGAAGAAAACAAAAAACAGGTTGACTTAGTTAACACTGTGCTATACCCGGCTAAAGGAATATTGATGCTAGGTAAAATACCTTATACTATAGGTAAAGAATACGCAGAGTACACTGATAACTGTACAAAGTTACCATTTAAATACCTCATGGATAACGACACCGAGTTATTGATAAACTCCTTAAGTCAACTAATAGAATTAGATGATGAACGTATTAAAATTATACTAAGCAACTATGACAACTATAGAAGTGTACAGAATCAAGAAATATTAGAGGATCCTTTGAAATATTATAACAAGATAAAAGAAGAAGGATACAATGAATTAAAACGGTTAGAACTAATTGGGTGAGTCGTGACCGTTATCTATTGCTATTATGTATGATTGCCTGTATAATAGATACATGGCTAATGATATAATGATTGACATTGAGAGTTTGGATACTGCCCCAAACTGTGTTATTTTAACTATTGGTGCAGTACGTTTTGACCCTAGGGGTATGGGTGTAGTTGAGAAACTAGAACTCAGACCTACTATTGAGGATCAAACAGAAATCTATAACAGGAGTATCAACGATGATACAATTAGGTGGTGGTCTACGCAAAGTCCTGCCGCACTTGAAGAAGCAATGGGAGACAATGGACGCCAACCGTTTGCAGAGTGCATGGAGACCCTTTATAAGTTTTGTTGGAACCGTCGTGCTGTTTGGAGCAACGGTGCTCCCTTTGACTTGGTCGTCATGGAAAACGCATGGAGACAAGTTAGTGACAAGCCCAACCCTATCCCTTGGCCCTTCTGGACAATGCGAGATACAAGAACCTTATATGAAATTGCAGGAGTAAAGTTACAGAGTTCTGGCCATGTTACTAGTCACAAGGCGGTAGAAGATGCGGAACGACAAGCTATTGTAGTACAGGAAGCGTATATGAAACTAATGAAAGCAGGATTGGCACAACCACGATGAGACAACGCAGAAGAATTACTACAGATAAAATACATGAAGTATTTGTAACTTTTGATAAACCCACTGAGGAACAAAAGTTCAAGAGGTCTAAAAAATACAAGCAAATAGTTGATTATATAAAAATCAATGACTTCATTCTAGACCACGAATACTACCAATCATTATATGATCCTGAGTGGACTAAAGAAGATTATTTAGAAGAACCTGACTACTACAGATTTTCATTTCTAGTTAAAAAACACGCTAAAGCAGTTGCAAAAGAGTTTGGCTTAGAAATGCAAACCTTTGATACTGAGGGTGAGTGCTGGTGGCATTGGCCGGATAATGATGATCCTGGCGACCCGGGCAATTCATGCATGCCAGATGGAATGAGTTTCGATGAATGTATGGATATTTACGGTGATATTCCTGGGAACAGAGGATGAAATTAGACGCTGACATTGACATTGACTTTGGCGACAGAGATACTTTATTAAAGCTTATCCCTCATACTACTGCGGCTATGCGTAACGTCAAGCCAATGCGTAGACATAATACAGGTGTCTATATCACTGATGTTCCATATGATCCTGTCAATGACATGGCTGCTATTGATTACACCGAAGCAGATAAGCGTGGCTATTTTAAGCTAGACTTGCTTAATGTTCATGTATACGAACAAGTCAATAGTGAAGAACATTTAGTTGAGTTGATGGCTGAACCTGACTGGTCTAAACTAAATGATAAGAAGTTTGTTGAAAAATTAATTCACTTGGGTAATCACTATCAGTCGTTACAAAAGATGCCTGAGCCAGTGAATACTATTCCTCGGCTTGCTATGTTTCTAGCACTGATTCGTCCTGCTAAGAAGCATATGATCGGAAAATCTTGGAAAGAAGTCGCAAAGACTATTTGGGATAAAGAAGCTGACGGCTACAGCTTTAAAAAGAGTCACGCAATTGCATATGCACAATTGGTAGTAGTTCACATGAACCTATTAGTCAAGTCGCTTGACGAGGGTGATACTTCTGCGTTTGCTTCTGCGTTTGCTTAACTCGTTCATACTGCATGCGGGCCCGTGTAGTATTACTAAACTCTTGTTGTTAAATGTTCTGATGTAGGGTTTAAAGATAGCCCAGTCATTCTTCAAAAACAAGTTAATCGGAATCAGTCTATTAGATTCCCACCACCAAACTTCCCCCAATTCTAAGAACTTTTCCTTAATGGAAGCATCCACGATTGCCCCGTAGTCGTAGATGGTAGTGACGACATCATCCCTATTTTGTACAATTCCAACATAGTCTTGATTAGCATAAGAGCAGACTGTTATGAAAGGGTGATTTTCGCTTAGTTTCTTGAAGAATTCGTTTTGTATCATTATTGTAGTTACCCGTTTATTTATCCCCTGGTCCCACTTAAATAAATTAATATTTAATAGACTAAATACAAGATTGAGAACCAATCTATGTATGCAACTTCAGTTTTTATCTATACTCAGCGCCAAATTGTTGTGCTACTATCCGGGTATTCGCCAAGGAGATATATGCCAGTTTACGCCAAACCATTGACACTACACAAAGGTGTCGATAACCAGATTCAATTCCAGTTCCTGAATCAGGAACAAAAGCCTGTGGACATTACAGGCAAAGAAATAACATGCAGAATTATCAACTACACTGGTGGTGAAGTTCTGCTTAGAAAAGCATTAACTTTGCAGTTACCTGCAACGGGCATTGCCGCACTTATTGTAGGCCCGTCAGACTTAGAAAATATTGATGCTCAGAAGTGCTATTATACATTAGAGATTCCTGTAGGAGAATTTGATTATCCTGTATTCGTAGACCAAAATGCGGGCGCTAGAGGTGACATGAACATTGTCAACTCTGTGTTACCATCATTCATTCCTTCTGAGTCTATTTCTATACCAACCGGACAACCTTTCCCTAACTTAGATCCTAATGCAAACGCTAATAGCAATGCACAAACTTATTATTCTAGTGTGATTTCAACCAACGACAATCCAGTGTTGTCTATTCAAGCACAATACACTCAGTATTACGGAAACGTTATCGTTGAAGGGTCTACGATTGTAGACGGTGATTGGTACCCAATCACGACAGCAACATATTCAAATGTATCTGATACAAAAGGATATGTGATACAAGGATATCATCCTTACATAAGGATGCAGTTTGTCAGTAACGTAGGTATAGTGACCAATATATTAGCAAGATAATTGACCTGAAGTGTTGATTATCTAAATAGAACATGCTATAATACACAAGCATGTTTGATATTCTATCTATTATTCCCGGTAAAAAGAAACGAACCCACGGTGGCTGGGTATCTTTTAACGGAATTTGTTGTCATCATCTTGGTCATAGACCTGATCTCAGAATGAGAGGTGGCATACACGTTGATGGTGGTAATTGGACATATCATTGCTTTAACTGTAACTTCAAGTGCGGGTTCACTCTAGGTAAAGCTATTCCCTATAAAGTCAGACAATTATTGACTTGGTGCGGTATTGATGAAAAAGATATCTTACGTTGGAACTTAGAGAGTTTGCAACAGAAAGATTTTATAGACTTCTCAAAGCCTGCGGTACAAATAAATATCAATTTTCAACCAAGACCACTACCCGATGATAGTGAAGATTTAAATTTAGATGACCCTAGGCATCTTAGATACATAGAGTATCTAGAACAACGAGGCATACACTACGACAGCTATCCTTTTAAAGTTACACCCAACAGTACTGGTAAGTACGGTAGTAGAAAAGAACATCGCATCATCGTACCTTATTTTTATAAATCAAAAATAGTAGGGTACACAAGTAGATTCTTAGATAACAAATTACCCAAGTACTTAAATGTTCAGCAACAAGGGTATGTATTTAATATGGATGCTCAACATCATGACTGGAGTGTATGTCTTGTCACTGAGGGTATCTTTGATGCATTGAGTATTGATGGTGTTGCGTTAATGCACGATGATATTAGCAGTGAACAAGCACTGTTGCTAAGTTCTCTTAATAGACAAATTATTGTCGTACCTGATCGTGATGAGACTGGTATGAAGATGTGTGATAAAGCACTAGAGTTGGGTTATCAAGTAAGCTTACCTGATTGGGAGCCGGGAATAAAAGATGTAAATGATGCAGTTAGTAAGTACGGTAAACTGCCTACACTAATGAGCATCTTACAAAGTGCTACAAACAGTAAAATAAAAATAGAAATGCAAAGGAAGAAAATTGGCAAACAAAACGGATTCTAAAAAGCAAATAGAATATACAGTAGAAGTACAAAAGCTATTTTTACGAATGATGTTGACTAACTCAGAGTTATATACACGTGTAGCGAACATCATGAACCCTGCAAACTTTGACAAGTCATTGAGACCTGCAGTTGAAGCATTCAAAGAAAGCACAGAGAAGTATAGTACTATCCCTGACCCACAACTACTAGAAGCTACAACTGGTGTTAAGTTAGAACCTATCCCTGAGTTAAACGAAGGTCATTATGATTGGTTCTTAGATGAGTTCGAAGGCTTCACACGTAGACAAGAACTAGAACGTGCTATTCTAACTGCGGCTGACTTACTTGAGAAAGGTGAGTTTGATCCTGTTGAGAAACTAATTAAAGATGCGGTGCAAATCTCATTGCAACGTGACATGGGTACAGATTACTTTGCTGACCCGGCTGCACGTATTAACAAATACTTTAACGCAGGTGGACAAGTTTCAACGGGCTGGCCACAGATGGACAAACTATTGTATGGTGGTTTCAGTCGAGGTGAATTGAATATCTTTGCAGGTGGTTCAGGATCAGGTAAGTCTCTTGTTATGATGAACATGGCATTGAACTGGTTACAACAAGGTATGAGTGGGGTCTATATCTCACTTGAACTTTCAGAAGAACTAACATCGTTGCGTACTGACGCTATGCTAACCTCAATGAGTACTAAAGAGATTCGTAAAGCAATTGATGATACTGCATTGAAGGTTCGAATGGTCAGTAAAAAGTCTGGGCAGTATCGTGTTAAGGGTATGCCTGCTCAAAGTAACGTTAACGACATTCGTAGTTATTTGAAAGAAGTACAGATTCAGACTGGTATCAAAGTTGACTTTGTTATGGTAGACTATCTTGATTTGGTTATGCCTGTATCTGTCAAGGTCAGTCCTAACGATCAGTTCATTAAAGACAAGTATGTAGCAGAAGAATTGCGTAACTTGGCTAAGGAACTTGGTATCTTGTTAGTTACTGCGTCACAGTTGAATCGTACTGCGGTTGATGAAATCGAATTCGATCATAGTCACATTGCAGGTGGTATTTCAAAGATTAACACAGCGGATAACGTGTTCGGTATCTTCACTAGCCGTAGTATGCGTGAGCGCGGTAAGTATCAGATTCAGTGTATGAAAAGTCGTAGTTCAACGGGTGTCGGTCAGAAGATTGACTTGGAATACAACATCGAAACGATGCGTATCACAGACGAAGATCCTGACGGATATGCAGACCAACAAGCAAAATATGCCCCTAAACCTAGCGGAAACGATATCATGAGTAGAATCAAAGCACAATCAGTAATTTCACATACTATGGATCCCATGATAGACCAAGCTACAGGGGAGATTTTAGAGCCCGTAGCTAAGAAAGTCGTAGCAGACGTTCGTGGTTCAAAGCTTAAAGCTATGCTCAATGACTTAAGTAAATAATTAACTTAAAAGACTAAATACTATTAGGATAGTTATTATGCAAAAACAAACTCGCAGCCTGTTAGAGGAATTAGAAGCTATTGGCAATAACCGTGATACTAATCACATTATTGAGAGCCGAGCCCATAACATTATCACTAGTGCTATTAATCTATTAGAAATGATTAACAAGAACTATGACCAAGATCAAGCTCAAATTCTAGAGAAAAAGCTACTGAGTGCTATCAAAAACAGAGATCAGACTCGTTTTGCAAAGTCATTAAGGAAAAAATCGTGAAATTAAATGAATTCAAAGTAACAAAGAAAAAGCGTGTAGATGAACTCGCATTAAATCAAGTTATCGGTGATTACGGCGCAGCCGCTGCCAAACAGATTGGTAATAGACTATTAGGTCGAGGCGAGGGTAATCTATCTGTTAAAGACAAGATGGCAAAAGACAAGTTCTTGCAAGACTTTATTGGTCGTGCTTCTACTGCATTAGATAGTGCGGTGTCAAGTGGACTAGTTGATCCTAACCTAGGTGGTGCGGCAACTCCGACCCCACCTGAACCAAAAGAGCCAACTCTTAATCCAGAACCTACCCCGGCACCAGGACCTACTCCAACCCCAGGACCTACACCGGGA